AGTCAGATTTAGGGTTTCTTACCAGTATATTGTTTTTTCTATACATTATTTTACTATGCCCGTTTAACAAGGTTTTAGGTATGCTAGAAAATTAACACACCATTGTACCATCTATCTAAAGGTTTTCCACATTTTTGACACACATATTGATACGTACCATCTTGTACTGTTTTTGCCATCTCGTCTATCCCATCAGGGTTTACACATAATAAATTTCCACTTTTAGATAAGTCATCTGGGTCATAATCTGCATACTTCATTTCATTTTCATGACCACAGTGCTGACAAACATGTGCATAATACCATTGGTCAGATTGTTGGTATAATCTATGTATTCCTATACCAGGTGCTGAAGGTGTAGAAAATCTACGAACTACTTTAAAAGGGGAACTAGACATGGCCTCCAATCCAGAAGACTCTGATAATTTAGGCACACGTTCGTATTCATCAAAAACTAAAAAATCTACGTCAACACCTTCTAAAGCCCCTGGCTTACTGCTAGTTCTAAAGAACATACTAGAATTTCTTAGTTTTTTAAAGCCTTGTGAATCTTGTTCCCAATCTACAATAGAGTTAAAATAGGGTTTTTGTAATACTGGATTTAACCTTGATTGTACAAATTTCTTAACTTGGTCTTGGGTATGAAATGTGTACATACACTTTACAGAGGCATAGCTATGTAAATCCGCAAAATGTACCATCTCCATTACTGACATCTCACTTACAATTACTACCGTTAGTTTCCTAATACTTTAACACTTATTTAAAAGTCGGTTTAGACTATATCTTCAATATATAAAAATAATTTTTAATTACGGTTTATATATTGCCTTGCTTTACTTCTATTAACGAAAATTTTTCATCTAAATAACACTTCATTTTTGAATATGAATTTATTTTATAAGTAGGTTCCCATAAGGTATAATTATTCTCTTTAGCAAATTTCTTCTTAATGTTATCATTATTTTGTTGCCTCTTAAATCTATCTTGTGCTAACTCTTTAGATATACCACCAAAAGTCTTTGGCTTAAAATGTTGCTCTCCTTGGTATTCTATTAAAATATTATAATCAGGTAGATAAAAGTCATAAGACAACTGAAAGATATTTACTAACCCTTCGAATTTCTTCTGCTCTTCATACCTAATATTATTTTCCTTTAAGTATGTTTCAATATATTCCTCTCCACGAGACTTTTTACAGTAAGGGCATCCTGAATGGTGTTGGATAATATCTGTATATCTAACCTCAAATGTCTTGTTACAATCTTTATGTAATAATTCTACTTTATTACCTGCTCCATTATAATCTGATACTAACTTATAATTTGACCCTAAATGTTCTTTTATATTACTATCTATTTCCTGAGGTGTTAACCTTTTACTTTGGTAGTAACATTCTATACATCTAGAACGGTACAAAAAATTACCAGGTGATACTTTATATTCCCTACCGCACTTGTTGTGTCTCATAAGTATAGGTGTTGCTCTATTAATGTAATCTTCAAGTACTGTATATTCATCACCTACTAAATCAAAAACTTCTTTTTTATACTGTGTAGTAGTTTTATGCTTAGCTTTATTTCCATTACAATTAGGACATCTTCTACCTTTTAAAAATAGATTAGGTCTCACCCAATACTCAGTATTACATTTATTATGTCTTATTAGTAACTTTTTACTAGACAATTCATATTCAGTTAGTATCGTATATTCTGTACCTACAAGGTTATATACTTCTTTAATAAATTCTTTATGCGTCTTCTTTCTCATAGTAAACCTCTTATTTACGTTAATAGTTTTCTTATCTAGTTCTCACTTACACCCTTTTGTAAGTTACCTAGAAATTTAGTCGTTAGGCATTTAGTTAACCTTACAAGTACATTATAACATGTATTTTATATAAAGTCAACACTTAGCACGGGATTGCCCTCGTCTTTACGTTAGGGGTTTCCCCGTTTAACAAGGTTTTACTTGAACAAAGTTTATCCAAGCTGTCTACTCTTTATTACTGCTTTGTTAGGATGGGTATCGTTTACTATCGTTTTTTACCCTCGGTTTCCCGATATTTATTAGGGGACTAGACTATCTCATACTTTTACTTTTTGGTGTAAAAGCCCTTTTCGTTACGGTTTCCCTCTTATACTGTTCTACACAATTCCATTTAATTGCTTACCAGTAAGTTTAGTCGTTAGGCATTTATCAGTATTAAACTGAATTTAGCACTTGATTGTCCTCGTCTTTACGTTAGGAGTTTCCAAGTTTAGAAAAGGTTTATAGTCCGCATATGTAGTTTACGGACTTGCCAAGGTCTATGCGCTTGCGCTTTACTTCTATCTCTATTTGGAATAGAGAATGTAATAGGATGTCCACGGAGTGTATGATACTTCAGCATATAAGTAGATGGGTTTAACATATTAATAATATGGTCTACTTGTTCTTTTGTTACTTGTTCCGTTTGAAATGTTTCTTGAGTAATCTTTAATAACTCTTTACCATCCAAACATATCACTCCTTCTAAAATGTCTCTGAATTATCATTATTCATTGCTTTTTCTTTATCTGCAATCATATTAGTAATGTCATCTTCTGATAACTCAGATAACTTTTTCATATCTATTTCTCCATCTTCACTGTTTTCAGTGATGATTTCATCGAAAACTTTTTGTTGCTTTCCTGATAGTTGTGGTAAAACACCGCCACCTTCAGTTTGGTCTCCTACAAGCTGTTGCATTTGTGAATATATTACAAATAGTTTGTATAAGTCATTTGGGTCTTTTATCTCTACCTGACCTGCATTAACTTTATTTTGGAAATCAAACATTAAAGTTTGGATACTATTCATAAATCCGTCTTGAATGTACTTAGACTTATCTTCTTGTTCTACTTTCTTCTTTTCCATTCGTCTACGTAATCTTCCTGCCCTACTCATCAAGCTCACCCCTTTCTTTAAGGTTCTTATAGCAGTTAGATACGTTCTTACACATATCTAAGTATACAAGACTTCCGTATTGTATATGTATGTGGTCTTCTTTTGCAAGTACAGTACCATTACTATAATTTATTTTTGACAATTGTTCACCGCATATACAACATATACGACTAGGGCTTGTAATCCTCTTATCATTCTTATTAATAACAGTTACTTTGGTTCCATTCTTCTTAACAAGTCTACGTTTATCTTTTACTTCGTGCTTTTTCATGGTTAACCTTTCGTCTTGCTTTTGCTCTTACTTTTACTTCTTCTTTTGTAGTTCCTTGCTCTTCTGATAACATCTCCTGAAGAACATCTACCTCATTCTTAATTACTTGAACTTCTTTTAATATATAATCTGGTAAAGGGTCTTCTTTTCTTTGTATAAACTTATCATAGTACGTTAAAGCTACGTAAGATATTATAGCACCAAACATAAAGTAAATCATTACAACATTAGGTCTCATCTCGAATATAAGTGACAATACATTGACTATAGATAATATTACTAAAGTTGATATTACTAAAATTAGTATACGTTTTACAATACTATCTAACTTTTCTAGTTTCCGTTTCAAACTTTTATCTCCACCCCTTGCTTTAAGGCATAGTTGTTCACTATATTAATATAATACAATGTTGTCATTCTATGTTATATTAAGTTTTGAATGATATTCATGAAGTAATAGGTGACAATATGTTGGTAACTATAATTGAAATATGTATCGTACTGGTAGCTTTCAGTATTATACTAGTTGGTGTAAGTATAGTTACTCAAAAGTTAATTAATAATATTATATATAGTTTAGGTATTAGGTATCAAGTACTTATTATTTTTGCTATGTATTGTATTTTAATTTTAGGTATCTATATTTTTTATTTAGGGAATTTTATAGGTGTTTTTCTTTATACATTAATAGTAGTGGTGGCTACTTTACTCACTAAATAGTATACCATAAATCCTTAATGTATGCAAGTTTTTTATTAAAAAAATAAAGGAGGTTCGGTATAAAATTGACTAAGCATAAAGATATTCTAAAAGTTGAATTTAAAGATGCCTTAACTCACTTTAAAAGAGATAGGGATACTTTTCACATGTATAGAATAAACAGACTTTTGACTAATGGTTCTATTATATCTTTTGATTACTCTTACTTACCATGTAATGACCCTAGTAAAGTTAAGTGCCGTATAGACCTTCAAGAGTTTGGTGCTATAGATTTCGAGATTGACATAAAAACTTCGTATGGAAAGATTATTACTAAAAATTATACCCAGATTATTGATAAGTTTATAGATAACTTTGATGTATATTCTGAGTCGGCCTACCATTAAGTGGTGATTTACATTGACAAATAATGTAGATGAACTATTTAAAAAAGTTGAATCAATAAGCAATACAATACAAGAAAAAGGGTATATTGACAGTGATACATTTAAGAAGTTAGAAGATGAAGTTGATGAATTGAAGAGTATAGTTGCTACTCTAGATAAAGACTTAGCAGTTAATGTTGAAAGACAGACACCTATTTATATACAGTTAGAATCATTAGATGAAAAAGTAAAAGAGTTAGCTGAAAGTACAAAAGACAAAGATGATAAGAAAAGTGAAAGAGTTGAGAAAGTGTTGTTACTTGTACTTGGTGCTATTGTATCTTTTGTATTTAATAAGTTTACTTAGGTTTAGGAGGAATACATATTGATTAAGTATGTTGAAATAACAATGGCAAGTGGTAAAAAGTATTTTTTAATTGGTACTGAAGATAACCCAGTTTATGATACTGATTTAAATGCATATATGTCTAGTGCAAGGTTATTTAAAGTTTATACTGAAAATAGTTTAACATCTGGTAGAATTTATATAAATCCAAATAGAATTGAAAGTTTCAAATTGTTTTATTAAGACTAGCTGAAAAGTTAGTCTTTTTTATATGTAATTTTTACTAAACCCTTTAGTATCAATGGTTACAGCTATTTTTTAACATGTTTGGAAAATTAAGGTTCCCCTTATATATATTAGTATTAGTATTAGTATTATTATTATTAGTATTAGTATTAGTTATATATATATATTAAGAGAGGTTCTTATTTTCCAAACATGTTTTTTTCTTATTGTAACCCTTGGTATTAAAGGATTTATCAAAAAGTATAACAGAAATTTATCAAAAAGTATTGACTTTCAGAACTAGGTAAGATAAACTAAGGTTAACAAATAAATAGAAAAGGAATTGATAAAAATGAAAAAGCAAGTTTATGTAATCTCAAATTTAGTATGTGAAGAATGTGGTTCAAGTTTTAAATTACCAAGAAAAAGAGCAAAAAGAAGAGAAGAAGGGCATATTAAACATATGCATTGTGTCAAATGTAATAAAATCACTGCTCATGTAGAGGATAATAGAAGTGATGCTGAAAAATATTGGGACTCACTTCAAGAAGAATTACAAAATAAGTAGAAAGTTCTGACTTTACCTATTTAAGTTAAAATAAGAAATAAGGACATCACAAATGTGGTTACCCTTACAAACTAGAAAAACAAAATTTAATAAATTCAAAAAAATTATTAAATTAACTTGACACAGGATTTTATTTATGTTATACTTTATATATATATATATATAAATAAATGACCCCTTACACAACTAGGTCTTTTTACTACTTTTTTACCCTAGTATAAAAAAATTATAAAAAGTTTTTGATTTTTCTTGACTGAGTTTTAGAAGTGTGTTATATTATACTTACAACTTAATACAATTAAATATCATAACATAGTGACTGAAGTTTAACAGTGTGGTGGCTGTAAAGTGTGAAAATGTCACAGGGTATTAAACCTACGTGAGAACTTAGGAAATACCCTTTGAGTATTATTGAATACGAGGTGGATTGTTCAGCTCTATGTATAAAGGGATATAAGGTATGGTATCCGTCAGGTGTAATCCTTATATGGGAATTTAGTGGTTTCCTATATAAGTACACTACTAAAGCACTTTTGTAGTTGGAGCATGGAAACATGTTTGATAATGAATGATACCAGTACAAGTAGCACAAATCTACAATAAAGATAAACAATCAATATTATATATACATTTGGTTAGGCTAATTCTTCGTACCGTGTGAACGTTGGTAGGTAATAGACCCTACCCCTATATTGCTTATGCTTCTGTAAGTGGACTACGAGGTCGCTCCCGTATAGAACTTACTAGAACTAGGTAACCTAACAATATTTCTTTATACATAGTTCCGTGTGAGAACGGCTATGTTATGATATTTAATTGTATTAACTTACAATATTATAGTCATTGCGGAAGAATTTTTTCATATATTTCTCCTTTCTTTCATTAAAACCCTCCTGATTTTATGATAGTACGCAATGACTATATTTTAATAAAAAGGAAATGATTATTTATGGCTAGTCAAAAACAAATTTATTTTACTCAAAGTTTAGTAGGTAAAGCATTACTAGAAGATAAGCTATCTACTAAAGAAGAATTATGGGAAAAGCTAGAACTATTACCAGAAACAAAACTAGAAGACCTAGATAATAAACAAATGTCTCAAGTTATTAATACATTAAAAGAACTTTAATATATAATTAAAACGTCTAATCTTGTTATATTAGAAATGTAAAAAATATAACAAGAAAGGGCGTTTTTTATTTTGGATAAAAAAGATAAAACACCTACAGTTGTTGGTGGAATTAACTTAAGTACCCGTTTTAAAAGTAAAACGTTTTGGGTAGCTACTGTATCTGCACTAGCAGTATTTACCAATCAATTAACAGGTGCTTTTGGTTTAGACTATTCTAGTCAAGTAGAGCAAGGTGTTAATATTGTTGGTTCTATCTTAACACTGCTTGCAGGTTTAGGTATTTTAGTAGATAACAATACTAAAGGTATTAAAGATAGTGTTATTGTTCAAACAGATTACCATGAACCACGTGATTCTAAAGACCCAGAAAAAGCATTGACTTGGGAACATAATAAAGTTGAGGACAATGTGGTTGACAATACTAAAACTCCTAAGGAATATGGTACTGATGAAGACTTTTCAGATGTAGACCCTCATGTATATGATGCGGACGAAGAGCCTTTTAAAGACCAAGCTAAACCTTATGGTGTCAACTGGGATGAGACAGTAGATACGACTAAAAATATAGACACTAAAGAGGAGGGAGTTATTGATGAAAACCCTGAAACAAGCAGAGTCCTACATTAAGAGTAAAGTAAATACAGGAACTGATTTTGATGGTTTATATGGGTATCAGTGTATGGACTTAGCAGTAGATTATATTTACCATGTAACAGATGGTAAAATAAGAATGTGGGGTAATGCTAAGGATGCGATAAATAACTCTTTTGGTGGTACTGCTACGGTATATAAAAACTACCCTGCTTTTAGACCTAAGTACGGTGATGTAGTCGTATGGACTACTGGTAATTTTGCAACTTATGGTCATATCGCAATAGTTACTAACCCTGACCCTTATGGAGACCTTCAATATGTTACAGTTCTTGAACAAAACTGGAACGGTAACGGGATTTATAAAACCGAGTTAGCTACAATCAGAACACACGATTACACAGGAATTACACATTTTATTAGACCTAACTTTGCTACTGAATCAAGTGTAAAAAAGAAAGATACAAAGAAAAAACCAAAACCATCAAATAGAGATGGAATAAATAAAGATAAAATTGTATATGATAGAACTAATATTAATTACAATATGGTTAAACGAGGATATAATCCTGTAGGTGTAATTTTACACAACGATGCTGGAAGTATGACAGGATTACAGTATAAAAATAATTTGCAAAATGCGGGATATAACCGATGGGCTCAAGGTATAGCTCACTCATATATTTCTGAAGGTCAAGTATGGCAAGCCTTAGGAGAAAGTCGTATAGCTTGGCATTGTGCTAATCAGTGGGGAAATAAAAACCTTTATGGTATTGAAATATGCCAATCAATGACTGCATCTGATGAGCAATTTCTTAAAAATGAACAAACAGCGTTTTATGAGGCATCACGTATGCTTAAAAAATGGGGACTAAAGCCAGATAAAAATACAGTACGACTACATATGGAATATTACCAAACTGCATGTCCTCATCGCTCTATGAAGTTGCATGTAGGTAAAGACCCTACTAAAACTTCTATCACTCAGGCTGATATAGAAAAACTTAAAGAATATTTTATTAAACAAATTAAAATGTATTATGAAGGTAAAACACCAGTACCAACAGTAGTAAATCAAAAAGCCAAAACAAAACCAGTTAAGCAGTCAAGTACAAGTGGATGGAACGTTAATAATTATGGTACTTACTATAAATCCGAGAGCGCTACGTTTAAGTGTACAGCACGTCAAGGTATCGTTACACGATATACTGGACCTTTTACTACGTGTCCTCAAGCAGGAGTACTATATTATGGTCAATCTGTAACTTATGATACGGTTTGTAAGCAAGATGGTTATGTATGGATTAGTTGGACTACTAATGGAGGTCAAGATGTTTGGATGCCTGTAAGAACATGGGATAAAAACACAGACATTATGGGTCAGCTATGGGGAGATATATATTAATAAAAAGAAGGCATAATTGCCTTCTTTTTATTGTATATTTTTATATAATTGTCTCCTAATTATTGCACCTATTGTTGCTCTGCTTACATTATACTCATCAGCAAGTTCATGGTGAGTGATGTCCTCATTTTTGTACCTATGCCTTATATCTACTACTTCTTTATTACTTAATTTTCTTAATGGGGTATCTTTAAATAGTCCATTTTTTCTAGCATTCCTCATGTTTTCTAAATTAGTACACCATTGTAAATTTGTATGATTGTTATTTAATTTATTACCATCAATATGGTCTACTGTTTCGTAATTATTAATATTAGGTACAAAATACAAAGCAACTAACCTATGTAAAAGTTTACTTCTACCATTAATTTGGATACGCAAGTAACCTTTATTATTTTTTTGAGGTGTTAATTTTGTTACTTTGCTATTTCCCTTTTTCTTTGAGCAACTATAAACACGCCCATTTTTTGTAACATAATAATTCTTGTAACCATCCCCTTCTATCTCTTTAGCAATTCCTTTTTCTACTAACTTAATTAAATATTTGTAGTTCATTGTTTTACTCCTCCTTAACATAATAGTATAATGTATTCTTTATATTGTCAAGTACGTATTTAATAAAACACAAAAAAAAGATAAAAAGATGTTGTTGACATCTCCTTTTTGTTATGGTATAATTACTTATAGGAGTGATGATATGAATAAATTTAAAAAATGGTTTAATAAAAAGGTATTAGGTAAAAATAATTCAGTATATAAAGTAACATATAAGTATACTAGCACAACAGGAAAAGAAGAAACATTCTATATTAGGGTTATAGAACTTAACAAGGTTAGAGCTAAACATAAGGCAGATGAACATGTATTTTCTAAAATTGCCTATAAAGATAACCTTAAATTTGTAAATATTAGAGAAGAATAGTGTTGACATACCTATTAAAATAATGTATACTAATTATATATTTAGAAAGGAAGGGTTATAGTTATGGAAGAAAAACAAATGCTAAAACTTCAAAGAATTAGAATTGAAAAAGGATATACTTTAAGAAGTCTTGCTAAAGAATTAGGTGTGAATTACTCTACTATTAGTTACTGGGAACAAGGACTTAAGACACCTAGAAGTGGTAATAAAATTAATTTAGAAAAAATCTTAGAAACACCAAGTCACATTTTATTTGAGGTGGATGATAATGAGTAAATATTTAACACCTAGTGATTTAGAAGAACTGTTAGAATTGATTGATACTTTTGAATTACAAGATATTTATAAAGTAATAGGAGAAGATAACTTCTTTGATATACTTTCTATTATTAATAAATTAGATGATATTGATGACAGGATTGTCATGTTTGGTGCTTTAGACAAGTTACTAAATACAAATAAAAATGGATTGGTGGAATTTGACGAGGTATTTTTAACTCGTAAAAAAACAACGAGAGATGAAAAAAGTGAGTTATTAGACCTAATGTTATCAGAAAAAACTAAGGATTGCTTATATAACTTTATAGAAAGCAATCCTCATTTAGACGATTTAGATAATGTTAAAATTGCATTTAATTTAGTTAATTTAGCTAATCTTTTTGATTTATCATCTGGGAACTCTATGAAATCAGTGTACAAAGAAGATGAAGAAATTATAGAATACCTACAAGAAGTGGATATAGATATAGAGGAGTTTATCGAGGAGTTAGAAGATACGGAGTATTCTATATTAGAAACACTAGAAACACCTTTAGATGTTATTAAATTTATTCTAGGGTAAGGGGTTATATTATGAAAAATCTATTTGAAGTTAAGTTAGATGACTTTATTGTAAAAGTTGTAGCGGATAATGAAGATGAGGCTCTTGAGTTTTGTTATAAGTGTTTTGACTTTGATAAAGCTGTAATTAAGTTTGTAGAAAATGTATATTGTGCTTGTTCCTATCCTTACTTCTCATGCAAAGGTAAACAAGTATGAGTAATACAATAACAATATATACTGATGGTAGCAGTGACTATAAGAAAAAACAAGTAGGTTGTGGTGCAGTATTACTAGATGATAATAAAATCATACACACAATTTCTAATAACGTATCTAACGAAAAACTAGCAAAATTTAATAATGTATCAGGGGAAATACTAGCTGTATGCTATGCATTAGAAAAGGCTATACAGTTAGGATACAAAGTTGCTGTTGTTCATATAGACTACATAGGTCTTATTAACTGGTATGAAGGTTCTTGGGTTGCTAGGAATTGGCTAAGTCAATTATATGTAGAAAGAATAAGAGAATACTCTAAATATACTCAAATAGAGTTTAAAAAAGTTAAAGCTCACAGTAATGATAAATTTAATGATTTAGCTGATGAGCTTGCTAAAAAATCTATAGGAAAAGGATGATTGTTATGAAACCTTATATGTATACTACAAAAGAAACTATTACTAACGATGTAAAACAAATTTCAGAATATTTAAAGAATGAAAGTACATCACTATGTGTTTATTCTGACTATAAACCAGAAGAATTAGATGTTTATTTAGAATCTAACTGTGGTAACTATATGGCAATTTACTATAAAGATAAAAATGCTGTTGGATTCTTTACCAAAATTAGTTCAAAAAATGGTAAAACCTACAACTTACGTCATGTACCTAATATAAGTGATTTAGAAGAAGTAGAATTTACTATTGAGGAGCAAGTAAAATTAAATTTATTAACAGAGGATTTGCCTATGGGTGACCTTCTTATATTTATGAAAGATGGGGAAGTAAAAGTACCTTTTGATAGTTTTATTAATCATGTTAAATATATTCTAGATAATGATTACACAAAAGTAGATAAGATTATTTACACAGGCATATCTAGAGGAATTAAAGAACATATGGAATTAGACTTTGTTCATGACACTATTGATATACTAGCTAAAGATAGTTTATTGTAATAATTTGTATTATGTAAGTAATTAGTTTGTAAAACATTTATGATACATTATTCTTGTGATTATAAATACTAAAAATAAAGGAGTTTTTATTTTGAAGAAGACAATTTTAGCATCATTAGTTTTAGGAACAGCCTTAACGTTTGGAGGTATTTCAGATAAAGCTAGTGCTGATGAAATTGATTATGCAACTCTAGCAAATAAGGCTCAAACAAACTCAGAGGACTTAGTAACTAAACCTATTCAAGAAGGTAACTATGACTTCTCATTTGTATTAGAAGGGTTCACTTACCACTTCTACAGTTATAATGGATACTTTGGTTATGATTACCACCAAGGTACAGATGGACAAGTAAACAATACAAGTTCTCAGTTAGCATCCTTAGAACAAAATAACACAAAGAATAATGTAGAGTATACTACTGAAAATAAAGAACAACATACACAACCAATTACAATACAAGAACCACAAAATAAGAGTACACAAGTAGGTACAGTAAAACTAGGTAACGGAAATACAGCAGGTGAAACTGGGTTATCTGCTTCAAAAGAAATGGAAGCTAGAACAGGAGTACCCGCATCTACTTGGGAAGCAATCATTGCTCGTGAGTCTAATGGTCAAGTAAATGCTCAGAACCCTAGTGGCGCTAGAGGATTATTTCAAACAATGCCAGGTTGGGGTAGTACGGCAACAGTACAAGACCAAATTAATAGTGCAACAAAAGCATATAAAGCACAAGGATTAAGTGCTTGGGGAATGTAATAAATTAACTACCTATTGAGTTAGGTAGTTTTTTATTGCATTAATTACTAATTTATGGTATACTAAAATAAATCTTATATTAGTAAGTGAAGTACTATAAAACTCTTGAAAGTTGGTAAATGTAACCATGACAAAAACGGCTAAAGAATTAGAGTACAAATTAAGAGATTATCCAAATGTAAAGTATAACATGGTACAACATAGTGTATTCCATGATTTTTTAAGCAAGGCTAGTGATGAACAGTTAGATTTTGCAGAAGATTTTTTTGATGATGAAGTAGAGATTATATGGTCAGACTCACGAGCAGGAACTGGGAAATCTTTTCTATCAATTGCTTTGGCTTATGCAGAATACTTAAATAAAGGAAAGACAATGTATTATATTATTTCACCTGTTTCAGATGACATCGGGGCACTCCCAGGCTCAAAATTTTCAAAAGAGAGCGTTTACTTTGGGGCTTTATATGATGCATTATTAGAACTTGGGGTTATACCTGAAAGAGCTATTTATGAAATGGCAGAAGAAACATTAGAAAACTTTAACGAAAAATCTTTTGATGATTGTTGGATTCATGCAGTAAGCCATATACATTTACGTGGCGTTAATATTTCTAGTACAATGATTTTAGATGAGACTCAAAACTTTAAGCGTAATGATATAAAGAAAACACTCACTCGATTTAAAAAAGGAAATAAAGCGCTATGTATTGGCTCTAGCGTACAGATAGATTTGAAAAATGAGAGTAAATCAGGTTTTGTTCCTTATTTAGAGTATTTTAGAGGGTATGAAAAATCCAGAGAACATACACTCACTCGTAATTTCCGTTCAGAACTATCAAACTATGCTGATAATTTTAAATGGTAGGAACATAAAATAAAACGTTGACATATAACCTCCTATATGCTAAAATAATAGTAAATAGGAGGTTACATTTATGAAAAAATTATCTAAGAAAATACAACGTTCTGATTTACTAACAAAGTTTTTTATTCTTATAGTACTATCTTTTGTTATAGCTATTTTATATATAACATTAGATGCTTTAATTTTCTTCTTAAATACTACGGTAGGTTTTATAGGGTTATTAACTGTATTACCATTTGTTAGTTTGGGTATTATGGGATTACTAGTTATTAAGTACCCCGATAGAAAAGAATTAAATGAATATAGTAACTATGTTAAAAAATATGTTAAGTAATAGGAGATAAGTATGGACGATAAGTTACAATATTTAATTAATGAGCTTAAACAAGAGTTAGAAGAAGAAAAAATGTTAGAGAATAAAATTAAAAATAATGATTATAATTTAGATAGTATACTACCATTTGAAACAAATGATTTAAATTATGAAAACTCTTACAAAAGAAAACAAGGTAAATTTCTAATAAAAATATTAGAACATAATAAAATTAAACTATCTAGATATAATACTTTATTCTTAGAATATACTGATTTTGGGTATGATTTATTCTTTACTTATAAAGAAGTATACTATAGGTATAGTATTATGCAAGGACAAGGTACAGAAGAGGGAATAACAATAGTAGATAAAAAATATAATGACTACTATATGGATTTAAGAAAACAAAAAGTAGTAAATAGTAATGGAAATAAAATAACAACAATTACAAAAATAAAGACGTATATTAAAATATTACATAAAGTAAAGAAAGGATAGAAATAATGGCAAATGAGATTAAAGATAAAGTAGTATACTTAGGAGGTCACCTACTCAACCAAGCAATGATTGAGTACAGAGAAAAACAACATGATAGGGTAGAAGGTATTGTTGGGATAACTCCGTATAGCCCGCATAAGGACAAATCAATTAATGATAAAGAAAATGCAGTTCAAGAAGGTTTAGCAGAGCGCATTTTAAACAATGACTTTAAAGCAATGCAAGAGTCAGATGTATTTGTGTTTGATATACTTAATGAGGGACTAGGAACAATTGCAGAACTTGGTATTTTACTAGGTATGAAACATCAAGCACAAAAAACTATAAAACAATTAGAAGAACAGGCTGATATTTTTATGCTTAATGAATTTGATGAACTATCAGAGGAGTATGACATTCTACAAGGTTTGATAGCAGAACAAAAAATTATATTAAATAAACCTGTTTTAATTTACTGTTCAGACATTAGACAAGGGCATGGCAAACCTTATAATGACCCTGATAGAGCTGAATTTAGCACAAACCAATTTATATTTGGCATGATTCTGTCACTAACCAATGGAAAAGGATTTATTTCATGGGAAGAAGTATTAGAAGAATTAGAAAAGTTAGGTGCTGAATCTTAATGGATATTGCTCTATTTTTTAGTACAATGTATGCTATATTAATTACGATTGGGTATATTCCTGGTTTAAAATCTCTAGTAAAAGATAGAAATGTTGATGGGGTATCTAGATGGTTCTGGTATCTTATCATAACTACTGTAGGTATTAGTTTTTATAACTTACTACATACAGAATCAACGAATTTTCAAATAATATCGGTAGGTATTAATTTACTATTAGGTATTGTTTGTCTACTTGTAGTAGTATTTAGAAAGAAAGATTTGTTTATATTTGTATTTATAGTTATTCTTTCTCTCTTTTTATTTACGTTTGGCTCTAAAGTAGAAGTAACACAGACAGTAGCTACATTATCCATTATACTAGCTTATATAAGCCAGATTATACAGTTCTATAAAACTAAACAGTCTGATGGAACTAACAAGTGGCTATATCTTATTATAGGTTTTGCCATTGGTTTACTATCGGTTAGTATGGTATTAACTAATACGACACCTCATATTGTTATTACCGAACTTGTTAATATGTTATTAATACTAATTTGTTATTTCCAAGCCGACTTTTACGAAAAAAGGGGTCGTAATCGTGGATTTAATAAAGGATTTAAAAAGGGTTGGTAATAAATTTTACCATGAAGTAAAACCAGGGGAAACATTATGGACTTTAAGTAAAAAGTATGGAGTGTGTATCGACAGATTACAAGAACTTAATGGTATTAAATCGGTATCTTTAACAGGTTTTAAGTATTGTCTAATATATAGGTATCCTATTGTGCATATAGTAGATGAAAATGATACCTTAAAATCAATAGCAGAAGAATATAATACTACTGTTAAAGAATTAGAAAAACTAAATAAAGATATTAGTTTAATAGTAGGAAGTAAAATAATAGTAGGGTATTAGGTGGTTTTTTTATGATTCTTAAAAGGACTGAGGTAGAAAATGAAAACGTTATAGTTTTTAAAGATGGTAACATGTACATCAAAGCAACAGATTACTTAGGTGAGCCTACAGAATTTACACCAAATGTAGAACTTGCTTTATCTTTCCCTAATACTATTAATTTTAAAAATAGTAGACGTGTACTACTATTAGTAGATAAAGGATATAAACCTATAAATTTAACTAAAAAAACTATATACGAAATTCATGAAGAGGACGCTTGACAGCGTTCTTTTTTTATGTTATACTGTTTTGGTAGGAGGTACTTATATGGAAAAAGTTATTGTATTAAGTGAAGAAGAAGTAGAAAAACTTATTAATTACCTAGAAAGTAAGGACTTAGATGATAGTATGATTAGTCTTTACAATGAAATACTAGAAAGATATTATTTATTGAAAGGAATAATTAAATAATGGAAGAAACTTACATTGTTACTATTAAAGCAAAAGTAAGAGTGAATGTAGAAAATGAGGATGAAACACAAGAAATTAAAGATAAATTAGAAAAATCTTTAGTATTGCATTCTGATTATTTTGAAGATGTATCATTAATTGATTATGACATTAAGGATTTTACTTAGGAGGATTACATGGAAAATTTAGAAATTAAATTATTACATAAAGATGCAAAAGTACCAGTTAGAGCTAATATGTATGATAGCGGGTTAGATTTATATGCAGTAGAGGATATTGATATTAAACCTTGTAGTAAAACGTTAGTATCTACTGGCATCGCTATTAACCTACCAACAGGGTATGAAGCACAAGTAAGACCTAAGTCAGGTATCACAGCAAAAACAAATTTACGTGTTCAGTTTGGAAGTATAGACTTTGGTTACAATTTAGAAATTAAAGTTATGGTAGATAATATAGGAGGTACAACACAAAAAATTGAAAAGGGTAAAAAGATTGCGCAGTTAGTTATTGCACCTGTAGTATACCCTAAACCTGTTGTTGTAGAGGAATTTGATAAGACTAGTGAACGTGGTGGTTTCGGTTCTACTGGATTAGACTAATGTTATATTATAAATGTATCAAATAGATACATTCCATAACATCATAATCTTTCCTTTGGTGAGAGGCTTTAATGCCTCTCATTTTTTTATTGACTTTTTTAATTGTATATGGTATACTTTACTTGTATTTAAAAATGAAAGGAAGATTTTATGGAATCTAAAGAATTTATTTTATTTCATCAAAATAACGGGGAAGATGTAGATTTATTACTTATTAAGCAAGAATTAGTAGAAGCTTGTACTAATGTATCTCAACACCCTAGACACTTTAAAAAACTAGAAGAAAGTGTAAAAGATTTATTAAACGAATTTGAAATTGAACCTAAAGTAGAAACACCTAAACATTATTCCGATTCTTCTGATAATAATGTAGATGTTATTAGTTTTACAGAAGAACAATTAAATGGTTTTGTAGATGCTATGTTATTTAATATTATTAAATACACTGTTCGTTTAGGTCGCAAGGACAATGAAGAAAAAGAAGTTAATAAGATTTATAATTACTACTTCAGACTAAAAGAACATTTAGTGAATGAGGGATTTTATGAATAAAGGGTTAATTGAATACTTTTGTGAGCAGTATTATGAGCATGTAAGTAATGCAGAAGTACTAGACCATAATAAAACAGCACATTTAGGATTAGATGAGTTAGAGCATTATTATGTTGCTCGAGTAAAAGTAGATGGGGAAATTATTCTAGTATCTACTAATTTTAAAGAGTTTTCATCATGTAACAGTCTTTATGATATGTATGATTTACTAAACCATAAATTAGATAAATCCATATTTGATAATAAGGAATATACTAAAAAAGATATTGATGATTTTTTTGAATTAATAGGGGAACTTAATGGATAAATTTATTATTTATTTTATGTTAATATTACTATCATTGGTGATAGTTAAAAAGTATAAAGACTACTACAAAGATGATGAAATAGAATTACCAAATGAATATATTGCATACTAGATAAGTCCGCTTTATAGTGGGCTTTTTCTTATATTATATATGTATACTATTACGCTTGGGGGTCACATATGGACAATAAAGAAATAAAAAGATTGTTTGATTACTTAATAAATAGTAGTAGGTTTTGGCATCTAGAGTACGCTAAGAAAACTCTTATACCCTCTGAGTACAACAAAATAGTAAAAGAATGTGATAAATTTGATAATCTTTTACGTAAAAGAGTAGATAACTTAATTAATAACAACTATAAAGGAAAACCTACAGATATAGATAATTATAACCAAATATTTAGTAAGGATGTTTTGATGATAAAAGAAATAAAGATTTACACAGATGTAGACTGTATTACTATATCAAAGGAAGACTATACCAAAGAAGAACTAGATAATACTATAAAGTTATTAAAAGATGGTGAAGATATAGAGTTAAATTCTTTTTATAAAAATTTATTTTTATCTTCAAGTATTATTAAAGGATATGAAGTAGAATACACATCTTCTTATGAAGATGCAATCAAAAAAGGTGGTATTTAGTTGGAAAAAGAGTTACTATTGTATAATAAGAATAATGAAATCATAGACAGAACTAGTGTCTCAACAAATCTAGGAGAGGTAGTAGCCCGTAACCTAGCACCAGGTTCAAAATATGATACTGGTGAATTTAAAGTATCATGGTTGATAAAGGGCGTTGAAACTACAAAAGTAAACGTGCCTTCATTCACTACTGACAAACAGCAATTTGAGCAGGTATTCATTGTTCAGTTTAGTGATATAAACGATGATAATCTAGATTCTCTAAAAGGAGATTCAGCATATAAGATATGGCTAGACCAAGGTAATAAAGGGACTATTGATGAGTTCTTAAACTCACTAAAAGGTGATAAAGGGGAAAAGGGAGAACCAGGTATAAATATTATAGATGGTGCTTCAGCATACGATGTGTGGTTAGGTCAAGGTAATGAAGGAACTAAAGAAGATTTTCTTAACTCATTGAAAGGTGAAGATGGGTTGGATGGTAAAGATGGTGAATCCATAACAGTATTATCTTCAGAAGTTCAAGAAGACAATGTTAAAGTATCGTTTTCAGATGGTTCTGTAACACTTATCCCTAATGGGAAGCAAGGTGCTGATGGTCTTAGTGCGTATCAATTGGCTGTTAAGAGTGGCTTTGAAGGAACATATAATGAATGGTTAGAATCTTTAAAAGGTGCTAATGGGTTAAGTAGCTATCAACTAGCTGTAAAACAAGGATTTACTGGAACATTACAAGATTACCTAGATTCTGGTAAGGTTCCTCAAGTTTTATCTAAGAACTTCCCGAAACTTACTAATGATACTTCTGATGTTCAAATACTTACACGTGCTATTAATGCTACAGAAGAAGGAAATACCCTTTATATCTCAGCACAAGAATCACCTATCTATTTAGATAGCACGTTAATAATTAATAAAAATATTAATTTAGTGTCGGATGCTAAAATAGTTTATCGTGGTAATAGGGATAGAACAGCAGTTAAGATAGATTCAATAAGTTTTTCTAGTATTAAGATTAAAGGTATATATGATAATGGTTCATATCCAGGTTGGGGTGGAGGATACCATGGGTTTGAAAATTCAGACTACGTTGGTATTGAATTTGTAAACTGTAAAAATGTAACAACACATATTAGTGAAATAATAGGTTTTACAACTGGAAGTAAACACAGAGCTACGGAAGGTAAAGGGCATTGGTTTAACAATACTACTATAGAATTTTTTATAAATAATGAAACATCTATAGAATTAAATTCTGATGGTGACGATGGTAAAGGTCAACCATCATGGATGAATAGTAACCATTTTTATAAATCTGCATTTTCATATAGTGGAACAGCATTTAATACACACCCAGAAACATATTATAACATAAGACAAACACTTACTAATGGAAATATGTACGGCGGTAATAGTAACATTTTTGATTCGTTTAAGTTTGAAACTGCTCATGGTATGTCAGATAACTATATTATGATTTATCTTAAAAAAGCAGTAGGATTTATTTTTAAGGGTTACAGATATGAGTTAAATAATAATGCTACATTTGCTGTTATGGACTTATCAACACAAGATTTAAGTAAGTATTATATAACACATAGTAAAGATAATAAGTTTATTCCTGATTTTATTTTAGGGTTAAAACACGAAATTACGTATGTTAATAATGAAACTGCTAAATTACATAGAAGTGGTATTGCTAAGATTATTACGGATACTAACAAGAAGTACACATTATATAGAAATAATGATTTTAGTAAAGAATATAGAAGATTAGGAAGTAACTATCACACTGTTAAGGATATTTTTAGAAAGCCATTAAAGTCCACTGTTCTTAATGATGAAATGTATTACGATTACAGTACATCTACTAGCCTTATTGATTCTAACGGATTGCTAACTTTTACGGGTTCTTGCCCTATGGTATTATATGTGAATAATGTGTCAGAAGGTGACGAAATTACGGTATCTAAATTATCTTTTGTAGGTAATTCTAGTGGTATATTTATTAAATGCTTTGACTATAACGGTAATTACCTAGGAAAACAATCTAACGGAAAAGATACTTTAATGATAGACGGTATTTATTATGATACAAACAATGCTTGGTCTTTTAATACAGCACAAAAAGATACTTTTACTGTAAATAGTAGTGATGTAAAAACTGTAGTTGTTTTGATTTCTGGAACGTTACAAGGACTATTACTAGAAACAACTAACCCTAATAATATTGTGAAAACCTCTAATGTTCCTGAAAGAAACTCTAAAAGTGTTTTTTATTCACATTTTAAACCAACATTAACAACTGACTTTAAATATGGTGAAAGAGTTTATAATAGTAATAACACTTCCGTTGTTGGATGGGAATTAATTGGAAACTCATGGCAAGAAATAGGTACTACAAACTCTACAACATCTGTAGTTACTACGAGTAGCAAAAATATTTTAAATATAGAAAACTACCCTAGACAGTCAAATGAAGATAATGATTATCCTAGATTCCAAAGAGCTTTAGATGAATTAGTATCTAAAGGTGGAGGAACGCTAATAGTACCTAAAACAAGTACTGAGTACTTATTTAAAACAAGTAGTCCTACCGTCCAAAATCCATCTCGTGTAAAAATTACTGGTAGTAATATCCATATTAAAGGTGAAGGTAATCCTACTATAAAAATGACGGGAATAAACAAAGCATACATAGACTCTATAGATGACGTGTCATCTAGTGGTAGAGATGTGTTTACAGGTTTTTCATTTGTTGGATGTGATAACGTACTAGTAGAAGGATTGTCTTTTGTTGGTGAGTGGGATGGAGTAGGTGACTTTAGATATGCATCACCACGTTCTATTGCTATCGCATTCAAAGGAAGTACTAATTGTAAAGTGTATAATGTTCACGGTAAAAACATCTTAGGTAATGTGGTTAACGCTGTAAGTACTATGCAGGCTGTAGATGGCTTTTACCGTTGGTCAGAACAAATAGAAATAGATAATTGTTCAGCATACCAATGCTTAGAAAATGGCTTTAACTACATGGGAGGAACTAGAAACGGATATTACACAAACAATATCTCACAAAATAATGGTTCCAGTGGCTTTGAGTCAGGAACAGAAAATGTTATTATAAGTAATAACATACATATAGGAAATAAATTTTCAGGTATAAGTATTTCTGGAACTAATTATACAATCTCTAATAATGTAGTCTCTAATAATACTAATAAAGGTGAATTAAGTACAAAACCTGCTAACGGTATTACAATTACAGGAGGAAGTAAAGGTGTAATTAGTAATAACAATATATCAGGTAGTGAAGGATATGAGATTTTAATATACCCAGGAGTCAATCAAATAGATATACAGAATAATACGATAAAACAAACCACAGATACATTGAAGAATGTTGTCGTATACTATTCTGGAACTAGTTCCAAACCTATTTACGATATAAATCTAAAAGGTAATACTATTAGAAGTTACTCTAATAAAGCGGAAAGAATTGTATTTTGTAACTATTTAAATGACAGTAATATCAGTCGAAACCACATAAAATCTGATTATGGTACGGACTCACTAAATATTCAAGGAAGTTGTAGTGGTATCAGTATTACAGACAATAATATGAATAAAAACTTAAGTGTATCCATAAATGCTACAGATTCTTATAGTAAAGACAATATAGCTTATAATATACCTAAAGTAGTAGATGGAACAAAAATACCAACATCAGGTTCATGGAGAATAGGGGATATTATTAATAATACATCTAGAGTATTAACTAAAGGTAGTCCAAATAAATGGAAATGTACATCGGAAGGTATAGCATGTGACACTAAGTGGATTACAGGTACAAGCTATACACAAGGACAAATCGTATATAACGGTTCTTATGTATATAAAGCAACAACAACTGGTGTTAGTGGTAACACACAACCAGTACATTCATCGGGTGTAGTATCAGATGGTACTGTGTCATGGGAATTCCTTTCAAGTAAAGCATCTTTTGAAGCAATAAGTCAAATAGGTGTTACGGAAAGCATTTCTAGTACACCTTTATATAAAGGACAACTAGCTATAGTAGATTCTACTGTATATATTGCTAAAGGAACTTCAAGTACTAGTGATTGGATTCCTTTAAATTAGTTTAAATATTAATGTTGACGTCCCTTTCCTTATATGGTATACTTAGTATAGAAATTAAGGAAAGGGATTGATTATTATGAATAAGGACACGGCTAAAAGACAATTTAGTAACGCAGTAGAGATTATGTATGAAAAAGGTTGGATGAAGTTCCCTAAAAATTTAAACACTAATAAAGAATTTAAAATAACTGGATTCAAAAATACTGACACTATAACTTTTGAGGTTAGAGAAGGCAAGAAAAAATCACAACATGTAATATTTTATGCTTATGATTTAGTTCATAGTCTATACTTAAAAGATAGTGATGACAGTAATTATGCTATTCGTTGCTATGCTAAGAGTATTTGTAAAAATTTATTCGGATATTCAGAGCTACAGAAGTAGCTCTGTTATTTAAAATATAATAGAATTGAGGAATATAAAAATGGACTTTAGTAATTTGGACGAACAATTATATATGTTCAAAGCAAAGTGCACAAAGGTTATTGATGGAGATACTATTGATATTACACTAGACCATGGGATGCGCATGTACTCAGAACAAAGAGTTAGGTTAATAGATGTAGATACACCAGAAAGAGGAGCAAATAATTATAAAGAAGCTACAGAATTTACACAGAGTAAAGTTTTAAATAAAGACATTATTGTCCAGACATATAAAAGTGATGTATTTGGTAGATACCTAGCTAGAGTATGGTATAAAGAGGGTACTGAATATAAACAACTTAATACTTCTCTAATAGAAAAAGGTTTAATTAAACCAAACTCTAAATGGAATAAAAGTATTGACAAGAGTTAGAAAGTATGTTACATTAGATATAGTTAATAATATAATGAAAGTAAGAGCCTAACTATATGGGTACTTTGAAATCATTATAAAAATACTTCTTATTTCTAATTATTAGAAACATACCTAACATTAATTATCCTAAGTAATGGCATTGGCTAGTTGTAGCTATCTAGTCGTTGAGGTTCGAGTCCTCTCTTAGGATACTGTTGTGGACTCTTAGCTTAATGGTAAAGCAAACGCCTCATAAGCGTTGGAGTGTAGGTTCAATCCCTACAGAGTCCATTATAGCCCCTAGCATGCAAAAAACTTATAGGTTATAGTTACTTATACAGTAATTATTATAAAACCCTAATTATCAGAAGTTATAGGTTACAAGATAATCATTATAAGGTATTATACCTGATATATGAGATATACCATATATTGCCTGGCATAGGCTTTGTATATGACTGTAGGTTCCTACTGGTAACTTCTTCCAGTACGTATATAATAACATACAAGAGGTGTTGTATGTTGCGTGGTAGACGCTTTGTATCTTACTACTAAACCCTACATGAGTTATCCTTCATGTACACACCTAAAATTCTATAATTATAGTATAAGTATCTACATTAATTTGTAGGTACTTTTTTTATTTTTATAGTTGACAATCTAGTTATTATCCTTTATACTAAGTATATAATCAATTAGGAGGAAATGAGAAATGGTAAAGATTAAAACGATTAAGAAAATGACGCTACCCGAACTGATTCAGTGGGGTTGGAAGAATGGCAAGAGAAACAGTCAGGGGGTTAGGTAATGGGTAAACTTAAAGACATGACAAACTATAAATTTAATGGGTGTACTGTTTTAAAAAGAGTTGAAAACAAAGGGAAACATGTTTGTTGGTTGTGTGTTTGTAAATGTGGAAATGAATTCGTAGTTAGAGGAACAGATATAAGAACAGGCAATACTAAATCATGTGGTTGCTTAAACAAAAAATTAGCTGGAGACAGAAAAAACATGGAAATAGAAATAGTAGATTGTATAACATTTGGAACAATATGAAAATGAGATGTTCCAATATAAATAGTATAAACTATAAAAACTATGGTGAGAGAGGTATAAAAGTTTGTGATGAATGGTTTGATTCTTTTGAAAATTTTTATAAATGGTCAATGAATAGTGGATATGATAACACTTTAACACTAGATAGAATTGATAATGATGATGATTACAAACCTAATAATTGCAGGTGGGCTGATTATACACAACAAGAGAGAAATAGAAGGAATAACCATATTTTAGAATACAATAATGAAAAGCATAGCATAGCCGAATGGTCTGATATAACAGGTATCCCTTATAGTTCTTTGTGGTCAAGAATTAAAAAAGGATGGAGTGTAGAAAAAGCTTTAACACAACCATTAAGAGGACAAAAAGAACTTATTTGGAAAAATGGAGGAATGGTAGAATGATACCGAAATTTAGAGTGTGGGATAAAAGAAAGAATGAAATGTATAACCATGATGAACTGACCATTCAAATTAACGGGTCGAAAATTCTAGTAGCACTAGCAAGCTCTTTGCATCAAATATTTAATTATGAACTTATGCAGTCGACAGGATTTAAAGACAAAAACGGCGTTGAGATTTATGGGAAAGACGTTGTTAGAGGTTTACTCGACGATTTGTTTTTAGTTGAATGGCTAGACGGTGGATTTGTATTAACAGAATATTGTAACTGGGGATACGACCACTATCACATCTATGACTGGTCGAATTTAGAAGTTATAGGCAACTTATATGAAAATCCTGAATTAATGGAGGAGATGGTAGAATGACAACACTAGAATTTATAAAGAAAGTTAATGAACTAGGATATAAAGTAAATGTTTCACATAAAAATATATCGAAATATAAAACTAAAATCCTAATTTCTTATAAGAGTGCTAAACATCCTCATTGTTGGGTGTTCACTGAAAAACAATATTCATTCAGGGCTTTAGGAGCAGATAAGAAATTATTTAATCTCATGGTTAAATATGCTAATACGGATTTAGATGCTAGGAGGTAAATTAAAGGTGAATATTAATCTTGAGTGTTTACAGGGTACTACGATTCCTATTGAAGGAATAACTTTTAAGACACAGAAAGAACTAAATGATTTTCTTAATAGGGTACATAAAAGTTACCCTAAATTAACATCAGAACAATGGAGGGCAGTGCTGTTTATTGCTTTTGATGGGTTGGCTATTGGATTTACTAATGTAGATAATAAACGTGTATAATTAAGTATGTTGAAAAAAATAAATAGGATATATAATATTTGCTCCCGACATTAATGTCGGTACCAGAAACTATATAAAGGAGATATTTAAATATGGAATTAAAAAAATGGAAAGATATTATTGAAAGTATGGATACTTTAAATGGTTATGAATTTACTTCTAATGGTTTTACGTTTAACAAAGAAAGTAGTTTTAAGAAAGTATCAGAGTTTGAATCAGACGAAGAACATAGTATCCTTTTTAAAATTAAAGATACAGATTTAGATTTAACAGTAACATTTACTATGATTGAGGAAACTAATAAACTTGTAATCATATTTTCACAAGAAATCATGTACTCTTTTGATATTCCAGAAGGTGTAGAAAATCCAGAAGTATTCTTAGAAGAATGTTATGTAGGTGCTAAAAGTAAATACTTTGAACTTAAAGATAAAATTGAAAATGGTACTAGGGAAGTAAATAAGCTACCAGGTATTATTGGGTTATGTAGCTCATATGTAGAGTCATACATACCAAAAACAACTGTACAGGTTAATTTATTATCAAAAGAAGTAAAACAAATTAATGGTGATGTTTTTGAATCAGTTATACTTCATCTAGACTGTAATTATAAATTAGTACTATACTATAATCAGAAAACGCATTTAATTACTATTAAACTATATTCACCAGATAAAGAAGCTGTAACTGTAATTAATAATGTTAGTACTACTGTAAAAAGTATAGAGAACAACTTAGTAAAAGCGGTAGAGCCAATTTCTATCGGACACTTATAGGTGATTTTATGTATGATATATTAATGGGTATTGCGTTTATTGGTCTGGCATTCCTTCTACTTTTCATGGTTAGTGAAAGTTTAATGGTTCGTATAAAGAGAATCAAAAGAAGTAATTTTCCTAAAGAAATAGATATGAATGATATAGAGATATTAAGTAAGGAAAAAATTGTTAGATTAATTACAGTATCAGGTAAAGAGTATTGGTTGGATATGGAAGAATATAAAAAAGAAAGAGAGAATGGTTCTGATTTTATAGGAGCTGAGGGAACTGCTATTAATAAGTATAAAGTAGAATCTGTAACTATGTATGTTACGGGAGATTTAAAATACAATAATATTACCATGAGTTACTATATAAAAAACAATAAGATGGTTGCTTGGAAAAAGATAGACGGACTTAAAGACATTGATTACATCCAAGAAGGGGATAAATTAATTAAAGAATAGGAGAAACATATGAAAAAAATTATAATATTATTGCTCGGCTCTGTTTTCATTTTAAGTGCTTGTAATCAAGCAGATAGAGTTAGTGAGAACCTGTCAGAAGAGGCAGACAATTTTAATACAGTAAGAAAAGTTACGGTTATCAATGCTATTAAACAAGACATTATTTTTCAAATGTCGGGAAGAATGTCTATTAAAGCAGATGATAAAGACCGACAGTTAGAAGTTGTAGTAGAAAAGAAAGACGGAGAGTATCAAAAACATATTATTGGATTATCTGATAACGTATCTTACGTTGTGGAAGATGTGACTACTAAAAATGTAAGCAAATACCAATATGAAATAAATTATAACCCTAAAATGTGGATTCCTGCCAAACCAGATTACAAAGATTAATTTAAAGAACCTGTTGACACGGGTTCTTTTCTGTTATATAATGTAATTAAGGAGGGGTTGTTATGGCAAAATTATATGCATTAATAAAGGTAAGTGAATATACTCATACAAATGTTGGTTGGGATGAGTATTTTGAATATACCACAGATAATACTGAAATACTTGGATATTCTACCAACCTAGAAGAATTAGAGTATATACAATCAAACTATGATTTAGAAGTGTATGAAGAATTGTTTGTTCGGGAGATTAATGAAATAACTAAAGAAGATTTTATCAAAGAGCAAAGATACATCAAATACAGTTCTTGGATAGAACTTAAAAGGAATAATGGACATTTTGTCCATGATAATATAATAAAAAATGAGCCATATGAAGTATTTAGTGTAGATAAAAATTCTTACTCTTTAGACACTATTATAATTGACGTTCATATCTCAGATAGAAACACTATAACTATATTCGTAGAAATGCGTTCGGAGTATAGTGATATGGAAGATGTTTTTATTTCTACAGTAGATAGCTATGTAAATAAATTAAATTTTCTATTAAGTAACTTAAAGAATGCTGATGTTAGAAGTACAAGGAAAGTAGTAGAGTCTATAAAGAAATTAAAGTAGGGATAGTATGGAAACCGTGTATATAGAGAAAGAAAGACTTAAAGAATTAGAGTTAATTGAATTACTCTATAAAAATAAACAAGATTTATTAAATAGTAACATTAAAAAAATGAAGTTATTAAAAGAGCAAAACCAAAGATTGAAGAACTGGAATAAAGTATTGATGGAAAAATTGGAGGAGTTAACGTGAAAAATATTAAGTATAGTGATTTAGTGCTGGAGAGAGGAATATAAAGAATTTAAAGTGAGTGTTAATAAAGAAAATGCTGTAGAGTTTCTTTAGTTAATGAAACAACAGTAGGGAGGAAGATTTATGAGCATATTTGTAATCCCAGATATACATGGAGAGTATGATAAACTTATGAGACTAATGAATAAAATAATTGAAGAGCGTAAACCAGAAGATACAATAGTATTCTTAGGAGATTATATAGACAGAGGTGATAGGTCTAAGGATGTTGTGAACTATCTATTTGATTTATTATTAAATGATGAAAATGTAGTAGCCCTACTAGGAAATCATGATGATGAGTTATATAGGATTATAGAGAATATAGACCGATTAGGTATTTATGATATTGAGTGGCTATCAAGATATTGCATGGAAACACTTGACTCTTACGGTGTTGATATTGCAACTTTAACATGTAACATTGTAGAAGATGTTTTAAGGAACGATTATGATTTTATTAAAAATGAACTAAATAAACTTAAAGAATCTGAAGATTATAGGAAGTTTAAAGTGTTTATGACTAATTGTAGGAGGTATTATAAGAAAGATAAATATATATTTACTCATTCTGGTGGTGTAAGTTGGAAACCTGTAGAAGGACAAACAGTAGACCAGTTAATGTGGTCTAGGGATTTTCAACCTAGAAAAGATGGTTTTATACACGTATGTGGGCATACACCTACTAGTAGTGGTCAGGTAGAAAAACATAATGATATGTTGTTGTGTGATGTAGGAGCAGTTTTTAGAGATATAGAATTACCATTTATTAAATTGGAGGAGTTAGAATGATTCAGAAAGCTAGGAAGAAACCAGTAGAAATTGAATTTGTTCAGTTTACAGATTTGGAAAGTGCAGAAGAAATAGAGAATTGGTCTAATGGTCAAGTTAGGTATTGCGTTTCAAGGCATCAAGGGTATTTAATTATAAAAACTTTAGAAGGCAATTTAGAGGCTAGATTGAATGATTATATTGTCCAAGGCGTACATGGTGAATTCTATCCAGTTAAACCTGAAATATTCCATAAAACGTATGAGGTGCTATAATGAATAAAGAACAAGCAAAACTTAAATTAAAAACAGATATTATTAATTATGAAAATCAAATAAAGTTTTTAGACCCTTCAAGCATGTATACAAGATGGTTAATTGATGCGAAGATATATGCTGAGATGGCTTTAAACAATCTTGAAGAAACAGGAGAACACAATTATAAAGATGTAGAATGGGAAGAAGAATATACAAAAATTTTCACGGATAAAGAGATACTTGAATTTATATTATCTAGCAAAAATCCTGCTTTAAAGAAAAAATATGAGAACTATCTCAAAGAAGGTAGGGAGGACTGTTAATATGAGACAATTAGTACTTTTACGGGGAGTTCCTGGTGTAGGTAAATCCACCTACATCAAAGAAAATGGACTAGAACAATTCACGCTTTCTCCAGATGTTTTAAGAACGCAATGTGGCTCACCAGTTTACAACACAAAAGGACAACAAGTAACTACACAAGAAAATGATAATTATATATGGACACTTTTACTTGAAATTTTAGAACAGCGTATGATTCGTGGAGATTTTACTGTTATTGATGCTACTCACTCAACAAGTAAACTAATCAAAAAATATGAAAAACTTGCAAGAAAATACCGATATAGAACTTATGTTGTAACATTGGAAGAGGACTTAGATACTTTATTAGAAAGAAATAAAAACAGAGAGTCTCATAAGCAAGTCCCAGAAGAAGTTATTGAAAATATGTATGATAGATTGCAACATGAAAATATCCCAAGCTATGCTAAGAGTGTAGATAAAGATAACTTATTAGATACATTAAAATGGGATAAAGATTTTATGAAGGTCGACCACTACAATAAGATTCATGTAATTGGAGACGTTCATTCATGCTTTACAGTTTTATCTGCTTTTGCTTCCGTAAATAAAATTTTAGATAATCCAAATGAATTATTTATTTTTGTTGGAGATTATTTCGATAGAGGGATAGAAACAAAAGAAGTTTTTGAATACCTAGAATTGATTTGTAAACAGCCAAATGTTATTTTATTAGAGGGCAATCACGAACGACATCTAAGAAACTTTATCTACTTAGATAATCAGGAACTCGAAGAATTAACAGATATTTATGAAGATAAAGATGAGTTTTTCAATAAGGCAATGAAAGTGTTTCGAGCTAGGGGTTTTATTTCAACTCTTAGAAGTTTTATTAAGTTTGGTATTACACAAAAAAGAATTAAGACCGTAGTAGAAAAATTACAACAACTTGCATATTTCACATATAAAGGACAGGATTATGTAATAACACATGGTGGTATTATGCCTCAAATGTTAGATAATTTAAATATGGTATCAACTCACCAAATTATTAATGGTGTTGGCGGTTATGAATTTGATATTGATTCTGAATGGGATAATTCTGACACTATACAGATTCATGGTCATAGAAACTTATACAGACAACCTTTAGACACGTATAAAGACTCTATTAACCTAGAAGGACGTGTAGAAAAAGGAGGACACTTAAGAGCTGTTACTATTGATGAAGATAACTCTATCATGCCTCACGAAATCAAAAACCCAGTATATAATGAAAAATTGTTATTAGATACTAGAGACCATTTAAAAGAAATAGACCCAGAGCTAACTGTAGAAACCTATTTAAATATTGCAAAAGAGGATAGAAAAACAATTAAAGTAAAACCTACTCATGATGATATTGTATCCGTCAATTTTACTAAACATGCCTTTACTAAAAAGAACTGGAACCAATTATCTGTTACCGCAAGAGGACTGTTTATTAGAGAAGATGACCATACAGTTGTAGGAAGAGGGTATCCTAAATTTTTCAACATCAATGAAATGAACGAAACTAAGTTAGAAAACTTGCCTGACACTTTATCATTCCCAGTAGATGTTTATGAAAAAGAAAATGGTTTCTTAGGCTTAATGTTCTATGACGAAAAGAGAGATGAGATTATCTACGCAAGCAAATCTAGCACTCATTTATCTAAAGACAATGAATATGCGCTAATGTTTAAAACCATTGTAGAAAATTCAAAAATTGACTTAAATACTTTAAAAGAAACATTAAAATATTCTAACTCCACATTTGTATTTGAGGTTATTGATATTGAAAACGACCCCCATATCATAGAATACAACGAAAACAAAATTGTTTTACTCGACATTATTAAGAATGAATTACAGTTTAATAAACTTCCTTACAAAGAAGTAAAATCTACAGCACAGTACTTAGGATTACCTTACAAAAAACAAGTTACTACTTTAAATACATGGGTAGAGTTCTATAACTTTGTTACAGAGGATAACAAGGAAGAAATTGAAGGTTATGTCTTTGAGGACAGCAATAAATTTATGGTCAAACAAAAATTAGAATATTATAACAACTGGAAGTATATGAGAGGTTTAATTTCTTCTGTAGCTAAGTCTAGTGGAAATAGACCTAAACAATATATCCTACAAAAAGATAAAACCCTAAGAGAATTCTACTATTGGCTAGAAAAGCAAGATAAAAATTATCTAAAAGAAAATAGGGACAATATTGTAGGGCTAAGAAAGGAATTTTTATATGAAGTTTAATGAAACATATGCTAAATATATATCCGACACATTTTATAAAGTTAAAGAATTATATACATCTTCAGAGTCTACCAGAAGAACGGTAAATGACATTAATTATAAAGTTTCATATATTTACGATGTTAGTAAAGAGACTGACTATGTAAATAGCTTTATCTTAGGTGATTTTTGTAAAACAACAAATCAAAACAATCGCATATTTGAAGAAAAGTTAGATAAGATTATAGAGCTTGTAGAACCTGCAAAAGAGAATAAGTATATAAAAGAAAAAGTATTAGAGAAGTTAGATACATTAGTTGTAGATGTAGACCAAGAACCTACCTTACAACTAATCAAAGAATTAATTAAAGATATTAAGTGAGGTAAATATTATGAAACTATATCAAGTAGAGCATGACAATTGTGAACCTTATGAAGAAAATTATCACTATAGGGAAGATAAGGTCTATAAAGATAAAGAAAAACTTGTTCAAAGACTTACAGAAGAAGGATATGAAGAAGAACAAGACTCTTTCTTTGGGCAACAATTTGTTAAAGATTTTGTAATCGGTATAGATGTAGTTAGGATTCATGAACTAACGATAGAGGACTAAGGAATTTTTTCCTTAGTTTTTTATTTACCTATTGACATACTTTCCAATATACACTATAATTAATTTAAAGGAGGAATAATTATGGGTAATTTAGTATCTTTAGGTATGGTAGCAATCATAGTACTCATTATAATCTCTATTCTATATACAGTATTCTTTGTATTAATGTGTAAACTTGTAAAGAAAGATAGAGAAGAATTTAAAGAGTTTGAAGTAAAGATAAATAAAGACTTTCAGGATTTCACTAACTATACTGAAAAGGTAATGGAAGATAAACGTAAAAACAGTAAGATAAAAAATCATGTATTAAAAGAACTAAGTAAACATAAAAAATAGGATTTTAAATAACTTTAAAATCATTTTACCATCATTATGGAATTAGGAGGAAAATTACTATGAATATAAATTATATTGATTTAGTATTAGAAAATTGTGATGTTATTCGTCTAGCTCCAAAAGATATTGACTACTTATATATAGAAGGAATTACGGAAACCTTTACATCTCAACCCTCTTCAGAAGGAAATTTCTACACAGATAAAACAAAACATTGTAGCCACTTAGGACTTCTTATCAATAACCCGAAAGAGTTAACTTTTGATAGCCTAGACGGAGAGATTACAGTGTACGAGAGAGTAGAAAACTTCCATGACATTACAGCTATAGATATTATCTACGAGGATAAAACACATGAATATATCTACGTGGATTGGAATGATTACAATGATAATTACAACTTAAACCAAAAGACCGATTATTATTATAATATACTAGAAGTAACTATAGGTAAGGAAAATGCTAAAGAATTTTTAGAAGAACCTAGAAAGGAAACGGATAATGAAACTACAATGAATATACAGCCCACTCTACAAGAAAAAAAAGCAAAAGCCTTTGATGAAATTGTATACAATTGCTACTATCAGTTAAAATCTTATAATGAATTAGATAGAATTGAATGTAATACATTACTAGAAATTATAGAAGAATCTTTCGAATAATTATTGACATTCTAAATACTATCCTATATACTATCCTGTATACTAGATATATAAGCAATTAGGGAGGTGGTTATTATCTATGATTTAAAAGTCAATTGGATTGAGTCGTGGAAACGTGTAAAGGAGCTAGAAAGAGATTTAAGTAAATAACAAGTAATTATATTTAAGGAGTAGTATAATAATCTACTCCTTTTTATTATAATAAAGCAGATACATAAATATACTTATAAGGTAACCTATATATAAAGTTCTATAGATAGAGCTACTCTTAATGAATATACTATAAACACACAAGTAAAAGATGTCAAGTTTATTAGTTGACTTTTATAATAGAATAGACATTATTTATGTTGACTTTATAATAGGTATGTTGACTATTATGTGCATAAATACTATGGGTGTTGACTTCTGTAATTAAACCCCTATAAATATGCCAAATCTATAGTACCCCAACTAGACCCCATAGCAAATAATAAGCGTACCCTTATTATGTTGCATACTATATACCCCCGTAAATTATTAATTATATTTTTTATATAATTTCATTTTAAACAAATAAAAAAGAGGGATTATTTTCCCTCTTTAATAATTTCTAATGTTTCTTTTTCTTTTTGTTTTAACCAATCTTTATTAAAACATTCAACACCAATAACTCGAATGTCGTCTGCAATATCGAACCATTGCCCTGCAAGGTCACAATGTCCTAGCTCAACCATTTTGTTTCCGTATTCTTTAGCTCGTCCTACTGTCATAATCATAAATATCAATTCCTTTCTTATCGTAACCACGTTTCAAGTGGTAATGTAAATTGTAACTGTATTAACTTTAACACAATTCCCGTTATTGTGCAAGCCCCTAGACTAATAAGAATATTATCCGTTTTTTCCGTGCTTTTGATTGTTTTGTTTTTCCATTTAAATCTAATCATTTTATAAATCCCCCAAGTCTTTCATTTCTTCTATTATTTCATTGTTTGGTGTTTCTAGAAACCATTCAATTTGTGAATCTATTTTTAAATTTAAGTGGTATATTTCCATATTAGACAACAATTGTTGTTTACTAATTGTGTACCCTTCTTCTTTTAGTTCCTTACGTAATTCGATAAATTTTTTAATTGCTTGTGCTTGTTTCATTTGTTTTTCCTCCCTTGATTAACTTTCTATAATTAGAATAACATAGCCCCAGAAGTTTGTAAACCCTTTTTGGTAAATTTTTTTAAATTTCTTTTTATTCCTATTATATAGAAGAAACACGACACAAGTTAAGTTGTTTAAATTTTCAGAATTGTTAGACAATTCTGAATTGTTCTAAATATGAAAACAATTCCGACTATTTAAAAGTGTAAAATTTTACCTAAAAAATGCTTTACTTTTATTCCCAATTACTGTATTATAATAAATGTAGAGGAGCTAACAAGCCAACTACAAAAAATCTATAAAAAAGGAATTGATTTATTATGAAAACAATTAACGGAATTAAAGGATTAAACAATTTACCAAGATGGGAATCACAAGACATTTATGCAACAATTCAAAGCTACCTACGTTATAACGACATGGATAGCGCAAGAATCATTGTGAACAACTTTCAGGTACATGACTATGAAGACTCAAACGACATGTATTATGAAGTGTATACAAGTGAATTTGTATTTGATATTGATTCAACTTTAGAAGAATTTGAATATGATATTATTAGAAATGAAAAATTAACAAAAGAATATAAAACAATTAAAGGTTTAATTAATGCTTGTATTAGAGAAAATTCTAAAAAAGAAATGTTCACATACAACATGTTTACTATCATATAAAAAAATTATAGAAGCGGTCACAATGACCGCTCTCCCTTTTGTCTAAATTGTCAGAATATTTAGAAATCTACTACCCTATATATTTTTCGGGTAGAAAGGTTTTTTGCTACTTAGTGATTTTTGCTACTTATTCACTTCTGAAAGATAATTTATACTTAGTCAAAACCGATTCTTATAGAAAATAGTCCTAGGTGTCTTATTTCACCCTAGGACTTTAGTTTATACTTACTGAAATTTGTATTTATTGTCAATGATAATACTTAACATAGAGTAAAAAGGTAACTTATATAAGGTAATATCATGACTATTATCTACATTGATAGACAAAGTATAATAATTATCTCCTTCTTGTATTACTAACTTACCACCGAATATTTTATACTCTGCTCCTGTAATATCAATTACTTTATTATATTTTATATCTAGAGCTTCTAAATACTTTTCTAAGTTACTCTTTTGTTCATTAAGAAATTGTTCAATTGAGTAGCTTTCCATTTCTGGATTCATAAACATGGGAGCTTTACCATCTAAATAACTAAAACTATCAATAAGCTTTAATAAATCCGCTTCTGTACCTCCATACTCACGTACTGTGTAAAGTAACTCATAATATATCTTATCCTTTGCTTGTTCTTCATTCATATAAAAATCTCCTTTTCAATAATAATCTTAAATTTATACTTAGGTATCTTAACATCCTATAAGCTATTGCATCCTATTGTATCTTACGGGTTTTATCATAAGACTATCTCAAGGTAACTTATCTTAAATGATTTATCCTATGGTTATCTACCCTCTAACCAATCTTCAATAAATAAAACGATTCCTTGACTATCCGTATATCTAAGGTTTTGTGTATCAAACAACTCATCCATATCATCAATCAACTTACATAAATCACTATCAATTACATCATTATCATAATTCTTTAAATCTGATAAAAATAATTCAAACAACTTATCCTTTGCCTCTTGAATATTCATCATAACATCTCCTTTTAATAGTAGAAGCGGAACTTATAGTTTTATCCTAAATATATTCCGCTTCTTATCTCAAATTTATACTTGTCTACTTAGTAATTATTTAACTTAACGTATTCTAGGATAAAACCCCTTAGAAAAATATTCTTGTTTTTTATTTAACCTACAGTGGTCGTTTAAACAGTAAATACGTTATTTCTTTAATCCTTTTGCCTTTTTATCCTTCTCTTCTTGAGTAAGGACTTTTCTAAATGTAATAATATCTTCTTGAATAGTAACCCTGACTGCTACTTCTCTTCCTCCATCAATCTTTTCTAATACTTCTACCTTATCTCCATATTGTTTAAGTAGTTTTGTAATATGTTTTGGTACAGTAGTGTAAATATCCCATTCCCCATTAATATAATCATAATTACAAGTTGTTTCCATTTCTTCTCTTGAATAACCTTTATCTACAATTTTCATTATTATTCCTCCCTTTATTTGAATATAGTTTAATTATAAGGTATAAGGGAATGAGTGTCAATAGATAAAGAGTAATTAATTGAAAATCGTTTTTTCGTGACATAGAAGTATATTATAAAAATCCACTACGCTATGCTAATACTAATCTTGAGTAATCTATACTTACTATAAAACCTTTTTACTATTACACTTACTATACTTATTACTATATATAATATTAATTATTGTGTTTACTAAATAAATAAAATAGGAGGTGTAAAACACCTCGGTTTTAAGGTGTTTTATTCCTCCACCTCTTTGCTTACTTTGCAGGTTTGGAAAGTAAGTGGCTTAGATGAACTATGAAATAGTTCAGATAAGTCATAGGGTTTTAATTCTTTTGTTAGGTACTGTTCAAGATGTATTATCCCACTAACAAAAGTAGATGCAAAACTTATGAAAATTATGCTTTCATCTTACTCCCTCAAAGGGTTTCACGATTTATGTGTATAATACAGAATGGACAATTTTTCCCAAAATATAATACAGAATGGACAATTTTCATATACAGAGCTATATTAATCTTGTGTATCTTATAATACAGAATGGACAATTTTTCAAATATGTATACAATATACTAACTACCACTCGCATAGTATAAAGTATCTATTTAAAATACTATCACTTACTATTTTCTTCCGCTTCATTAATCCATTCCTCAAGTATATTAAAAGAATTACTTCCTGTTCCTTGTGTATAAGTATAATAAGGGTTAATAACCATAATAGATTTGTCTAATTCGTTTAATCCTGTTGGTTTAATGTCATACAGTAAATATCTACCAGTGACCTCTTTAGACTTAGCGTTGAGTATACCTAAATATCTATCCATTGTAGTTCTACTTATACCCAGTTCTTCGGATAATTTTACTTTGCTTATAGGTTTATATTGCTTATTTTCGTTATCCCACTCAGACATAACTAAAGTATTATTAGAGCCTTTTTCATTATTTTTCTTTTTTCTTGATGATACTTTAATGAATGGTACTAAAGACAAAAATAATCCTACTACTTTGGCACTGTCTCTTTTATTACTTTCTGTTAAACCATTATACAAATCCCTTATAGGTTTGTCATATATTATATAGTAATTTAACTCTTTTTTCTCCTTAGGGTATATTTTACCTCTAATAAGAATGTCGTCTGGTATATATAAACCTTCATCATCTTCTCCTATAATACCTTTCTTCTTCATTATACTTTTAACATTCCTTGTTTGTTGTAACTCTAATTTCCATATTTTACTTAGATTTTTAATTGACATGTCTTTATTATTATCCGTTAGCAGATAATGATGACCCGTCTCTATATCCCTATAATTTGTATAAGTCATTAGAACTAGTAATCTACCTATTTCATCAAAACTAGCATTATACTTATTTCTTAGGTTACTTTGAAACTCTGTAATAAAATTAAAAAACTTTTCTTCAAATTCTTTACGTTCTAGTTTACCACTAATAATATCTTTAGATATGTACTCAGAAGGGTCAAATAAAGGCCTCCAAATAGGGTTCATATATCTAGTTTCCCCAGTTTCAACATTAACTTCTCTACCTTTAAAATGTTTATCCATACCTTATCACCTCTACTACAATTATACTACTTACCCTAACCACTGTCAACAATAATATAAAAAAAAGAAGCGGAATAGAAAACCGCTTCTGACACTCATTCTATTTTCTAGGATAAATACTACCTAAAAATAATTCCCGTCTGTAGATTGCACGTAGCCTTTACGAAAAACGGCTAAATTTTGATTCTAGGAAACATTATAATCCAAAATACTTCAAAGCTATAACAATTATAGATAACCAAAACACTACATTACATACAACACTTAAAGTAATTAAATATTTATCCTTTTCTTTAAGTGCATTCCCTAATAACCAAATAAGGTTAAAGCTCATTCCTAAAAACAAGATAACTCCTACTACTATAACTAAAATACTACTAATCATAATCTCAACTCCTATCTTTTAAGTTTAACCACGATAATAAAAACAAGAACAACTATCATAATAAATAATGCAATACCAAATACAGTATACATAGCCTCCTGCTCACTCATACCAGGTTCCCATTGTTCTTTATGGTCTACAGTATGATTACCATTACTACTATCTACAGTAGAAGCACCACCATCATTATGAGGTGTAACGACTGGTACATGATGTACATAACTACTCATATTATAAACCCTCCTATTATATTACTAATACTTCCACATATAGCAAGTAAACTTATAACAATAGCCATAAATAAACCACCAAATATACATGCTTGTACTATATCACTACTCTTATTATAGTTATTAAGCACCCAATTATAATACTCATTACCTAACCATATATACAAAGGTATACTGATAATAGCTAGAATTAACATAATAACATCAATCATAATCCCACTCCTACAATCCAAAGTAATCTAATGTAGCACCAAGCCCAGATAATCCAAGAATAACTGTTAGTAGTATAGCAACTGAAAGTAATACTTTATCCTTAGTATAAAATACTGCATACCACATAAACCCAAACACACCTACTGAAACTACACTAATTATACTTATTACAATGAACTCTATAATACTACTAATCATAACCAACACTCCAATACTAAACTATATATACATACAACAATAGCAATCACTGGTACTGAGAATAAGATACAGTTAACTAAAGCCCGCTTCCCCTCTAATTCTAAGATACTATTACCAATAATAATTAAACATATAAGATTAATTGTAAGTAATACTAAAATTAAAATCATAAGTTACACCTCCTAATACTTATTATATATCAAACACTATTCTCCTTTTAACATAAATTTATCTAATTTTCTTTGTTCTTCCGCTTCAATACGTTTCCTTTCCATACGTTTAATTAAGTAATAGTCCATAACTACTGAAATATTCTTACTTTCTTCTAATAGCTTTTCTAATTCTTCTACCTTATCTTCCTCATAGGTAGTATTAATACTATGGATGTATTTACTCTTATACACAAACACAATAACATCACAATATGCCAATCTACTAACAACCCTAATAGAATAGCTAGAATCTACCTTATACTCATAATATGACATAGAACCTTCTTGTATATGTAAGCCGTTATCAACAACAAACTTTTTTAAATCAAAAACTTCCATAATTAATCTCCTCCTAATTTCTTCTATATACTTACTATAAGCTATAACTCATAGAATGTCAAACATTAATTTCAATTATTTACTATAAATTTTGTATTCTTTTAATACCCTCTATATGCTCTATAGACAACGTATAACAAACGATAGTGCTTTTTAATATAAATATACCTAAATACATATAAAACCCTATATACGTTAAATATGAAAGAATTAGAGCATAGTAAGGTATAATAAAAACCGCTTCAATAATAGAAGCGGTAATATACTTTATACTAATTTAGAAATTAATTTAACTACTTCAATAGAAACAGGATTATTTTTGTTGTCAGCACAAGAAAAATCTTTACCTAATAATGAACCACTTAAGTAAATTCTTTCACCTACAACATTAAATACTAGCGTCTTAGTACCACGAATTACTACTACATACTCATGACCATCTGTAAGAGGTAAAACAAAACCACCAGTAATATCTCTAACTAACTGAACTAATGCCTTATTTTGTGGTACATGGCTACCTTCGTTTCTACCATATTCTACTTTATTCTTTTCTTTTGACTTTTTAAACATAATTAATTCCTCCTAATATACAATTACTCATAATCAGTGCTTGTTAAATCTAAAAGTACATCTACAATAGCTTTAGGTTTATTAGCATCAACATGAATATCTGTCCCATTATCATCAGTAATAATAACAGTGTCACTGATAATTTCAATAGGTACTTCATTACCTTCAATACTTTTTACTAAATAACAATCTCCTTCATACCCATGTTCTTTACTTACTTCAAATCCTTCATTCTCTAAATAACTAATTAAGTCCATAATTAAATTCCTCCTACTATTCTTATGTACTTACTATACCATGTACTTAACACTTTGTCAACCCATTAATTCAACTATATCTACATCTTCATAATTAAAAGATAACGTGTCTCCTTCTTTACTAATAGATAAGTAGAATATAAGGTCTTCTAAGAATATAGGGAGTACCCTACCATCGTTAAATCTAATATATACAGTTCTAGTATCTTCCCTAGTATCCTTATCTATATCATTAAACTCAAAATTATACTTACTTAAATCATACTTATCTAATTCCTTAGGATATTTCTTTTTATTCTCCTCGATAATATTTCCCATTAATTTCTTATTATCTTCTTCTAGCGTACCAATTAGTTTACTATAAGCCGTGTTTATTACAGGAATATCTCTATCTAATGTAAAAGGTTTTTCTTTAATATCAAACTTAACATCTACTTCTACACTGCCTGCATGATTAAATTTATATTCTACCTCAATATCTAAATTATCTACCAATTCATGTAACTTATCTTTAACTTCTTTAGTAATTGATTCTGACAAATTTTTATTTACCATTATACCACTCCTTATTATTACTTAACAATATTCGTATAGTTTATTTTACAACCCAAAGTATTTAAGAATAAGAAAGATAATCGTTAACCAGTACACTATATTAAGTACAAGCGTAGCTATAAACAGAAATACATCTTCATACTTAACCGCTTCTACCATCAAATAAAATAAGTAACACGCTGTACTTAATACAATAATACTAATTATAATAACCATTAATATACTACTAATCATAGTAACTTCCCATCTTTCCATACTGTCTGTAATTCATTATTTACTTCTACGTTGATAGATACAATATAGTCTTCCGCATCAAAATCATAGCGTCTTAAAATATTGTTAACACTTATATCATATTCTATATCAGCCGTATCTTCATAAACTACAACCACTTTATCTAACTTAGTATTTAAACCTATTTCTTGTTCTATAGTAAACAGTGTATCATTCTTTATATATGGAAATGAATCAAACATATCTTTATTTTTATAGAATTGTGAGAAAGATATTCCTATGATACCACAAGATACCTTTACAATAGTATTGCCTTGTTCGGCTTCATAATCTCCCTGTTCTAATTCTCCTTTATAGTATAACCCCATTAGTTCTTTAAATGTTACTTGCTTTTTAATTTTCATTATAATCTCCTCCTACTTGTTTATAAGCCTATTATACTACTTGCTATATAGAATGTCAACAATAAATATAAAAAAGAAGCGGAATAGTTTACCGCTTCTACCTACATACCTTAAAGAATTCATAAATTTTCTCAATCTTACCTTTTTCTTCTTCCATTTCAAGTCCTTGCTTTAGAAATCCATCTAGTGTAGAAGTCCAGTGCTCCGCAAATACTTTATCATATTTAGGAATATAAATAATAGGATTACCATTATTACCAACAGAGTAAACATTTAGACCCTCAATATCTAAGATAACAGCACTATTTAAACTTGCTTTAGATAACTCAGTATCTGCTACCCTAACATAATCTAATACTGCATGCCGTAAACTAGTATCTTTAAACGTACATCCTACTAATGTTGCACACTTTAAATGACTATGATTCATATTAGTATAATTAAAATTAGTATTATATATTTCAGTAATTATAGTAGAATTACGAAGGTCAGTATAACTCATATCTACATCTTCAATTCTACATGCAAATATCTCACTATTATTTATATTAGATTCCTTGAAGTTAGTACCATGTAAATTACAATTAATAATCTCAGTACCTGATAGGTCTGCAACTGACAAGTCTACGTTACTTAAATTAACATTTTCTAACCTAGACCCATGGAAATCTAATCCACGTAAGTAATAACCACTTAAGTCTATATTCTCGATAATACAATTGCTGAATGTTGTGTGTTTACCTTCCTTACATTTAGTTCTCATCCACAACTTACGCTCTTTTATCCTATTATCTATATCTTCCTTACTTAATCTAGTTCTATTTGTAGTTTCTTCATTAAACATAATAACTTCCCTCCTTATAAGTATATATTAAGTATACCAAATACTATATAGAATGTCAATACATATATATACATGTATACAAAAAAAGTGTAGAAGCGGAAACCATATAAGAGTATATATAAGTAATAGTATATAAAGGTAGAATAAAGCATTGATAGTACCAGATTAGTATAAATAACTAATACATTAAGGTAGATAACTAGTATATTACTATAGATTAAGTGTAGAATATTAAGCATTATACAGTAATTAAAGTAAGTAAAGTATAATAAATATCTATATTTCAAACATAATATAACCGTATACTACATTAAGTAGGACGGGACGGAGGGTCGAAAAAGTTCTGGGGTTTGTATTATCTGTTTCTTTGTCTATTGTATTGTTATTGCTATTGTATTGTTATTTACTATTAGTTTTTATTGTTTATTGTATTACCTATTACCTATTACTTATTGTATAGTTACTTACATTGTTTCTTATTTACATTGCTTATTATGCTTATAGGGTATCTATATTTACTTCTTCTATTATTTATTCTTTTACACTACTCCCTCTTATACCTTTATTTATTCACTTATTTATTTCTAATTACTTTCTTTACAATAACTCTATTCTTCTAGCTATCTTTCTTTCTTCTTTTTCTTTTTCTACTACATATTCTTATATATAAGAAAAAGTTCTGGGGTTCGTTTTCTTTTAATTGGTTTTAATTTAGTTATCTTTACTTATTTAATTTTATTTTTAATTATAGGTATTTATTACTATACGTATCAGTGTATATAATTATTATTATACTTTAAGTTATATATACATATATATATTTACTATGTATAATATACTAGGTTAGTGTATTTCAGTCTTTCCTTTTATCTACTATATACCTATTCCTATCTTTATATCTTTATATCTTTTTACTATTTTTTTATATATATTTAGTTTATTTATTCTTATATTACAACAAAACCACTATATACTTTATATATAGTGGATTTTTAAGACTTTATTCTTTTTATTAAGCTAACTCAATATTCTTTATTCTAATATTTCTACTTCTTTTATTTCTATTTGAATTAGTGAGTCATACTTTTCTTCTTTTTTAAGTGAACTTGCAAAAGCATATTCAGATTCAATTAACCCACTACCATACGCCTTTTCATATAACTCTTTATAAGTACCTTTAAATACGAGTTTATCAGGTAAGTTATTATAATGTGGGTCATTTGTATTTTTCCAGTAGTGTAAAGTTAACTGAAACTTATGTCTATTCAAGTTAGAAAAAGCATCAATATTTTCATCATACACCTCTTCCTTTAGTTTTTCTATACACATTTTCTCAATTACGTTATAAATTTTTACTCTTGCCATTTAAATCTATCCTTTCTAATGTTTAGTTTAGTTAAATAGTATTACAAACATCTTTATAGGTGCTAATTTTTATATATTTGTGTCACTTTATCATTCTCTACAATTAAAATATCCCCATCCTCTATAGGAACATCCTTACCCTCTATTTCTACAACGGGTTTGTAAGTAAAGTAATAACCAAGTGAGCTCTCTCCAATACCACAATTTCTTGTTTTAATCATAGGGTATTTATCTCTTTCATATATCCACTGTTCATCATCTACTTTAATTTTCATCTTCATACCTCATAAGTTTATCTATATGCATGGATAGTTCTTTGTAATCATTTATGTCTATATAAGTCTCAAATTCAGAGGTATTAATATCAAATATATTTAAGAAAATTGAATGAGGGGTTTTCTCAATTGTATAAAAATTAGTATTATCATCCAAGAAGAATATGTAGTGAGTTTCATTTCCTACTTCTTTCTTTTCATACCCTATATTTCTCTTTTCTAATATCTTTTCAATAGAACTTTCACTATTATCTTCTATCCAATCTTTAAACATGTTAACACTATTTCTAGTTCTATAAAAGGAATCTAAGATATTAATACTTTCCGTCTTTTCTACTAATTTATAAATATCTTGAATATGAATTGTATCATCATAATCCATAATATTATCAACTAACAATCCAAACCATTTATTACGTAAATCTTCTAATTGTTTTTTATCCATAATTAACTCTCCTTATTTGTATTTAAAAAATTTGTCAATATCTTTGTTAGCAGGTTCTGTAGGTAACCAACAATCTATAACTTGGTAAATATTTTCTTTTCCTTTTAGTGATTCATCAAATTGTATAATTTCATTTTGTCTAAATGTTCTATTACGTGTACCTTTAATAATTGTTAACTCATGAATCTTAAATAATAGATTGAGTATAGTATACCGAATATGGTATCCGTTCTCTAACTCTAAGTCCCACTTATCACTTAAATTTTCTAAACTATAATGTTTTCCATTCTCTTTAATATAATTTATTACATCTATTGTATCTATTTTAATCCCCCATATTTCACAAAATTTCTAATCCTAGTTATAAATTATCTTCCCCACATAAATTTTTCAATATTAGAATTATCTGGTTTTATTCCTAGATGATAATCAATAACATCATAAATATTAGTATATTTTAAAAGGTCTAGTTTAAAACTTTGTAAGTAAATATCTATTAGTACCCCTTTAATAAGTCCATTACTAATAAACAACATTTCTTCATTTTCAAGAGTCTGATACTTAATGTAATACCCACTATTTAAATTTAGTTTCCATGTGTTAGAGGTCTTGAAGTAAATCCCATAGTCCTTAACGTATTGTACTACCTTTTCATATTCCATAATTTATCTTCACTCCTTAATTTATAATCACTTTCATAACTGTCATTCCCATATTTCTTGCTTTCATTTACTGCTTGCATCATTGTATTTACAGTCTTAACTACGTATTTTTCTGTTGCTTGGTCTAAATTAGGTTTAGTTTCTTTATTGTTTAATACTCTTAAAATAAATTTAAAGGAATCAAGAATTGAAATAATATCTAATTTACTCTGTTTACCAATATATTTATTCCTATTAATACGCTCTTCTTCCTCTAGCATATTGATAATATATCTCTTTCCTTCTACAACATGTGTATAATCTCCTTTAAACTCTTCTTCAATAAATTCAATTACTTTTTCATATGTGTTTTTCATAATTAATCTCCTCCTAAATTCTTTGTACCTTAAGTATACAAAAGACTTAGGTGAATGTCAACACCTAAGTCTAAGTTTTTTTATTTATGTTTAATAAATTTAATAATATCATTCATAATTTTAATGGATTCGTATCCAGTATTAAGTTTAAATAGGTTTTGGGTATACCCTTGTTCTTCACTAGTTAATAATAAGGCTTTAATATGTACTAAATTCTCTTCAATACCCTTTAGTAAGCTATTTAATTCTTCTCTTAATTCTTTTTCTAATTTTACTTTTTGAATATCTGAAGATATTTTTTCTAACTTTTTATTCATATCTTCTTTAGTAAAGTACTTAATTTGATATAGTTCTACTAGAAGGTCGAACCCCTCTACTTTTTCATATTTTACACCCTCTACAGTTATAACATACTCACTATCTAGTACCTTCCTAACAGTAACATTATGTTTACCTACGACACCTTCTACTACATCTCGTTCCTCTAAATACTCAACAATATCAATATCTTTTAATAAATCTAATTTACTCATAATAAATTCTCCTTTAAATATATTTTTTTAATTCTTTTGTATCTAAGTTCCCTACTAAAATAGGATACACTTCCTCTATAGATTTTTTAGGTAAATTGATAAGTTCTCCTGTATCTAAATCAAGTACCACAACAGTTCTATTAAAGAAATGGTTTTTAAAGAATACAATAACCTGTTTCCCGTTTATTTTTTCCCTAATTTCTACATGGCGCATTAGCTATTCCTCCTTATTTATTCATAAAAGATTGTAACTTTTCTAGTTTCTCTTCTTCCTGCTCTTTTCTTTCATTTTCTAATTTATTATAATACAAGTATTGTTTCTTATAGTAATCAATTACACTTGTAATACCCTTATTTAACCTTAGTGCTTTATTAGTAACCTCCTCTAACTCTGTGATATGACAAGGCATATGTCCTTTTATGACTGCTACTTCTACATTATCCTTGCATAAACATATTTTATCTTCTAGTATATGATAATTAATTTGATAGTTGCCTATTGTATAAACATGCAGATTCGGTGGTACTAGTGTTCCATTGCGTATTATTAATCTTTTAATATCTTCCCATGTAACTCTTTCCATTATTTATCTCCTCCTCCTAAATTAAGTTAGTCCCTCTTTTTACTTCTACTTCTAAAGTATATCCTTCATTATACATTTCGTTACCTTTATTTAGTTTATTTATATCACCAGTATCTTGGTATTCTTTAAAGTTTTCATTTGCTTGCTTATAGTATTGAACCATTTGTCTTAGTTGTTCTTGTGCCTTAGCATCGTCTTCTGTTTCAACAGGTAACTCTTCTACATAAGTGTCCATATTCTTAATAGCATATTGTAATGTTTCTGCTTCTACGTTTTCCTCTGGGTTATTAATTTTACCTACTAATTCTGCATAGCGGTCTAATCTATCTAATATTGTTCCTTGTGCCCTAGACTCAAAAAAGTCAGATAAATATTTTTCACTTGGGTCAGTTGTTACATTTGCATTAGGGTTTCCGTTTCCACCTTCACTACTTCCATTATACTCTTGTGTTGTACTTTGTTCTGTTGTTACAACTTCATTAGTGTTAGATTCCAGAGAACCTTCTTTATGCTCTGTAGTACCACAACCTCCTACGAATAACATCAGACCTAAACTTCCTACCATAAATAATTTTTTCATATGAAACATCTCCTTTTCTTATCTTAATTAGAGTATAACAAAAGGGAATCTGAATGTCAACAGATTCCCTAAACTTTTTTAAATATTTATATCTTCTCGTTCTCTATACTCCAGACTAACTAAATACTGAAGTGCTTTAACTAAAGTATATAAGGTTTGTTTTTCTATAGTACCAGTCTTAAGTTGGTATACATTACTATGAACAACATCATCTTCAATACTTGCAATAACAACACCTTTATACTTAACAAATACTTTTTTGTCTGAATACACTACATAACTTTTACCTTCATCCATAAATGAATCTACACAACCACAAATACAATTTAAAAGTTCTTTAATGTTTCCTTTTACCATTGTCCATACACTCCTTTAAGAATAATTATTAAACCAATTAACATAGACAGCAATAAAAATAATAAGAACGATACTGCCACAAATTTGTCTTTAAATTCTACATAATCACCTAGAATAAAAATATTCCCTACTTTAATATTAAATAAAACAGTTAAAAATAGTAATACCCAAATGAGTACTAGAATAGTTAACATATGATTCCCGTTGTCAAAAATTTATAAAACTTTATAAATTATATTCCTTTTTCAACGTATCCCCTTTTGAGTAAATTACTATATTCATTTACTCTACTCAAGTTTGTATGATACTCCAAAGGCTTAAATTCCCATACAACGAATGGTACATATATTTAGTATCTTATTAGTGATAATCTAAATATTATAATTAGCTAAATTAATACTAGCATTAAGGTCTCTATCAATACTAAAACCACAGTCACACTTAAATATTCTATCTGATAGTTTTAAGTTTTTGTGGATGTTACCACAATTAGAGCATGTTTTACTAGAAGGAAAGAATCTATCTGCAATAACAAGTTCTATACCTTTTCTTCCACACTTATATTCTAGTTGTTTACGGAACTCATAGAATCCTTGTTTTTGTATTGCTTTAGCTAAGTGTCTATTCTTCATCATACCACTTACATTCAAATCTTCTATAACAATTCTTCTAGGTTTGGTTTTCACTATAGAAGTTGTTGTTTGATGTAAATAGTTTTTACGAATGTTAGACAATCTTCGTTGTAAGAGTTTAATTTGTTTTTCAAGTTTTATAATATTGCAAGTTTTGACAAAGGTACTCCCTTCTTTATTATTTTGGTATTTACGAGATACCTTACGTTGCAATCTACGTAATCGTTTTTCTAGTTTTTTAACTCTTATTGTTTTGTTAATATTTTCATAAATACTTCCATCAGAGCATACGGCTAATTCTTTTATTCCTAAATCAATACCTAAAGATTCGTTTGTTAGTTCTTCATATTTATTTTCTTCTTCAATAGAAACACTTATATACCAATATTTACCATCAAAAGTGATTCTAGGATTGTAGTACTTAGTACCTACAGGTAATTGTTCAGATGTTCTAACCCAACCCACTTTTTCTAATAATACTGATTTTTCTTTTACTTTTAGTTTTTGTGTATCATTATAGAAACTAGGTCTTGTTTTCTTTTTAGATTTAAATTTAGGAAAACCAGATTGTTTTTTAAAAAATCTTTTGTAAGCATTACAAGCATCTTTAACTGCTTGCTTAGGAATATTATTACTTACTTCATTTAACCATCTAAACTCTTCAGTTTTCTTTAATTGTGTTATTTCTTTTCTTAACACAGAATCTTGTATAAATTTATTGCCTTGTTTATAATTTTCTTGTTGTTTTGCTAAAGTCCAATTATATATAAATCGTGCTATATCTGCTGATTTACGTAATTTTAACTCCTGTTGTTTAGTAGGTTTAAGTCTAACTTTTTTCGTTATCATTAGTTAATTCACCCTGCCAATTACGTAATGTTTGAGTGTAACACCTATCTCTTTACTAAATTTTCCTATAGACATATATGCCATATTATCACCTCTAAATATAACATAGCATACTTTATCCAAAAATGCAAATAAATTTATAAGTTTTTATAAATTATTACTACCTGTTACAATACCCTCCTATAAGTAAGAAAAGAAAGGTTCATTACTATATTTCTTTTCTATTTTTTCTAATTCTTTCTTTTCCATTTTAAATGTTTTTGCTTCATCTTGCTCACTAAGTAAATATAATACAACATCATCAAACCCGAATAATAACCTGAAATCTTTGTACTGTTTAAGTTCTTCAACACTAGCCGATACCCTATTGCATGTATAGGTTTTCATTTATATCTCCTACCTAAATCCATATACTTTGATTTACTTCTTATTTTAGCTAACTTTTCTTGCACTTCTTCTATAGGTGTTTCTTTCTTCTTTCTCTGTTTCTTGAGTGGTTTATTAACCCTTTTAGATTCTTGTTTAAGAAAATCATTAAACCCACTCATCGAACTATATCCTTAATAATTTCTAACTGACTCTCAATTACATCAACAGCATCCCTTAATTCTTCTTCCATAGCGTTCTCATAATCAGTTACCTGCTGTTCATCTTCTTCTTCTAATTTCTCAATATACTCTAACGCTAACTCAAACATACTTTCTAAATCCTTGTGTCCACCTCTATAATAACTTAATTCATTATAAAACTTTTCTTTAAAAAATAACATTAATACTCCTCCTTATATGCTTTTACTACACAATTTTGTAATCTTCCTAAATACCTTTTATATTTGATATATTCAACTATACCATAATTTAAAAGAATGTCAAGACTTAATTGACTATTTGTTAAAGTTCCTCTTAACTTACTAAATGTTTTCATTGATTCTAGTAATACCTGCTCCTTGGCAATCTTTCTATTTTCTAATTGTTTAACCTCTTCATAAAATATTTTTAAATTCATCATCAAAATCCCTCCTAATTAATATTATACAGATAAATAAAAAAAGGTCAAGGGAAAACTTCCACTTAACCTAATCTTTCTCAAATAAATAATATATAATACAAATACCTATAATAATTGATATAGTTAAAGGAGCCACTAATTATCTACTTCCTTTTCAAAACGATACTTATGTGTTACCTCACCATTATTATCTCTTGTGTAAATTCTATATAATTTAAATCTCTCACCTTCACGAAAGTCACTAGATTTGTAAAAACTTTTATCTATAGTTTTACCATCCGTTCTTCCAGGTAAAAAGTTTGGTAACTCATCCATAAATGTAGCTTTCTTATCTGTATCCTTTTTTAATGTTACTGTTGTAACATATTCTATATCTCCATTATTTTTAGTATTATTACTTTCACTGTCTTGGACTACACCTGAATCATACGCATTTTTCTCATAGTAAATAGAAGTCCAAGAATATGCAAATACAGCGCTTAATAGAACAGCAAAAAGTAATACATAAAATAGCCATTTCTTACTACTCATCTTTCCCACCTACAACCAATACTTCTTTATCTAGCAATGAACAATAAATCATTTTTTTACCTTCACCTAACATTTCTTTGTTTTTAATATATCTTTTAAGCAAGGTATTAGGATTAGATAAGTTATTGTAATCTTTAAGAACATCATCTATAAGGTTATCGAAGTAAGATTCATCTACAAGAGATATATAATCTATTTTTTGTTTAGAAATTACAGAAGAGCTTTTAGTTGTTACGTCTCTAACTTCTACGCCATCTTTAATATCCACAACTAAATCTTTTTGAGTGTATACTGCCTTAGGATTATTAACAACAGCAAGTAAGTTAATTCTATGGCCATTTTCATAGAGGGTTTTAGAAGATATACCCGAATCTTCCATATCTTCAAGGTCTGATAATTTACCCATACTATTACCAATATACTGACCTTTTTCTAAAGTAGTTCCATCAGCAAGGACAATATTATTAGGTAGGGTTGCAATAAATAAGTCATTACTGCTAATCTCATCATCTTTACTAATACTTGTAAATGGTTTAATAACATCACTATCCCTATCAAATAAAGATAGCTCTAACTCATCCATTGTATATTTCTTCTTACTATTATTAATTTCTTTATGTGTATCACTTTGTTTCCTAATCTCTTTTAATCTTTCTTGGTAACTCATATTATCACCCTATTCTTCAATTACAATGTTATCTGATAATACCTCATCTTTAGTGTCTTGTTTTCTTTCAATGTTATACAAGTCTAAGATATAATACAAACCATTCTTATGAATTTGATACTTACTATAGATTTCCTTATTCGTTAATTTACCATAATCATTAATCAAGTTCTCTAGTTTATTTTTATTATTCAGTATATGTTTAATTTTACTTAATAATCCTTTAGTAACATTACGTTTACCTAGTTTATGGTTATTAACAACAGTATATAACATACCCATACTAATGTTATGTACATTACAAATGTCATTAACTGGATGACCTTTACGATACATTTCTACAATGTCTTTTTCTTTTTTCGTTTTAAACTTACTTTCTAATGGTGTATATTTATTTTCCTTTACTAAATTCTTTTCCTCATTGTTTAAGTAAATAATCATAATACTATCTCTCCTTTAATAAGTATACATATACTTTATCATAACTTTTTACTTATGTCAACGATTAATTTTACGTAATTCTGACTCTTCAAATAATCTTTCTTCTCCAGTTAAACTGTACATAAACTTAGTACCATCAGTATACACATCATGTATATAAGCAATGTCATTATTGTCTCCTGCTACAAACTCAACAATATCCTTAATATTAAATTTATTATTATAATTATACTTATTCACATCCTCAGCTAAGTAAACATCAAAAGCAAGGAATGCATTAATACTAATGTCGAATGGAGCCCAATGTCTTTTATAATAACTAGATTCTTCTTTAATGTCTCTACTAATATAAGTCATCTTATGACCATTTGTACTATTGTCCGTTAACTTTACAATAATGTCACCTTGATTTTCTTGTCTAACAAGTAGTACTTTACCTTCTTCTAAGTACCTGATAATTGTCCCAAGGTCTTTAATAGGCTTTGCCTCTTCTAACTGTTTAAATACGATTTCTTCTACCATATAACTTCTCCTATTCTAAATAGAGTAACCTACTCTATCTAACGCTTGTTTTAATCTCATATCTTCTTCATCCAGGTCTAAGTTTTCATAGAACTCTTTTTCAGTTTCTTCTAAACGTTCCATGACTTCTTCATGTTTTTCTTCTGGAATATATTCTAAGATTACTTGTGTAATTGCTGTATCCCTAGCATTTTGTTTAACTAGCAACTCACGCATACCAACTAAACTCATTCCTTGTAGTTGTCCACCTGTAATCTTATGCTTAGTTTCCATTGCTTTTAATGCAAGTGCAGGGTCTACGGTGTCTACATATTGTAATCCTAAAGCACCTGCTTGAATAATGCTATCAAGTACTTCAATGTCATCATAAATGTCTTGCGTTTTTTTCTTAGCTACTTCGAAAGGATGTGTTGGGTCTACTTTACTAGCTACATCTACTTCTTTGTCTTCAATGGAAGAAACATTATTTTTCTTTCTACCATCAATATATTCTCCTAAATCCCAACCATTTTGTATAGCTTCTCTACGTTTTGTTTTATAACGACTAATAGCAGATTTAGATAATTCTAATCCATATTCTTTACATAGTTCTATAATATAATCATAACCTAAGTCTTCATCAATTGCATTATCTACCTTAGTACGTAATAACTTATTTTCGTAAAGTTCTACTAATATACTCTTTTTCTCTGGTACAACTTTAAGATTCTTATCATTTTTATTTCTCATCTTTTTTCTAGCCATATTTATGTATCTTCCTTTATTAATATAATAAATTAAACTAATGATGAAACACTTTATAGTAAACTACTATAACCCTTTTAGAATAAGGTTTTAAGAGGTATTTCATACTTAATATATCACTATTTTCCCAAAATTTTATTTTTAAAAAACCATAGAAATAAACTTGTAACTATCTAGTAGTAAATTTCTATGGTAATTATTTTCAAAATAAAGTAGGATTTCGAAAATATTTTTCATTATTTTATTCTTGCATTTTTATAATCTTTGACTCACCTTTAATTTTAGTAACTACTTTGTTGTAAGTAAAAATTATAGAATAACACTAATATTATTAATTATTACCAAAATAATTGTAAATCATGTTTATTTTTAATGTGTAATGTAAGACTATTATCTTCTAAAGTACTACCTTTAATAAGGTCTTTATGGAAGGAAATATTATGGTTTTTAGAACCTAATTCATAAATGTTAGCTTTGAAAATAAGAATAAACCCATTAGGTTCGTACATATCAAAACTTACATTACTTCTTGAAGAAGATACAGCAATAACTGTTTCAGGTAATACCTTAGTACCTGAGAATAAGTTTAGTAAATGATGTGTTTCTGTTTTACTTAACCTACCTTTAAGTAACTTAGACACCTCAAAATTCTGTTCTTCGGTAGTTACTAAGTACATTGTATGTGTAAAATCTTTAAAGTCTAAAGACGTAATTTGTGTTTCTGTAATCTTATATATAGTAAATCTTTTTTTATTAATAGTAAAAGAAGATTTAGTGATAGTGGGTTCTTCAAATACGCTAGAAACAGCATACTCTTGTACAGTCTTATCTTCCTTATACGTAGTCATAATATCAAAAGTATTCTTACTAGGTTCTTGTAACTTAGTAGTGTAACCTAGCATAGCACTTTCTAGGACAATACTAAAATTATTAAAGTCTGTTACTCTAAAATGAGGAACAAATACTTTATTATAAATCTTAAGAAAACCATCTTCCGATTCCTCTATCTCTACATAAGGCTCCGTTAATAGTTGGTAGGGAAATAACTCAGAACCATAACCTACCCCTACAATAGTAGGTTCTTTCTTTAATTTCTTTAATAATGTTTTTACACTAATAGTTGTTTCTTTATTAATAATCTCCATATTACCTCTTCCTTTTCCTTAATTTAAAAATAAACAATAAGTTTGTCGTTGTAAACGTTCTTTGTTCTTGTATAGCACACTTACCTATAAGTTTTTTAGACCTATAAACGTAATATATTCTATTTGTATGTAAAATATCTTCTTTTTTCTTACCTTTTTGTGTTAGTGTAATATATTTTTCAGGTAAATTCAAGTCCCTACTAATAAGATTTAACATATACTTCTTTTGCATACTAACATCAGTATTCGTTACATTGTCAAACCTCTTTATAAATTGTATACGATACTCATATCCCTTAGATTCCTTAGGTTGTTGCCCTTTTTTAGGGAAAAATGTAGGGTTTGCACCCGCTAAGTTATTTGTAGGCGCAAAGTTTACTGGTTGGTGCCATATTCTTTTTGGTTTATCTTTCTTCTTCATAAATACCAATCACCCCATTCTTAACTACATCAAAAAATGTCTCATCTATCAATTTCCATCTATCTGAATAACCATAAATAACAACTCTACAGAATAACTGGTAAGTTTTTTCTACCCCTATAAAACCAATAATTTGGTTTATAATAGCAGGTTTTTTCATTCTATAAGATTGTGTGCTTTTTGTTGCTAATTCATTTTGGTGACCATTCTTATTGAATGTAACTTTCTTGTTGTAGTACTTTGTATAGTCTCGTATGATTCTTAGCATAGTTAGTAAAGAGTACTTCCATAGAATATTTAAAGTATGGTAAGGACTTCTGAAAGGTGAGGGTGTTGCTTGTTTATATTTACCTACTGTAGGTTTACCTCTGAAATTAATGTAACTTATAATACCTACGTGGTCATGTTTATGTTCTTTTAGTATTTTTTCTACCTTAGGGACATGTTTATCATGACAAAATACATAAACATATTTACATACTAAGCTATAATAGTAAAGCTGTTTATTTAATCTTTGTGTAGAATCCCTCTCAGTTTTTATTTCTATTCCCATAACAGTACCGTTACGGTCTAGTACTAAACAATCGGTTCTACACTTTCCTTGACAAATTACCTTTTCATTAAATATTTTAATATCATCTATATTACTTGTTATCTCATCCTTATGAAATAAATGTTTTTTAGTCCTAATTAAATCTTTAATATCTTGCTCATAAAACATTTCAGACATTAATTCTACCTTCTTTAGTTTGTTTATAATATTCTACAACACTTTCTAAGGGTGTGTAAGACCGATTCCATTTAATATTTTCTAATGTAATAAACACCCCTGTATAATCTCCACCTTTTACAGTAACACCTTTAGATGTAGTGATACGTTCTTCACGTTGTCTTTCAAAGAATCCTTTACCACTTCTTCCAGTAATAGTATCTATACCAATACCACTAGGAATAATGTTAGCAACAAACAAAGGCTCTTTGTATACTTTTTTATATTGCTTTTTAACAGGTATAAGGCTTTTAATCCTATTACTAAGGTATGTCCCACCTTTTAATGTCTTAGTTACTTCCTCTACCTTATAAGCCTTTTGTGGCTTTTCTTCTTTTTTATCTTGTATAGCGTATACAAAAACATACTCATCTGAATTTTCTTCAATATGCTCTATCCAATAGATAGGCTCTTCCTTAAAATAATAAATACCTTCAGATATACGCATTGCAATTCGTTCATCTTCAAAACTTGTAAATGAAAAGTCCATTTTTTTACCACCTCTTTATTAATTTATCATACATAATAAAAAAAGTCAAGACCTATTCGTCTTGACTCTCGTTTTCCTTAGTTCTTTTACGTACAATATTTGCCTCTACTACTGATATAATAAATACAGTAATAATTCCTGATAAGAAGTAAAAGAAAGCAACTAATCCTGTAAATACAATAATGTGACCTACTGTATTTGGGTTAGGTAACATGTAGCTAAAATAGGAAATTACTACAAGGGTAATTAATCCTACTGTATAAGGAATGATTTCGTAGTAGTAAATAAAGTTACTAAATGGGCTTTTACCCATAGCAACACTACGCTTCTCAAAACTCCAAATTTCTAAAACCTTAGTAACTACATTAATAGTCACAATTACTGCGTATACGATACAAATAATTAATAAATTACTCATAAAATCCTCCTAGTCTAAGAATACTGTTTTGATTGTTAAGTTCTTACTACTATCTACTAGAAGCATTTGCTGACTAGGTGAAGTCCTAGATAAATTCAATTCTTTAGAATAATTATTAAATCCAATAGGACTGCTAGCTACTACATGTGTTTTATGAAAATCTTCTTGGGTTGCACTAAAGTGATGTACATGACCTGTAACTAATACATCTATATTTTCCTTAACTTCTACTTTACTAATATTCTTGCCTTTACCTTTTAAAGAATCTCCATGTGTCACACAGATATTAGTATTATTAACTTTATGATAGAATTTATAAATATCTTCTCTATTATCAATAATATCAATATCATTAATAACACCATTTTCTTGCATACATAAAAGAGTATCAAGAACAATATAAGCTACACTATCATTATAAATTTTGTGATTCTTGTTACCTTGTAATCTGTCATGGTTACCTGCAACAATACCAAAAGTAACTTTACCATCTACCATTTCAGATACGTTTTTAATAATGTCTATTAGTAATCTAGTACCTTTAGAAATCTGTTCACTCATAGTAAATTCTGTATCAAATGCTTGGTTAACATCACGCATATTAATATGCTCTACTAAGTCCCCTACAAAGAAAATACTAACATCATCAATATCATGCTCTAATACCATAGTCTGAACTTCATCTAAATACTTCGTTAGTCGGTTAGTTAAAACCTCAAAGTTATACTTATTATCTAAATCCCTAGAAGTAAATCCTACATGAAAATCCGATAATAATAAGACTAGCTCTTTATCAGTATGTCCTAGTAAAATATCTCGGTCTTCAATAATAGGGTTTTTAAGTTCCTTAACTAAATCTTTTTTAAGACCTTCCATAAGCATTTCCATATAAGCACCATTTTTTTGGTGCTTACGTAATTCACGTAAGTTAGATAATCTTTTCTCGTTCTCTACTACATAAGTAGAAACTGTATCTAGATAGTTATTATCTTTGAATACTTTTTTACCTTCTACGCTTTCTAGGTCTTTTAAGGATACTTTACCTAAAATAGCGTCATTTTTCAACCCATTTAAATAATCATCTTCATGAATCATTTCAGAAATATCTTTTAAGTCATTAACTGAAACTCTATCAATACCAATTTCATTTAAAATTTTATTAAACTTGCTACTTACAATTTTACCTTCGTCTTTAGCTAAAACACCAAAGACAATTGCATAAACTTCTTCTACTGACTTATACATCGGAATCCTCCATATACTTTTTTATACTTTTACCTACTACATTAATATGACTAGGAATAAAGGTAGTAAAGGTGTTATTACCAACTTCATATTCTGCATTAAATGTATTTGCTAGTTTACTTACATCATATCCTTTTACATAGAAAGAAAGCATATCATTATCACTAGCTGTTTGTGACCCTATAACTACAATAGCTTTATCTTTACCCCTTGTAATACTATATGCAATAGGTAATCTAAGTTTAGGGTCTAATTCATACAGAAAGTGTAAGTCTCCATTAGTATAGCATTTTTTAGCTAACATGTCAATAAGGTCTTTGTCAATGTCTACTTCTTCTAAGTAGTCATCGTTTTTAAAGTTATAGTAGTCAGTAGCTTTCTTCATAGATTCTTTAGTGTACTCAAAAACACCGTATTCTTCTGGTAGAAGTTCTACTGCTTGCTCTAATAAAGATTTTATTTTACTATTATCCACGTGTTTAAATAAGCTAGGTATAGTACCTATGTTAGATACCCAATAGATAGTTTTACCTAATTCTACTAAACACTCAAGGTCTTTTGTGTAAATAAACCCTACTAACATAATATCAGTATCTTGTGACTCTTTAACTACTTTAATAGCATCTTGGTTATTTACTACAGCACAAACATTCTCATTTACACTATATCCTAAATGCTTGTGAACTTCTTTTGATTGTATATGGTTCTTATTGTAAATAATAAGCATTAATCTTCAATCCTTTCGTATAAGTAACCTTTAACATCCTCATCCGCATTCATTTTACCATACTCCGATACCTTATAACCGTAAATGTGTAAGTAGTCTTGAATAACATTCATCATACTCATAACATTTAACGACTCTACAGAAATATCATCGAACGCTACTGCAACATACTTTTCTTTATTTTCCATTGCGTACTTAACTTTTAAGTAATCATACGCACTTCTTAATAAAATAGGTTCCACAAAAACCTCTCCTTTCTTAATTTCATTAGTAATCATAACATATAGTTAAAATAATGTCAATAAAAAAAAAGACTAGGAATTTAATCCTAGTCTAAATATCTTATACAATATCTGAATTGATTGTAGTAAATTCTGGAACATCTACTTTTTGAGATTCTCCAGACTCATTTGTGTAAGAAACTTGGAAAGTTCCTGTATTATATGTAGTACCTTTCTCAAGACCTGTAATTGTGATTTTAGTAGTACTTGTAGTTACTTCTTTTTGTCCTACTACCTCACCAGTTTCTTTTTTATATACTTTTAACGTTTTAGACATTATTTACTCTCCTATTCTACTGAAATATCTGCTGAAGTTTCACCAGGTGATACCTGTACATTAGTAGGTTCTGAAGGAATTGGTTCTTTTACTGTTACAGCTACTACATCTGTATGTGAGCCATCCTCAGAAGTTACAGTGATGTTTGCAGAACCAACGGATACTGCTTCTACTAACCCTTCTGGTGTAACTGTTGCATGTTCACTATCTGATTCATATTTTACATTCTGATTAGACGCTGTGCTAGGTTCAAAAGTAACATTTAATTGATGTGTTTCTTTAACTGTTAAGTCTAAAGTATCTACATCTAATGTAATAGATATAAGTCCAATAGCTTTAGTTTTAAATTGAGGAACATTAACTTTTTGAGATTCCCCAGACTCATTAGAGAAAGATACAGTGTAAGTACCTTCAGGGTAATCCGTGTCAGCCTCTAAAGAGTCAATTGTAATAGCTGTTGTACCAATTTCTTCTTTGTCTACACTTTTAACAAGTTTCTCATCTTTGTAAAGATTAAATTTAGTTGCCAATTGTATTACTCCTTTATATTATTTTATTGTGCTGAAATATCTGCTGAAGTTTCACCAGGTGATACCTGTACATTAGTAGGACTTTCAGGTGCTGAAGGCTCTGATGTATCACCCATACCTTCACTTTGGTCTGCATGACGTACATCTTCACGAGCATTGCCTGTTGGGTAGTTAACTACTAGGTCTTCAAAAGCACGACCTTTAACTTCCTCTACTTTAACTGCATCTGTACCTGCAACATCAGCTACAGTTTTAGCATCCTCCTTACCAACAACAAATACATTATAAACACCAAAACGGAAACGGTCTTCAATGAAAGCTAAGAAGGCTTGAATAAGTTGTTTACCTTTATCTAAACCTTTGATTTCTTCTGTACGAATAAACGCTTGCGTATATGGGTCTGTTAATGTATTTACTACAAAGTGAATGTTATTCCCGTTCGTGTATGCGATAGGAGAATCTACCATCACTTGTAATTTACCATACCCATCTGTTTGTACAGGAAAAATAAATAGTTCCCCAGACTTGTCAACTACTTTGTATGAGTATTGACCTTCATGTGTGCGTGTGTAGCCATCTCTATGTGTTACTACTTGTAAATATTTATTTGCTACTTCTACTTTTTCTTGCTTAAGTAGCTCGTTTACATTCTTTTTAGCCATAATTTAAGCTCCTTTTTCTTCTTTATAAATTCAATTTTAATATAACAAAAAGGGTACTTAAAGTACCCTTTTACAGCTCCCATGTTGTATTTTCTGTATTTACCTTGCCATGCTCCATTAAATTTTTAGTAAAGTTCTCATGATAAGCATCAATTTTAAACTTAATATAAGTTCTAAGTTCTTCTAGCTCTTTAGATACCTCTTTTCGTTGTACTGCTAGTTCCTCCGATACAAGTCTAATAATAGCAGAGTCTTCATGATACCCATCATCTAATAAGTAATAGAGTAATAGTTTTTGAATGTCGTTAAATTCTACACCTTCAAACACATAACTAATTACATCAGACTCATTAACACCACTAACTAACTGTTCTGATAACATTTCAACAGTATTATCTTTATTACCTAGAAGTTCTGTTTTTTTATATTTCTTATTCTTCTTTACATAACTGTTTCTAACTCTTAATGTAAGTTTTGATTTAATATAGCCAGGAAAATCTACACCACTTCTAATATTATACTCTTTAACAAGTTTAATAAATTGCTCATCTATATACTCTTGTAACTCTTGGCGTTCTGATTCATTAGATAATACACCTGCATATCTATGGTAGAGTGACCACCTTAAGTTTTTATACTTATAAAGTAAGGTATCTACATCCCTTTCTAAATCGTTCATTGAAGGGTCTACTACGTATCTATTCATAAGGATTCTCCCCTTCAAAAATTACATTTACTTTATGTGATTTGTCTGTTACATAAATGTCAGAATAATGAATAGTTCTAGGTATTTTTACAGTTTCTCTTTCAGATTTTGTATATGAGTAACCTAAAACCCATCTGTCAGAAACATAATCAATATACATAATAGTAGAATTAGTATGAGGAAATCCTGCTTCTTCAAGAATAACGGATTCACCTTTTTCTCTTACTTTCTTAAACTTACTAGCAATAGCAAGATAAGGTTCAGGTACAATATCAAGGGAGTTAGTATCAACTAACGCCCTTTTAACCTTTTTAATATTGTCATCAATTAAGTTATTCATTATCATCTTCCTCTACTGCTTGCTCATTATCAGATTCCTTTAATGCTGTGTAGTAATCCTCTAATGCTTGGTATTCATCTAATTGTGTAACATCTACCGTCTTATTTTCTAGCGGGGAGTATCCATTAGGGAAGTTCTCCACATAAGTACGTTTAAATAGTTCTAAATAAAGCTCATAATCTTCTTTTAATCTAGGTACCCATTCAGCATCTCGTAACTTAATCTCTTCACCATTTAAAGTAATATAATTTCTCCAAGCGCCTTTAGTGATTAAACCTTTTTCTACAGCCTCTTGATACACAACATTATGTAGGTCTAATCCATTCAGTAATGTACCGTCAGATAACTCCCACTCGGATAGCAGGTGAGCTTCAGCCTTTTGGTTTGGTCTTGATAGTTTAGATTTTTTAGTTTCAATACGCATAATATGACCTGAGTATTCATCTTTACCACTGGCTTTTGCTTGTTTGATTTGCGCCCCTTTATTTACCTTAATACGTAAACTAGCCGCATGTTCAAACGCCCTACCACCTGTAGACTTAATAGGGTCATCGTAAGGGTTACTCATATTTAAGTTATCTCGTGCTTGGTTAATAATTAACACACCTGTATTTGTTTCATTTAACTTAGGAGTAATAGCGTTAATAACTTTTTGTGCGCTAGAAGCTCTAATACCTAGTTTCTTAGTATCAATACCACCTTTAATTTCTTCATCGGTACGTGTACCTCCTAAAGAATCCCAAATAAATAGAATAGGTACACCTGGTAATTTCTCATTAAAAGTATCAATCCAGTATTCTAACTCCTTACCTACAGTTTCAATAGATAATTCTACCGTATTTTTAAGTCTGCCTTCACCTGCTTGAATAGAGAATAATTTAGATACATCTACACCTAACTGCTCCATTCGTCTATTGTCAGCAGTACCTTCAATATCAATCCATACTGTAATGACACCTAGCTGAGTGGTGATACGTGATAAATGAACAGCAAATGTCGATTTACCGCTCGCATTTAAACCGTAAACCTCGGTAAGTCGTCCTAGTGGAATACCTCCTCCTAAGATTCTATCATACTGTGGAACCATAGTAGGTAAAATGTTTTTAATATCAGCTTTATTCGTATCAGAAAGTAATGTTAATCCCATTTCTTTCCCTAAATCAATTGTATTTAATTGTGATAAATCTACTTCCTGTCCTTTTTTAGCTCTAGCCAAGAAAATCTCTCCTTTTATATCCATTCTAAAACATCATTAGAGTCTATATCTTCAACCCAATTCTCTAATGAGTACTCTATATGATGTAGTAAACTACTAATTTTGTTGAATTTCATATGCTTAGTCAGTATTCGATTACCTAGACATATTTCAGGTACGTGTAATATAGCATCGCTACGAAGTGAATAGTCAATCTCAATATTCACTTTATTTAACTTGTAAGTAAACCAAAGACTCACAGAGTTTCTATGTGTTAACACATGACTTAATAGTACCTCTTTATCATTTGGTAAGATTAACTTTTGATGTAGTCTATTTTGAAAGTACGGGTTCAGTTGGTCAAAATTAATATAAGTACTCCCCTCATATATGTATAATAAAAGGGCTTTAAAGCCCTTTTAATTAAATGTCAATATCTAAGTCACCTAAAATAGAATTAATATCTTGTGGCATACTTTGGTTATTTTGTTGAGTAGGTGCTTGTTTTGGTTGTTCTTGTTGTTTAGTTTGCTCTTGTTTCTGTTGTGTTGGTTGTTGTGGCATTTCATATGGTTCAGGTTCTGATAAATCACCTACATCAAAAGGATTATCTGTTGGTTGGTACGGTTGATTGTTCTGTGTAGGCTGTTGCTGTGTTAAATTGTCTGGCATCATATTAGAAATATCTTGTTCTGAAGGTGATTCTTGCTTAGGTGTAGGTTCTTCACCTAAAGTATTTGTTTCACGATTAAACTTGAAATTATCTGTAGATAATTCAGTATTGTTTACATTATTAATTAAGAAGTTAACAAATTTAGGGTTTTGTTCTTCTGTAGGTGTAGCTAGTTTATCTAAATCACTTGTTAATTCTTTCCAGTTATTAGGTAAAGCTCCTAATTCTACTGTAGGATATACCGTAACACCCCATTGCATCTCACCTTTTTTAGCTTTACGAATATTTACAATAAATGCATTATCAGGTGCAATGAATCGTAAATCTGTCTCTGTCTTAGGTGCTAACATAGGGTCACCTAAAGCATTAATAATATTTGTATAGGCTGTACCTGAAATTTCCATAGGTTGAACTTTTAAATTACCTTGGTCATCCTTCATTGGTTGTAATTGACCGCCATTATTTACGTACTCAATAACATGAATAAAGTAACGTAATGAGGGTTTATTAGGGAAACGGCTAAATTGTACTTTTTTAGAAATCCAATCCGTAATGAATGGGTCTAACACTGATGAACCATTATCAGCAGGTAGTGTTAATCCAGAACCTGTTTGCTCCCCGTTCTTTTTAGTATAGTTAATGAAAGTAGTACGAAATGCTTTAGCAAAAGCAAACCCACCATCTGTTGCAGGTAAGATACGTACTAATACTTGTTCTTTCTGTGAACCATCTTTTTGCTTACCTAAACGTAATACTGGTTGTTTAGGTGTGTAACGTTCTACATTATCGTTATTAAAACCTTCTTGTTTCTTTTGTTCTTGACTTAAAAAATCTGCAAATGACATAAAAATATCTCTCCTTAAATTTAAATTCTTTTATATTGTAACATAATTTATATACTTTGTCAATACTTTTTTTAGTGAGAATATGGGTTTGTAATAACCTTATTCTTGTTTGTTAGTCTTTGTTCAGCACCTAAATGTGTTAGTGCGTTTACACGTTGCTCAAAAGCTTTTACTACGTATTGTAACTGTTTTGTTTTGTAATTCCATTCTTCTACTACTTTTAACTGTTCTTGGTAGTTCTTGTCTATCATAATTCTAGCTTCAATCATATCTTTAGTAGGCTTTTCTTTATTTTGTTTATACCATTCACGAATAGATAGATTAAGTTGTGCTCCGATTGTCTCTAGCTTCCGTTCTTCAGCCTCACTATACCTACGAACAATTTCTAGTAAGTTGGCCCAATAAGCAAACTTACTAGATTGAGTCATAAAAGACTCATTTAAATTAACCTCATCTATTTTAAGTTCCTCTCGGATAGAAAGAATTGTTTCATTATTATTCTTGTCTTTAATTTTAATCGTGTCAAAATCTAAACTATCTACTTGAATTTCCATTTCTTTCTACCCCATTTCGTATTTTCCTTTTTTACTACCCATAAAGATTTATCTTTTAGAAAGGTAGGTCTAAATACGCATTCAAATAATGTAATAGGTTCTTTCGTATGGTAGTTATACATAATATGTACTTTACCGCTTTTAATGAGTTCAATAGCATCTTTCTTCCTATATTTCTTAAACCTCATATACATACCTCCTTTACTTCATATAGTCTAACATAGATTATCTGTATTGTCAAGACATTTGTTGGTATTTATATTTCTCTGATTCTACAATACTTACTTTTTGTTTGTATTGCTCTTCAGTAAGTTTACCTGACTCGAAATATTCCTTAATAGTTTTTAGGGACATTTTATATTTAATGTAGTTTTCTACTTTATTAAATGTCTTCATATCTTCCTCATCATACTCTACCATATCATTATACGCAAGACCTATTTCAAAGTCAGCCTCTATAGGGTATCTTATGCTACTTCCATTATGATTCATGAATAGAAAATCATATGGTAAGTTTTCCATAATATGCTTAGATACTTTACCAATAATAAAAATATCATCAGGGTGGGTATCAATTAAAATACTATCGTGTACTGTTGCTACTATTTTTGATTTTATATTGTTTTGTTGTATAAAATCATCTATAAATGTTAAAGCCATATTAGTAAGGTACCCAGCTGTACTTTGTATTATTGTATTGAATGACTGTCTAAGGGCTTGATTACGTTTTTTCTTATCACTGCTTTGAGCATCTCTAATAAAACGTTGGTGTCCTTGCATAGCCTCTACATAACCATGTTTCTGTACAAAATCATGCGTAGCATCAATTGAATTTTTTACGGAAGGTTTAGTATTAAAATATTTATTAAATATCTCTTCTGCCTCTTCTACAGTCATATTATTTTTGCCAGAAAAAGAGAACGGACTTTCCCCATATGCGATGCCGAAGTTTACTTTCTTAGTGTTCTGTCTTTCTTCAGCAGTTATATCTTCTACAGGTTTGTTATAAACAATACTTGCTGTTGATTTATGAATATCTTCTCCTTTTAAAAATGATTCTAACATTTCAGGGTCTTTAGTATATAGTCCTATTATTTTCATCTCAATAGCACTAAAGTCTAACTCTGTCATAATACCATTCTTATATCTAGATTTAAAAGCACGTTTAACAGGATAATGGTAGTCAAATTTATTAACATCTGATGTGTGAGAAGGTAATTGTTGTAAATTAGGAGCACTACTACTTAGCCTAGCCGATGCTGTACCAGTACTATTAAAATTGCCATGTAAAGTACTAGTCTCTTTATTAACCAGGTTAGGAAGTTTCTTAGTGAAGGAGTTTCTTTTTGTTTGTAATTCAGCATACTTCTTCATAAGAACAACCACATCTATACAATCTTTTTTAAGTTCTATATTATCAATAATATAGTCAATAGTGCTTTTATTTGTTTTATAATCTTCCCAAGTTAATTTATCCTCTTTTACTCCTTTGGTAAAAGGTTTATCCTTAACAAATTCTTTTTCATAAGGTAATGATATTCCTAAGATAGAAAATAATACTTCTCCTTTATGTGCCCCTGAACTTGGTTTAAATTTCCAACCACCATTCTTAAATTTATCTCTATATTGAGTTATAGATTTATTACGTTCTTTAGGTGGATTACTTTCAAATTCTTCTACACCTGCCATATATAAATCATATCTTGTATCTTCAAATTCCTTAATAACCCAATGACTTCTTAATTTTTGTTCTATTTTATCTAATTCATTACTATATTTATCATCTATCATATATAAATATTCAGTATCAGTATACATACCATTAGATTGTATTCTAGCTAGAGTTCTTGTTAGTCTTGGGTAACTCTTAGTTAATAATTCTAAAGCCTTAGGTCTATTCTGCTCTTTTAATTTATTAATAACATCACAATATATACGTCTACAAGCATCAGTATCTCCACTAGCATAGGGATGCATAAGTTCTAATGGAATCCAATCATAGTTAAAGCTATTACCATCTACATCATTAATTACATCTTTTACGTTCTTGTATTTATTAATAAGATTAATAGCAGTATCTAACACGTATTCTTTTGACGCTGAAGATAAATTCATATAAACATCATATTTAGATACTAACTCTTTAAATGTGTCTTCAAAGAATATATTTTTATTAAGAATTTCTGGTACTAATCCTAACTCAGTATATACTTTTTCTTCTTCAGACACCTTTAGCTTTATATCATGATTATCTAAGTCTACAGGTTCTTGTAATTTACCCTTAATCCATGAGTCATAATCAGGAGCCTTTATATCATACTCTTTTTTAACAGGTTTCTTATTCTCTTTCTTTCTTTCATTTAAAGCATCGGATAAATACTTAAGTAAATCTTGGATAAACCATTTTTTAAAATTTTCTAAAGGCTTGTCATACCCACCCATATCAGTAACTTCATAAGAAATATCAGATAGTTTTAAAGATTCCGCCTCTTCTTGTGTAACAGCTAAATACCAACCTACTTTAGTATCTTGATGTTCATTAAACTCTGTGAAATTTTGTGAGGACATTAAAAAGTTAATATCATACTGCCCATTGTGTGCTACTTTAATATCTTCTTTACTAGCTACCCATTCTTTTAACATAGCAAGTATCTCATCAATATCTTGTTGTCCATTTTCCCATGTAAAATCAGATTTATACAAAGGTATTGTAACACCTTGTCCATTCTTCCAACTCATTGATAACACTAAAGGTTTACTTCCCTTTTTCTCTGGTGATAATGAGTTGGTTTCTAAGTCCCATGCGGTAATATCTACACCATCATTATTGTCATTTTTTACTTCTTTATTAAATATTTCCCTTACTCGTTCAATATTAGTTACTAATTCATAATCTACTTCTTTAGGTGTAAACGCATCTTCCCCGTTTTTAACAAACTTACCTACTAGTTCTAAATCAGCAACCACATGTCTCTCCGCATTTTTGTTTACATTAGTATATTCTATACTATACGTAGGCAGTACCCAAGTTTGATGGGTACCAATATCTACCTTAGTAGGTACACCTCTTACTTTACCAATAGAGCTTACATTAAGAAGATACTTAACACCTAGTTTACCTAATGGAATGATAATATCATATTTATTTTCTGTAATAATATTATTCATTCTTTCATAGTATGGTTTAACTTCACTTTGTTTTACATCATTGTATTTAATAATTTTACCATAGTCATTATAGATAGGCTGTGGGATAGCATTATAAAGGAAATTAATATCATAATTCTTAACTTCTTTTGTTCGTTCTAAACCTGCAAATTTGCTTAAGATACTTTTTAATATTTTACCATTAGGTGTTTGTAGTAACTTAAATTGTGGTTTACCGTTAACCACTGAGTAATGTTCTTCCCTAATATGGTCGAATAATATTAATGCTTTCATACTTACCCTCTCCAATCTAATCTATATAATTTATCAATGACTTTAAGGTAGTTTCTATTATACATGTTTCTAGTAATCTCATGTAACCAAACCCCTAGTCCTTCTTTAGTTGTAACGTATTCAGCTCCTGCCTCTACATCAAGTACTAGTAAAGTAGAATCTGTGTATTGATTTACATAAATAATCTCTACATTTTTATTTACCTTAAAATATAATGTAATATCCTTATTGTCTTCTATCATAGTGGTTTTTAACTCACACCCATTTAACATCTTACTTTCCATAGAGTAAAAGTAACTAATTAAATCTTCCATATTATACCTCCTCCTCCTTATTAGTACATACTTAGTATATATCATAAATAAAAGAATGTCAATAAAAAAGAGGAAGAATTTACTCTTCCTCGTTAATTTCTTTTATTACCTTCTCTAGTTCCGACATAGGCCTAAACTTAATATATTTTTTTTCTGGTATTTGAAAATACCTTTTATTTAGTCCATCCCATGCTTCTTTAGGTTCCCTAGTTTCTACTTCTATCTGATAAAACTTATGGTATTTTATTTTATCATTACCTTCTTTTAGAAGTTCATATATAGACTCTGCTTCAGCATTAAGTATTTCTTCAATATCTTGCATATAATAACCAGTTTTATCTGATATTCTTCTTACAATGTCTTTTCTATTTGCCATTATATCTTAACTTTCCTATGTTTCTTTATCTTATCTATAACCTTCTGTACGCCTTTATGGTCTCTAGCATCTGTTAATATATAAATGTACATCTTCCATACTGATAAAGATACTCGTAATCTATCAGCAAAATCTACTTTATATTCTGGTTTCATAGTATATGCCTCACCATCAAAGTCATAAAACTTTTTCTGTTTATCTGATACATCTTTAAGTCTAGGGAAACTTAAATGTACTTCATCAACATTGGTTTTAACACTATGTAGCTGTCTAATAATTTCATAGGGGTTTACATTAGGGAGTACAACAGAAATATCTACAACAACTTTAGTACCCATAAAAGATAAAGCTATATTATCTATTTCTTTATCAGTAAAATCTTTACGCATACGATATACTACTGTAGAATCTTGGTGTTTAGCTAAATCTTTAAATACATAGTAAGGTACAACAGTATCTGTGTAATACGTTACTTTACCACCATGTTTAATGATTTTTTCTATTAACTTATCATTATTATATTTTTCATTAAATAATAAGTAGTGTCTGTCATCTCTCATAACATATCTAGAGGATTTTGATTCTAAATCGTCCATAATATTTTCTAAAGATTTTTCATTGTAAGAAAGTACTTTAATAGCATCTAATTCTGACTTCTTTTTAGTATGTATATTAAAGTACCTATCACTATTATAAATAGTTAAAGTCTTATTCTTTGCCAAAATTAATCATTCCTTTGTTTAGTAGACCCCTAAACAAACCCGCTACCTTAGTATAACATAAAGTAGCGGTAACCCAAAATTATAAATCTTCTAGTTCTTGTAATTGTTGTGGTGTAACATCATCTTCAAACTTCTTAACTAGTTCCCCATCTTTATATCCTACAAGTACTGGCGTAGACATAAGGTCAAAGTGGTTAATAATTTGTTCACGGTCAGCATCCTTACCATCTAAGTTTAAAACAAATAACGGTTTAGCTAAGTTTAAATGTGGAATGACCTGTTTTAAGATTTCACATTTACCACAATTATTTTGTGTCAATAACGCAATAGCATCTTTCTTTTGTCTTACTTGTACATTTAAGTCTAATAAACTTTTTACTTCTTCCATATTAATCTTCTTCCCCAATCGTATTTAAAATATCTTCAAATGAATTTACAGTTACTGTATTGTCAAACCCTGAATCATTAGGCTTTGAATTTAAGGTTAACTTATTGTTATCATAAATAAGAAAATAATCTTCTGTATCATAACCAATAGTTACACATTTAGCACCATAAACATCTCGTACTTCGGAAACATTAAAGTCTTCTTGATTTTGTAAAACAATGCTTGTTTTGTTAAGAATCTCTAATGCTTTATCTCTATCTAATCTTTCCATAACATCATTCCTTTATAAAAATTCATCTACTAAAGTAGATTCTTTATCATCAAACTTAAAATCTTCATCTTTAAGGTCTTTAGTATTCATAGAGCGTTTATAATCATTTTTTGTACTAAAGAAATCTGCATTACTAAGTTTATCTACATTAGTTTGGTTATTTACAATAGGATTAAAAGGTTCTGGATTAAAGTAATCATCAAACCCTAAGTTAGCTAAAGCTCTATTGAAGTTATATTGAACATATCTAATAACATCTTCCGTTAATCCTAACTTATCATATAACATATGTGAGTAAGATACTTCATTTTCATATAGTACTTCTAATAATTCGTACATAAGAGCATCAGCTTTAGACTGCTCTTCTTCTGTAAGTTCTTGGTAATCTAACTGTGCGGTATAACCTACTCCTACACCATGATATGCCTCATCTTGTGTAATCTTGTAGATAGTAGTTCCTGATTGAACCATAACCCCTTGACCTGATAGTAGTAGAGGATAATAGAACCCTGAATAGAATAATGCGCTTTCTAAAAAAGCACTGGCTACTTTAGCCATATATCTATCAAATGTACTAGGATTAGGCTGTTCTAATTTTTCATAAAAATATCCAATATACTGTGCTTTTTTCTTTAGGTGTGGTTCTTGTTCTACCCACTCATTTAATAAGTAATTTGTTTCTTTATTTAATAATAAAGTAGTAAAAATATGACTATAGGACTTAGCATGGATTGATTCATAAAAATCAAAGGCTGTGTATACTTGAGCAAATCTTGTTCTAGGTTCATGATGTGCAATTAATGACATTCCTTCAACACTTTGCTTAGTATCTAACCCTGTTAAACCTGCTAAAACTTTTTTATAAGTATCTTTTTCAATATCTGTTAATTTATTCCATGAGCTTACATCTCGTGAAATATCAAAGTCTTCTGGTAACCAGAAGGAAGTTGTGGCTAACTCCCAAAAGTTATTAGCCATTTCATCTTCCTCGTTCCAGTTAACAGCTTCTAAGTTTTTAATTTTATCTTTATAGTATTTATCTACTTGTCTCTTAAGTTCCATTACTGATTTCCTTTCTTATACACTACAAGATTCACACTCAATAACTTTTAATGTTTGTGAACGGGTATAGTATAAAGATTTTAAACCTTTTTCCCAAGCATAATAATATAAACTTACTAATTTATTAGTTGGTATTTCAGACTCTACGTAAAGAATAGTAGAAATAGCTTGGTCTACGTGTTTTTGAATCACCGCACTTGTATTAATAATACGTTTATTATCTAATTTATATGCTGTTTCACTCTCGTAGAAAAATTGTGTAATTGGTGACATAAACGGCATAGGATAGTATGTGTCCATGTTACCATAGCGTCTATTTTCAATAGGTGAAGGTACTGGCATAATACTAGAAGTTGCATTTTGTACATACGAAATGGATTGTGTCGATTATGTTACGATAAGGTTCGTTACTCCTTACCTTCTATATGTTTCCATATACGTCCAGACTATATCACATCTTACTTAAGTAAGACCTCTTCCACTTCCACTCACTTGAGTGTACTCCCAGCAACGGGATAGTCGTTGAACTTTATTCTTGTAATTATAATTAATGTGTTTGTTTGTAATACTCATAAAAATCAATATGTTCTATAATATAACTTTTCCACTTACCTTTATAATATCCTCGTTGTACTTTAGAGTATGATTCATTAAAGTACTTACTTATGTCCATTAAAGTTAAAAAGTAGTAGGTTTCATCTTCATTATACACTTTTAAAGGAGGATTACCCAAGCCCTTAATTAAACTATGCTCAAATATCTCTTTATTTAAAGGTAGTCCTTGTATTGTAGGTTCTCTTTTTACTTCAAAAGTAGATAACACCAAACCATTTCTAGGACTCTCTATTACACTTCTACTTACTTTTAAAGCCTTAGCTAAGTCAAACAACGAGTCATAGCATGATAAAGGTTCTCCTTTATAATAAAGAGTACATGTAACTCTCCTAGGTGATTTTAAAGCCCCTATATCATATGCATGCTTGGTATTTTCACTAACTGTAACCCATTCCAAATTTTCTAATCTGTTATCATCTTTAATATTATTCTTATGGTGAGGTATAGGCTTTTCAGTATTAATACCTTTAAAACCTAAGAGAACTAACTTATGAACTCCTAATAGAATTCTTTTACCTTCATTGTTAAAAATAGATATTCTTTTATACCCATTTTTATCTGTTCGTAAAGCTAGTATCTTATTTCTTTTTCTTGAGTAAACCTGACCTTTATTACTAATCATGTATGAATTAAACCCAGGTATTTCTTTCCATAACTCCTCTATAATATATCTTCCTTTGTTACACTTTATTTTAATTATAATTATTTAGAATCTTAGATGCTGATTGCCCAATCCCAATAATTTTTAAACATTCACGCTTACCATTTCTAGTTACGTTGTAGTTTATTAGGCTCTAAGGGTGTTCCAGCAATTCGAAAGAGTTATCATGTATTCTTATACACGCCCTAATATATAAGGTGCAAGATTATTTAAGTATCCGTTGTACATACCATACTCTTTTACATCTTTGCTTAAAGAGTTCCAGTCTTCTTCCGTAGGGATATATACCTTTTCTAGTACTTTTTTAGCTTTTTTAGTTCTAGGTTCATGTGACTTTTGAATATATGAACTAAACACTTCTCCAGTATAGTATTCTGATTCTTTAAAACCTTTAAAAACTTTACCAGTTTCTTTAGCTAGTTCCATACTAGACTTAATAGAGTAGTATCTAATAGCACTAAATAAACTATTAGCAATGTCTAGAGATTCCCTAGAACCATAACTAAGCATATTCTTTGCTAGAAGTCCATGCCAGTTCATTGCTCCAAGACCTATAGCTCGTAGCTCATCGTTTGCCTTCTGAACACTTGGTAAAAATGGAACGTTCATTAAATCCGTTACTTTAGATAACGAACGAATACCACTATCTACGGATTCTTTAAGCAATCCTTTTTCTACAACATTCACTAAATTTAATGAACCTAACGTACACACAACATCATTCCCAATAGTATCATTATGTGATTGTAAATATGGGAATATGTCGGATACTTCTTGTAGCTGTGTCACCTCACAGCATAAATTAGACATTTGAACTTTACCTAGTTTCTTCAAAGGGTGATTGTCATTTGCGTTATCAATGTAGAAAACATAAGGGTATCCTGACTCTAGTTGTGTTCTTGCAATGTCAGTCATTATATCTCTTGTATAATATTTTTCTTTTCTAATATCATCATCATTCACAAATATATCATAATACTCGGACATGTTTATTTCATTTAATGTAAACCCATATTTTTGTTTAACATCATATACATTAAATGTATAGTAGTATTTATCTTCTTTAAGTAATTCCATAAACTTATTTGGTATTGTTACACCAATAGATAATGTGTCTAATCTTACTTTATCACTAGCATTAATTTTTTTAGAACTTAAAAATTCATGAATATCTGGGTGGAATATATTTAAATAACATACTGCAGAGCCTTCACGTTTTCCCAATTATGTTACGATAAGGTTCGTTACTCCTTACCTTCTTGTAGTCACCTACAATGTTCAGACTATATCATTATCCTAGTCGTTACTCTAGGATACTTCCTGTTTCCACTCACTTGAGTGTACGATACTCAGTCTTCATTTACTGCCTGTAACAATAAACTATCTTTTCTCTAGTCGTTGCACAAGATAATTACCAATTCATTAAGTGATTTAATGACTTCCATCTTCTTTTACTTTTTATATGGTGGTAAATACTTTTAGTAGCGTTAGGTACTTTTTTGGGTTTCTTTGCTATTGGTTATCTTGCTCATGATTATCTCCTTCTCATTTTACTATACCAAAATTTATAATAAAAGTCAAGGAGATTTCCCATGAATTAAGGAAGTTTTTTAACCTACACTATTACTAATATAGGGGGCAGAATTGTTTACCCTGGTTGAAATATGATACGCTCTGCTCGATATTTTTTGCAAATGGTATTACACCCTTACTAGCATTAGGAACACCATTAACCTCTGTTCCTCTAGGGCGTAATCTTGTTAAGTCTACTGCACAACCTCCTGCATTTTTAGATGCTTGTCGTACGGAGTCTGTAATAAAGTTAATAGATTCGATAGTATCATCTACAATAAATAAATAACAAGATGACAATTCACCACGTTTACCTAACCCTGAGTTAAGATATACTGGTGTAGCGGGCTGTAATGTCTGTTCCATTAATTGAATTAACATTTCTCTAGCTTTAACATAATCGTCTTGAAATAAATAAAGCGCAACACGTACATTATGTTGTTCATAATCTTCTACAAAAATAGGATTATCATCTTTATCATACTGTGTCACAGCATATGATTCATAGAACTTTTGACATGCCATAAAGCTCTGAAATTGAAAGTTAAAACTATAAGCTAACTTTGTCATTTCTTCAATAATAGTATCAGGAATACTATCAAACACCTTATCATAAGTACCCTCTTTAGTTAAGGTACGTACACGCTCTACTTCATTATCAAAATTACGTGTATTCTTTTCAATATATTTTGAGTACTCTTCTAAGGCTTCTTTGTCCTTATAGAGTTTATTTTTTCCATTTTCGTCTAGTTGAGTGACCTCATTATTAAGGTCAATCCACTTACCATAAGTTGCCATCTTTTCACCTCTAATAACTAACTTTGTATTCTGTTGTAAAATACTCTTTAATAGTATTTACTTCATTAAAATGACCTGCTTGTTCAATCTTAGCAACAAGAGGTATACTAAACATTTCAGCTATTTTTTTACTTGCACCGCAAAAGTGTTCTCCCCACTGTTTATTTCCTGTGCCAATAACTTCTTTAGGTGCATGATTATTACTAATAAATTTTTGTACTTGTTTAGGAATTTCACCTTTCATATAAGTAGGGGTAATAAGAATGTAAGGTTGCTCTACTATCTCATTGCCTGTTTTCATTCTCATTACCTCAAATGAATCATTATTAATTTTATCTACTAATCTTTTAGTTTGTCCTGTACCACTGTAGTATACAATTATGGGTCTTTCCTCTTTTGTCATTCATATCAGTCCTTGTTATATATTATCTAAAATATCATCTATTAAACTGTTTTCATCTTTAGTTATAGTTTTTTTAGACGTTGTTTTGTAAGGTTCTACCTTAAATTCGTTGTAGCAAGATTTAATATAGCAAGGTTTGAAATGGGTCAACCCTTCAATAGTAGTTATAACGACATCATAATAAAACTTTTCTTCTTTAAGATTAGTAGTAATAAAACTTGTTCTCATAACGGGATAATCTTTATCTCTAAGGTCATTATATACAGATTCTATATAAGGTAATGCAACATAATCCCTTGCTCTATTTCTAGTAAAAATAAGACAGGGCACTTTACCTACATGCTCTGAATCTCTAATAACTTGTTGCCACCATGTGTGAGGCTCTTTGTTATTAAGTAATACATTATCCATGTTCCAATTTTCTCTATGCTTACATTCTATAACTAAAGGAAACTCAGCGTCAGGAGGTGTTACAATATCCCCTACTGCATTATTTTGAGCTCCCCAACTAGCTCCACCAGATTGTGGTGTACGGTTAAATTTATAACCCCACCACTCACCTAGTGCTTTAGCTATTTTTCTTTCGAATGTATCACCTTTACTTTTACTGCTCATTTTTAGGTTTCATAGAAACGACTTTCTCATTACTGTCTGTTTCTACTTCCTTTTTTTGTGCTTCTTTAATTTTTTCTTGTTGCTCTTTAATGTAAGCCTCATACTTATCATTTAATTTAGCTACCGCTTTATTAAGTTTTTCTTCATCAATACCTAATTCATCTTCCATAATTTGTTGAATAAGGTCTACGGATTGTAATAAACGTGATGCTACATTTTGTACTTCGTGTTCTGCTAAAGACATAGCAATACGTGTAGCTACTTCTAAAGATACAGCACGATTACCTAAACGTTGTAACTCTTTAGTTTCTTTTTCTCCAATCTCTTTACCATTAAGACGGTTAGTAGTAACAGCCTCTAACCATTTATTTAAATCATTAGTCGAAATATCCTTAGCATGAGTTGATACAGTTTTTTCCATTATTCATCTTCCTTTTCATATAATTTATTTTGATATTCTTCAATTTTGTCTAATACTTTTTGGTCAATAACCTTTTCCTCGTACATAGCCTCTACTAAAATGGATAATAAGGATGCTACCATACTATGTACATCAGTTAATTGCTCATTAATACCGTAAGTTAAGTTAGTAATTGCCTTTGCTACATCTGTGTATGTAGCAGTTAATCTGTTACCTTCTTCTTCTAACTGTTCTAGCTTTTCTTTATTTTTTGTAGATTCTAAAATTAAGTATTCATCTACAAATGTATAAATACTTTTCTTTTCCAAAGATAGACCTCCTTCACTTGTCTTTCATTATTGTACCATAAATTTTATGTTAAATCAAGCATTAAATGTTAATTTTTGTTGTAATAAGTAATTTTGTAAGTTTTCTGGTGTTGCTAAAATTCTATTTTCTTTAAGTACTTTAACAGCTTTTTCTTTACCCATATCATTTGCATCTTCTACACCATGTGGAACAACAAACGTAGTAAAATGCTCATGTAATCTTCTAGCTAACTTAATATTGTTAGTTAATGCATCACTATCTAACATAATATATATAATAGTATCTTTATTTGTATGTTGTATAATTTGGTCTAATTGTGATTGTGTTACTTGTTTACCAAAAGTAGCAACACCTGATTTACCAAACGTAAGAGCATCGAAAACACCTTCAGTTATAATCATTACCCTTTCATTTCTAGCAACATTAAAATTAAAGATACAATTTTTCCTTGCATATTCTTGTTCTTTAGAAGGTGCATTAATAGATTTTAAGTAAGGATTAGGTTCTATACTACGAGTATTCCAATACTTATATTTACCATTATTATCATACGTGAAAAAGATAACACTATTTCTTAACGATGCTTTTTCCCCATTTGTTTTATAAAAGTAACCATCTGTTACATAAGCTATGTTATGTTCTATAATTTGGTCAAGTGTAATTCCCCTGTTTTTTAAGTAGTATAGGAATGGATATGATTCCTTATTTTGTAAGTTATCCTTTAAGTATTTAAATCCTATAGGTAATCTAGGGGGTTTTGTTGGTCTTGTTTCCTGTTTATGATTCTTTTTTCTTAGGTGTAGTATAAGTTTATCTGATTCTGAAAGTTCATTACTGTAGTTATCTAATGGGCTTATCTCAAAAGTTATATTTTTAGTTTCTAATAAGTCTATAGCTTGTTTTGCAGATACAGAATAATAGCCTTTCATAAATGTAATCGGGTTTCCTGTAGCATCACACTTCTTACAGTGATACAATCCGTTATCGGATTGTAAAGAGTCTTTTACATAGAACTTATACTTTTGTTCACCACAGAAAGGACAGCAGTACTGATACTCCCCATTATTTATTTTAGGTGTTCCTAGTTCTTGCGTTAAAAAGTCTTGGAATCTCATAGAATCAATCCTTTAATACTTACTTAATTTCTTCATTAGTAATAACATTTTATACATTTGACCTAGCTCATCATAGGTATTATTAATAACCTCATCAGCATCTTGTACCGCTAAATGATATTGGGTTTCTGGGTTGTGTCTTTTAAACTTAACAATAAAACTACCATCTTTATCCTCTAAATAACGATTAATAATCAAAGATTTTAATTCAGAAAAGATAACATTTAACTGTGCAAACCCATAATCCACATCTTCATATGTATACTTTTCTGTAATAACAGGTAACCCATATGATTTAGCTTTATTAATAATGTGTAAATTACTGTCTTTTACTGAATGGTTTATCCATGTTACTGTGTTACATACTTTATCTTTGTCATACTCTTTAGACGCTCGTTCAATCCCATAAGATACTGGTAGTGATGAACGTAGTCGTTTTAATACTAAATCTTTTGTTTTTACATTATACTTGTAAGAATAAGCGTTAGAAAAAGGATACCATTCATGTATGTTACTTAAGGGTACGTCTAACTTAGTTACACCCATAGAATTAGTAACCTCTAACACTCCCATAAATTTATTTTTAATTTTTAACTTCATAACTATATCTCCATTCTTGCCTCTCCATTTTCTTTAATCATAGTAATCGTTTTTTCAAATAGTGGTTTAAGTGATTGGTTATGTGTAATTACAAAAATAGTAGATACTGTTTTTAATCTATCTTTAAGTAATCTTACTACGTTCTCACAACCAATTGTGTCTAACCCATCGAAACATTCATCGTAAAGTGCAATGTTAGTCTGTAAGTCATTCTGGCTCATTACAAGGTCTTGAATAGCAAAACTAATAGCTAGGTCTATGCGCTTTTGTTCTCCTGCGGAATTAGATTTATAAGTAGAACCACCACTTTTATTGTTTACAACAACATCAAACTTATCTTTTAATTCACCTTTGTTGTTTTTAACCTGTGTTTGAAATTCTATTTCAATATCCGAACCAGAAAGAATCTGCAAATATTCATTTGCTTTTTCATTTAAGAAAGGTGTGATAAAATCTAATACTACAGAACGTAAACCTTTGTTAGAAAAAGCTTCTACAGCATCTTTATAACGTTGTTTCTTATTCTCTAATTGTATTATACTATCCTTTGTTTTGTCAATAGTAATATTTACTTCTTTTAATTCATCTTCGTATTGTTTTATGTTTGGTTCTGTAGGCGTTAGCTTTGATAAGTCTTGCTGTTGGTATTTAGAATCTAAATTACTTAATTGTTGTTCTAAGGACTTTTTGTTATAATCAATACTATTATTATACTCTTTAGTTGAATATACTAACTTATCGTGTTGCTTTTCTTGCTCTTCTTCCCTTTTTGCTACTTCTAGTAATTGAGTAGCTTTAGCATCTAATTGTTGAATAGCCTGTTTATATAAATCTTCTTGTGTTTTTAAGTAGTCTGTTCTTTCATTAATAGATAATATTGTATTCTTAATGTTCTCTTGTTCTTTTAATTTATGATTATTATCAATTTGCGAACCGCATACGGGGCATTTATCAGAAGTATCTAGACTATTTAGCTTGTTTTGTTCTGTATTAAGTTTTGTAGTTTCTACAGATAATTCTACTTTTGTATTATTGTAACTATCTAAAAGTTCTTTTTTCTTTTCTTCTAGTTTTTGTAAAGCAAGTTGTATTTTATTATATTGTTCCGAATATTGAAAAGTGTCTTGAACTTGTCTGTAGTCTGGTAAATTATATAGTTGTTCTTTTAATTTCTTTTCTTCTTCTACTTTTTGTTGTTCTTTTTTAGTATTCTCTTCTTTAATAGCTTCTAGTCGTTGTAGTTGCTCTTTATAATTATTTTGTTCATACTCAATTTTATATTGAACAGAATCTATTTGATATTCTAGTTGTTGAATACTATTTTGTAATTTATTTTGCTTATCTTCTACTTCTTTTACTTTTTCTTTAGCTACTTCTTGTGCTTTTTTGTATACTTCTACCTTAGTAATAGACTCTAAAATTTCTTTTTTACCTTTGTCAGTTGCTTGGCTGAACATAGGCATATCACCTTGACCATATACAATAGCGTTGAGGTATGTGTTAAAGTCTATACCGAATAAATCTAGTATTTGTTTATCTGTAACATCATTCGTAGAGCCTGTAATTTCTTTACCATTACAGAATAGTTTTACTTTATTTTTGTTTTCTTCGTCTTTTCTATAACGCTCAATAATATAATTATCTTCACCTATATCAAAGTAAAGTTTAACAGATGTGTTTTTCTTTTCTTTTTTATTGATGACATCATCGGCTTTTAGACCTTTTTCCGTTTTTCCATATAGGGAATATGTGATAGCCGATACTAGTGTCGATTTCCCTACGCCATTGGCTTCAAAAGAATCGTTTGTCTTATTTATACCTTCTATAAGTATAAGCCCTTGGTTGTCTAACTCTAGTGTTGCATCTTTTATAGACATAAAGTTTTTAATCTCTACTTTTTTAAATTTAACCATAACCTACCCCCTCTTTGTTACTCTAAAGAATGTGTGATGTGAACCGTAATCAATCCAATAATAATCTTCATGCTCAACAACTCTAAAGTAATGTAGTCTATGTTCTAATTCGGAATCTTTAAATATTTGACGTATTTTATCTAAACCTTCATCTAAATTTTCTACATTACAAATATTTGTTAAATTATTCTCATCATCTTGAAATTGCAATACCGCCATATTCATATCGAATTTATCTTGTTTTACTTTACTAATATCTAAATTATTAACTTTCTGATTTTTTACTAAAAACTCTATTAGTTGGTCTTTATCAAGAATGTCTGTAAGCTCTACAGTATTAAAATCTTCGTTATTATACGATACCATTACTATCTTCCTCCTATACTAAAAGCATACCATTTTAGGTATGCTTTGTCAATAGCCTATAATACTTCTTTTAAACATTCTTTAATTTCAATAATAGAGTCTGGGTAATACTCTTTAGCATACTTTTCTGTGATTTGTAATGGTGAATCTGTTACTTCAGAGTCTACTCGTTTTTCCATTGTGTATTGTTTTTTAATTTGGAACTGTACATTTTCTAATCCATCATCTAATTCTAAAGCTTTAGCTTGCTCAGGTGTTCCCACCCAACGAATAAAGTTGTTAGAATTTAGTTGTTCTTCTATATTCTCGGAATCCTCATTTAAAGTAATAAATCTTCTTGTGTTAATAGGAATAAATTCTGTTGTTAGTTTATCTGTATCTATTAAATGAACACCATTTGACTCTTGTTCATCTGAAAATGATTGTTGCATAAGGGAACCACCATACATGTGATTATGGTTATTATTTAAGTATTGTCTACGATGGTAATGCCCTAATAGAATAAAATCGTACTGCTCTGGTAATAAGTCCTTGTAACCGAAAGCACCTTCTAACCTATGGCTACCGTTACCTGTCAAAGAACCTTCTACACCTAAATGACCTACTAAAATATTTACCTTACCATCTTGATAACTACTTTTAATATAATCTTTAATTTCCTGTGTTTCATCTCCGTAAGCACACATAGTAAGTTGTACTTTACTAGATAAGGACTCACTACGTAAGGATTTAGTTACCCCTACGTTAGGTAGTGTTTCAAATATATCTATACTTGAATTTGTGTATAAAGAGTTAGAAACTGCATCGTGATTCCCTCGAACCATGTACACTTGTATATCTTGATTACTAGCAAAGGTTTCAAATACTCTATTGTATACACGTGTATCTACAGCATTTCTTTTGTGGAAGAGGTCACCCCCGAAGATGACCTTTGCTTTATTTTTCCTAGCAATATTAAATACTTCTTGTAATGCCTCTATCTGTTCCTTAAATCTGTCATTTACGTACTCTTCATCGGGTTTTGCGTAATTTGTAAATAAATGAAAATGACTATCTGTAAAAAATATAAATTTCATAAATACCCTCCTTTATACTAAAATTATAAGCCCTGACATTTAGTTTGTCAAGGCTTTTAATTAAATTTCTAACCCACCAAAAGAATTATTTAGTTGGTCTACTTTATTTTCTTTCTTTTGGAACTTACTTGTATCTTCTCTACCATCATCTGATAATAAAGCTAAGTGTTCTTTATACTCTTCCTCTGTTTCATCTTTAATTCTCATCTTCATAGGGTTTACTTTCATATGTACAAATCTTTCCCCTGTATTAGAGCTATTCCGTACTTTATCTAAATATAAACGCAAAAATCCGTTTTTAAACTCAATATCTTTTTGATTTAATACTAATGCTACTTCTACAGCATTAATAATCTTACGACTTCCCTCTACGTGTTCACTTGTGATTACATCACTACCATAAGCGTTTCTGTTTGTTTGTGCTAAAGTCCAACATACAAAATTATATTGTTGTGATAGTCTACGTATATCCTCAAATAGTCTTCCACCTGATTCACTCTCAGATGCGTACTTCTCATAAGGGTTACGCATTAACTTAGGGTAGTCAATAATTACTACATCAATTTGAATATCTTTACGAATCATTGTGTTTATAATAATTTGCTCTAACTTAGTAGGACTCACTTCACCAGGCATATGCTTAGACATATATAAGTTACCTAGTGTAGGGTACTCTTTATATTTTGATTGGATAGCATCAAATACTTGCTCATTTAGTTGTAATTTATCTTTTAATAATGCTGATTTATCCACACCTAAAATTTGTTGTTCAGTTCTGAGTACCATACGGTCTAACTTTTCCTCTAAACCGATATATAATACGTTTAAACCATTAACAACATAATTTCTAGCTAAGTTTGATGCCATTAAAGATTTACCCCTACCAGAAGGTGCAATAACTAAACCTACTTCTCCACGAGCAATACCACCCTCAATTTGTGCATCTAATGAAGTATACCCTGTAGAATATTTATTTACAGATAGTTTAGATAGTAATTCTTTTTTCTTCTCTACATCATTAAAGAAGTCTAAAAACTCACCATCACCATCACCGAGGTTATTAACTTCTATTTGTTTAAGTTGCTCTATAAGTTCCGTGAAGTTATCAGAATCTTCTTGTTTATTTTCTGAAATGAACTTTACCAATGCTTCTTTAGATAACTCTTTCTTAATGTATTTATTAATTTCTGTTTTCAATGACTCGTCTTTGTTGTCTACTTTAACAGTGTATAAAGTATCTAAATATTTTAGAGCATTCGTAACATCTTCTTCTGACTCTTGGTTTGTATTCATCAAGCCCTCTACTTTAATAGCAACCGTATCTGTTGAGTAATTATCAACGGTGTATGTGAGTCTTTTAATTGCGGTATAAATATACCCCATCTTTTCGGATTCGGAACTAAACAAATGCTTAGGTAGTTGTGTTAGAATATCTCTAGCAAAATTAGGGTCTTTTAATGAATTATGTAAAATAATCTCCTTAATCTTTTTACTCATTATCATATCTTCCTTTCAATTTGTCATAATCAAGTGTACCATACTTAGTAAAAGGAATCAACCCTTTTAGATTATTTTTTTCTAACACATTATGTAAATCTTTTAAATTTGTTTGATACCCTTTCAAGTCACCATACATTCTAATAGTATACATAAGGTTATTAAAGTTTCTATAAACTAAATACGTATACCCTACTAAAGTATTACCTTGGTTATTTAAAGTACCTACAAAATCCTTATACTTAAATAAAGATTCTTGTGTATTAAATACTTTACTACCAACAAAATACTCCCGTTCTAACGTAAACATAGAAAGTAAAGCCTTATTAGAGATTATAGAGCTATCATATTCATTAATAATTAACTGCTTTACATAATTCGTAATTAGTAATTTATTTTTATCAGGTAGATGACTAACTTTTTGTTCTACTTCATAATTAAAGTTTAATAGTACTAGTTGTTTTTCATTACTAGATAGTCCTAGCATTACATCTTCTACATCTAAAGCACTATTAAATATAGAGTTAATATCTACCTTACTAATATTAATACCTTCTATATATAGTTGGTGTAACTGTTGAACAACTAAATCTTCTGTAAATATAGAACTATCTACAAGTAGTTCTAAATCCCCTACATGTCTTTGTGTAGTATTTACATTCTTAGTTACTCCTTTTACATATTTTAAATACCTATCTATATACTTCTCACTTATAAGGTAGTTAGGTTGTGGTAAATATGTTTTCTTGTATCCATTCCTATATTCATAATCTACGTTCTTAAATACATTTTGAATGTACTTAAATACATTAATATCATATTCTTTAGTTAACTTTTGTAATTTATAGAATATAGTAAACTCTTTTGTACTAAAGAAGTTTTTAGGTGTAGGATAATTCATATAATACTGCATTTTAGCAGTATAAAAATCCTTTTTAGTTTCTTCAAACTTATGCTTACAAAACATAGCTGAGTATTGATTATAGAGCTTATATAAAATAAATGCCTTATAAAAACCTTCTGGGTCATAAGATAAGTTAAATAATTCTTTATCAGGATATAGCAATCCATCTAAGTAGTAGTTCATATCATATATAACTTTTCTTTGCTTATCCTTAATAGCATTATATTTTACCATTTCAACTTTAGTTCTACGTTTACCTTTATAGTTGTATTGGTAAGTAGGAAATACTTTTTCTTTTAAATAGTTAGCGTAGTCTTTACTAGACTCTATTATATTACCTTCTACCTCATTAACAGTATTAGGTAAATTAAGGGTAACAATAAACCCACCATTGTTTCCACGTTTAGTAGAAGTAACAATCTTACCTTCATTTTCTAAGGTCTTAAGGTTAGATGTAAGAGCAGACAAAGAGATATTAAGTTTTTCAGCTAATTCTTTTTTTGTTGTTGCTATGTATTCATGCTTTAATGAATACTGTTCTAAATAACTATATAATCTTCTCTTTATCTTACTCATCTAATCTATCCCTTTCTTGTAACATCTTTTACTTCAAACTTTTCTTCTTCATAAATAGATAATCTTTGCTTAAAATGCTCATATAAAAATTTATGTGTTCTATCCTCAAAATCAAATATCTGTGTTGTATTATCATCCTTCTTCTTACGTAAAGCTCTACCAATACGCTGTAGAACTTGTCTTAGTGACTTACCTCCTGCACCTAAGATAAGTGCATGAATACCACTAATGTCTACTCCCTCATCAATGAGACTTGTAGCAATCATAACTTTTAACTTTCCACTTCTCATATCATTTAATTTTTGTTGTCGTAGTTCTGAATCTACTTCACCGTGTAAGAAGAAATGTTCTATGCCTAACTCTTCTAGTAATTTAGATATATTTTCCCCATGGGTAATAAAGTTAACAATGATTAAAACACCTTTGTCCTTATTATACCACTTTTCTGTTAGTTTTGCAATAAGTTTATTTCTAAATTCATTATTTGTTATCCCTTCATCATAAACGTCCCTATATTCTTTTTGGTTTTCTATATCTTTAGGTGTCATTATAGGTATTGTATTAATAGTAGGCTTAGCAGAGTGCCCTTCACTTATTAAAAACTCATTTGATACTCTAGAAATAACTTCACCGAATAATGCTTCTAATCTCATATTCAATAAATCATCTTGTGTATCAATAGAACCTGTCAAAGCTATTCTGTACAGTGCATTATCACAAGTCATTAGGTTATTATACCATGAATCAGATTTACTATGGTGCGCCTCATCTACTATCATTACAGCAACTGAGTCTAAGAATTCACGCATTTGGTGATACTTATTATATTTCTTTTCATTCTTACTCTTCGCAATATTTTGGAAGATAACATTATGTTTTCTAAGGTTAAGTAGTAACTCTTGGTCTGACTTAGAAGTATTGTAAATATTAATTAACTCATCTTTAACCTTTTGGTCTACTTTAGTTTTAGGTTCAAACTGTTTTAAGTACATACCCATAAACCTTTTTTGATTCTTGCCACCTTCAAATTTAGGCAATACTTCCTTAGCTATCTTTTTACTAATATTTTGCTTAGGTGTAACTTTTAATCCTTCTGTAGGGTCTTTCATATTTGAGTTCAATGTAGGTATCATTACAACGTTTACCTGTTTAACATCAAACTTACCTGCACCTATTTTACCAATAGGAATATTTAAGCGTTCTTTTAATCTATCTGCTGATTGATGAAAGATTTCTGTAGAACCTGTGAAAAAAGCTATTGTTTCCCCTTTTTCAAGTTGTGGTAGTAATTGGTCTATAATTCCACTGGCACATTCTGTATTATGATTAACAATAGTGTTGGCAATAAAACTATGTGTTTTTGGCATACATACATCAAATGTAGGTATAATCTCCCCTTCTAATACTTGTTCTACTTTCTGGTAGTAAATATTATTATTTACTACATTTTCAAAAAGTTCTCTAATTTCCTTATCCCCGTCAGGGTATAAGGAAATTACTTCTCTAAGTCTATCAATAGTAATAGTATCTCTTGAAAGATACTTACTAAATTCTTTTTTGTCTATATTTAAAGAATCTCTATATTTTTTTAATAAATAACGTGACCCTTCTATAGTGTTTCCATAAGAACTTTTAATTTTTGTATTATTAGATAAGAAGTTCTCTTTTTGATTTTTTCTTTGTTGTGTTTCAAATCTTAATAAAGGTAATAATTTAATCAATTCTTTTCTATTAACTATAAGTCTATAATACTTATTGTGTTTGTATTTTTTAACTACTTTTTCTTTATTAGTTGATACAATCCCTATATTAGAAAGAATAAGTTGTAAGTCTTTTAGTAAATCTTTAGAAGCACTCGTAACTTCTAAGTTCTTTTCTGATATACTAGACTCACATTCTAAGTAACCACTTACAAATGCTAATTGAATATTTTCAGGAGATTCCATAATACACTTAGGTATTTTCTTATCTTTTGCTACTCCGTATTCAATTTTATATTTATCATGAAATTCTTTAGTTTTATTTGTGTCATGTAAGTGTATAGTTATACCTTTAGATTCTTTATACGTATCATAATAAACTTCTTTATTACTGAAAGTATTCCAAAATTTAGAAACTTTATCTAGTATCTCTTTTTTATCGTTAGAAAACGATAAACGACTGTAAGAACCTAAATAACTGTCAGCTACCATACAACCTAATGCATAGGCTTCCTCTTCATTTTCTACAGTATTGTTGTTACCAAATTGATGGTCTCCTACTCTAGATACTAAAATATCTCCTACTTCAATATCTTCACTTTTTTTCCATATAAGATTAAAACCTTCTCTAACTAATAATGGGTGATTATAAGTATTAACTAACTCAATACCTTTATTAGTTTTTATTCTCTTTGTAGGCTTTTCTCCATTCTTAGTAAAGTGACTAGTGTACTCAACGTCACCATAACGATTTATTAATGGATATTTTAATTCTATGACTTTTTCTTTATTATCTACTTTAACTCCTTGAGTTTCAAAAATCTCTTGAAGAGACTTGTACCCTTCTGTAGTTAAAATCATAGAATCCATAGAAATACATTTACCACCATTAGTCGCAATCTTTAATACGCCATTAAAATTAACCAAACTTTCGTACACAGCTTGATATTGATATTCTCTTAAAGTAATCTGACCTATCTTATTATCAAGTAATTTAATTTCTTTGTCAATATCTTCAGGAGCTAAGAAACTTTCAGAACGTTCATCAATCTTAGAATATTGGAAGTTATATCTTGATTGTAATTCTCCTAGTAATAACTCTACTCTATGTAGGAGCCCTGTGGGGAATTTATCCTCCTCGTAAACATAGAAATCAATGTATCCATCCCAACTACCTCTCTTATATGCAGGACTAAACTGAAATCCTTGTTGTCTTGCGCCAATTGTTTTATGTACACGTTTTAAAAATATGTCCTTTAAATACTTATCATCCTCCTCAAATTCAACATAAGTGAAAAGGTTTTTTATACGTAACTTCATAAAAGCTCCCTTCCCCCTATACACAAGGGTTATTTTATCATACTTTTAGTATTAAGTCAATAAAAAAACTAGGAAATTAATCCTAGTTTTAATAGTTTATACCTACAATACGTGTAATATAAGCATTCTTAGTATTTGTTTTTGCCATATCTGTAATACGCCATGACTTTTGTCCAAAGGCAATACCTACACGATATAAATCAAATTTAGTATCTGAAGATACAACTAGACCTGACACTGATGCTCGTGATTGTCCTTTAATGTAAAACTCGTGAGCGCCGTTTTGTAAATCGTTTGTAATGTCACTTGTATTTGGTCCTTGTGATGGTACTGTAACAAATATTTTTACATATTCATAATCAGCAATAGGGAACTTAAGAGTCTCAACAGTGCCTTTATCAGTGAAGTTTTTTGCACCTGTCCATAATACATCAGAGGACGTAGAAGGTTTTGCTTTAAGTAACGCTCCGTTGTTTAAGGAACCTGTAAATAAATTACCATAGTTATCAATCATATAGTAGTTACCATAGTTTATAGAATCTATTACAAAAAGACCTCTACAACTACCAGATGATGGGTTTCCAGAAACCCCACCTTGTATATAAAATGTAAAAGTTCGTGGTTTATCTAATGAGTTTAAGTATTCTAATACTTTAGTTTCAAAAGATTTACCCTCGTTACTATAAATAAGTAAATTAAAAGAACCATCTAAATTAGTAAGTAAATATTTTTCAATATCTTTTGTCTCAAACTCTTTAACCCACTCATAGTCTTTAGATTGATTAGATACTGAATGATACATTTTATTATCTGGACTAATGTAAATATAAGAACGTTCATCAGATTGATTCGTTATTACAGATAAATACCCGTCGGAATTACTATCTGGTAAATCTTTTAAACTATTTACAATGTAATTACCTGGTGTAATAATATCTTTATAGGAACCACCAACAACCAGTGTACTTCTATTATTAATTCTTGAGTCTATAAATCTCCAAGAGCCAGCCATACCATTATAATTCACACGGTAGGCAAAGTATTTTTTCGACTCGACAGTTGATATAGTGTTAATAAACTGAACTACCCCTACTTCTGTTTGATATACACTTAACAGTAAATCTGTTCTAAGCTCTTGTGGTAATTCTGATATATAGAAAGATACGTTAGATGATACATAATAGAATCCTGTTTGTGTAATACTACTTAATGAGCTTCTACTTGATACTTGTTTAGCTTTACCACTATCTTGAACTAGGTAATACTTAGGGGTACTTGCAGATTGTGTTTCTAACTTTTCAACCTTAGCAAAAATATTACCGTCCTCAGATAACTCTGTACCTATGTTATTAACAGCCTCCGTTAGTGCTTTGAGTGTGTCAGATTCTGTTATTTCTTTAAAATTTATTAATGCCATGTATTGCCCTACTTTCTCATAAGTAACTCTAAAATCTTGTTTTGCATATCCTTAATACTCTGTAGTTCATCCATTAACTGCTCAACTGATTTAGAACCTGTTGTAGATTGTTGGGGTTTCTCTTCCTGTTCGAGCTCTTCTTGTTGTGGGTCTTTATAGTCTGGATTAATAATAATTTCTTCAGGTGAACTGTAATATTTGTATTTATTTACTTTAAATTCTTTAAAGAAGTCTTTAGGTAGTAAATCTTCATGCACAATAACTTGTGGCATACCTGGTTCAGCTTGCCCATAAGTTACGTATCCTGTAATAAGATTTTTATCTAGTAAAAGTAACACATAACCATCTACTGCAAAATTAATTTGTCTTCCCATTATTTATCTTCCTTTCTATACATGCTTAATTCCCGTTATAGATTTTATTGTAATATAACCTGTTTGATTAAACCATATACTACTACCTGTTACCTTTTTACTTAAGTACGGTGTAAAAGTTAAGCCTGAACTATCAATAGACACCGCTCCTTCAAATAAATCGAAACCTGAGTTGGTATCATTATTTGTTAGGTTAAAGTCCCTGAAATATACTGTAGTTAGTCTTGAAGGTGCTTTAAATGTATTAACCCCACCTACGTAAAACTCTACGTAAAATTCTAAATAGTCATAATTACTTACTGCATCATTTAATCGTAATGTACTTTTAGTAGCAAGGTCTTGACTACCCTTCCATAAGTCCGTCGTCATTATTGTTTGCTGTAATGGTTTAGCTGTACCATTAATAACAGGTATTACATATTCTTTTCCAGAATATCCAATTGCTTTAACAATTGCTACATATCCATTGCTTACTAGGTCTTTTTGAATGGTACCTCTAACTGGCTCTGTAAATTTAGAGTTGCTCATATGTTGGTTTGCATAAAATAAGGATAGTCCTGGTGCTACTTTAGATATTTCTTCCTCTAGTGTTCCAGAACCTGAATCCCATTTATAGTCAAAATCCCCGTTATTATTTATGTCTCCTGGAATAAATTTGTTAAGTTCCGCATCAGAACTAAAACTAGTCCAATCAGACCATTGACCGCTATGTTTAGTTTTCTTAAATATCTTTTCTGAATTATCGGGTAAGAAAATAAGTATTCCCTCTCCAGAATTAGTTATTCTTGCATTAACCCAACCATTGCTAGCTGTATTGCTTGGTGGGTAAGTTAAGGAGCCATACACATCAATGTAATTATTAAGATAATCCTGATTTATTTGAGAGCCCTCTGGTGTTTTTCCTGTATTATCTGTGATATTAAAGGATTGTATGTCAGAAAACATTTCCTTAATTTTGTCTACTTCTTGGGAAAGAGAAGCACTATTAATACCTAATTCATTTATTTTAGGGTAAGCATCTCTTAAATAATCTGTACCCTTTAGCTGTTTAAAAGTGAAAGCCATTATTTTAGTCCACCTCTACTAATTAATTCATCTATTTGTTTTAACTTCTCATCTAATAATTTTTCTTTTTTATTTAACCTATCATGCATTTCCAAAACACTTTTTTCTTGGGGCGTTGGGATAAATATTTTTGTTTGTGAATAAGGGTCTCTATATTCATTAGGCATAATTAATCATTCCTTTATAAAAAAAGGGAAGAGTAATTCTTCCCTTAAAATTACTCATCTCTAGTTGTAACCATTAGTCGTCGTACTCGTGGTCGTAAGAAACTGTTCTTAGTTGCAAGGTCTAATCTAACTTTAAGTTTTTTATCTTTAGACAATGAGTTTGTTTTTTCATCAATCACGTGTCTAGTAAATTCATTGTTAGCTTTAGTCTTTGTAGCAGGTTTACTAAATTCTTTCCATGTTAATCCACCATCTACTGAATATCTAGGTGTTACCGTTGCTCCTTGAGGTAAGAAAGCTTCATAACTAAGTCTAATAGTATTAAACGGTGCTTCACTCATATCTACCCCACGTGCAATATAACTACCTTTAAGGTTAGTTAAGAATGTTGTAAATGTTAAGTCAGATACGCTTAATAATGGTGAAATATATCTATTAGAATTAAATGTTGCACGTAACTTAACTTTCTTAATAACTGAATCAATTTCAATATCTTGGTAGTTACCTACAGGCTCCCATTTAAGTGAATCAAACGTTGTACCATCATTCATTGCGTCAGTTATTACTTTCATTTCCCATGTACAACCTGTATTTTCTGGTGTTAAGTACGTAGACATTAATACAAGTCTATCACCTTTAACATCAGTCATTTCCTCAAACTCAATTTGTGCTGTATCATTAAACTTAGCTGTGTAAATACCAAATTTTAAGTCACTATTTTGGTGAATAGTCCAAGCACTAGCGTTTGAAGAACTATATAATACTCCACGAGCATACGGGTTACCAGAAATTGTTTCCGATGGTTTATCGATACGTGGTTTGGTTCTAGTTCCTACCCACATTGTGTATTCATCATTTTCTGTAAGAATAACTAATGCGTATTCTTTTCCTGCCTCTACCATAATAGGGTCATCAAAGTGTACCCGTGTTTCGGCACTTGCGTTATTAGAAACTTTAATATCACTTGAGTTAACTACTTGCTCACCATAGATAGTTTTTGTAGGGAAACCTTGGTTACCTACTTCACGTACTTGGATAGTTACATTGGAGTTTGCGTCTCCCTTAGAAGCAAAATATAGCCCTACAGAACTAATAATACGGTTCTCATCATATTGGAATGATTGAGCTAGAGGGTCAATTAAATTTACTGTAACACGTGTACGTAGGATAATTTCTTGGTTAATTTTCTTTCTTCCATGTGCTAAGTATGTAGTTGAACTAACTGAGTTCTCATTCTTTAATGATACTTCACGGTTACCGCATCGAATACCTGCAGGGATAGTAAATTTACCCTTTGCTGTACCTTTGGCGTTAGCAATAATAGAACCTTCTTCAGTTCCTTTTCTGTATCCTGCGTCTGGTGTAATAGGGGCTCTAACACCGTCAAAGTATAATACTAAGTTATTGTCATTAGGGTGTAATCCAGTGACCTCAAATTTAACATCACGTTGTCTAATGAACTCAATCATTTCTTCTAATGTTTTATGCCCTACTTCAGTCATTGTCCCAGTAGCTGAGGCACGCCATTTTTCAAACGAACTACCAAACTCTAAACCATTATCTAATTCTATTTTTGCTTGCTCTGCTCTTGCTTTTGCATTACGCTTAGCTGATGCCTCTGGGTGAACCCACCAACGACGTGTATTAACTACTTTTGATTTTCCAAACTGATTAATAGTTACATTTTCCTCATCAATCCAGTTATCTTCACTAGGTGTTAGTTTTAGCTTACCTTGTTTATTAGGTATATTATAAGGGTTGACGTTAAGTGTTTCACTTGCTAATGGTTGATATATTGTACGCTCTTCCGTAAATGGTGCTGAAACAATTCTACCCCAGTTATGGATATTACTAGAATCAGTTAGTAAGTTAGGGTCATTCACACTAGTAGTATATTGCAATGTAGCCTCGGAATCTTCAAAGCTCATAGCAACACCATACTCTGGGTGAGTTACATCTGCCTTCTCTAAACTTACGAAACCTTCACTAAACACTGAACGCAATGTGAGTGGGTTTTGTCCTTCCATGGCACCATCATCTAATGCATTAAGTGCTTGGTTGTATTCTAAGTTATCAATACGTGTCTTCATTTTTTGTAAAGATTCCATTGATAATCGTTCAATAGATTGTGTATAACATTCGGTAGCATCTGAATCAGGAAACACTGTCACATACCCTAATTGTAAGGTAAATGGGTCATGTTGTAAAGGTGGTGTTACATTTCTTAAAATATTAGGTTCACCTTTTAATGCCTTAATATTACCATCTTTATCTAGGACAATTAAATCTTGTCTTGCTAAATAGTAATTATAATCTACTAATACAACTGATTGGTCAATAGGTTTAGTTCCTGATGTATTAAAATCTAAGTACCAGTATTTATTTGCACCCTCACCTGATGTTTTTAAAGCATAGTCCTTTCCTGATTCCATACGTCTATTATATTTATACGAAACATAGTAAGTAGTACCACCTTTAGGCTCTTCCCCTCCTAGCGACCAGTCTACTGACTGCCCGTTTGTTAGCCTATAGTCTACACCTTGTTTATACTCTTTAGTTGTAACTCCTGGGCTTGTTTCAGTCCATACTTTTACGATTTCAAAAGCTGTATTATTTGCTAAATAGTCTACAGTATCTCCTACACTATCTCGTGATACGGATTCTTTCTCTACTAATACTTGTCCTGTTACACGGTTAACTTGTTTAACAGGTTTATTTGCTAGTGTAATAATTTTACTAGAATTGTTGTATATAGTAGATTCATTTTCTGCTGTTCCTAAGTCATAAGACTTTTGTAAATTAAGACGTGTAGATACTGGTTTATTGACACGATAACCTAAAACATAAGCAATACCTGAATCTACAGTAACAGGTACAGTATCTCCGCCTTTACCTTCAGCATCACTAAAAATCTCAAAACCTTCTACTTTATATGAACCAGATTCTTCATACGTACGTTCCGCTAGTACCTTATTAATTCTATCATACTCTGGATTACTAGCTTGTATGTATAACTCACCATCTTGAAATACATAAATAGTAGCACTAGAAGGGTCGTTAACAGTAAGAACCATATCTTCTTGAACACGGTCAGCACCCTTAGAAAAATAACTAGGTACACCACTTGTTTGGTCTAGTAAGTTATTATCTTCATCTGCTGTAACAATACGTTCTGTTAGCTTAATACCTACTTCTTCTCTACCTACTTTTGTAAGTTTAACTGAACTATTACTTTCGTAGTAACGTACTTTACCATTTAAATACACGTAACCTGGATTCACTTTTAGTATATTCCCAGTATCTAAAGTAAATCCCATACCAGATACCTTATCTCCATCTTTAAAAACAGCATCCCCAAAGTTCTTTAAATAGTAAGTTTGGATAGATTGTAATTCATTTAATTCCGATTGTTGTAAAGGCCTATCTGGATTAAACAATACTCTAGTTCTATTCTTAGTAGGGTCGAATCTATCTAAATAGGGTGAACCACTAAAATTTAAAGCCATCTACTTATCACCTTTCTTATAATTCCATAATAAATGACTCAGTAACTGTTGTTTGAGCTACTCGGTTCTGGAATTGTTTATTATCATAAAAAATTAATGTTCCTGCATCTTGTACTTCACTTGGTAGTAAGTTTAGTTTATCAGTAGAAGATTTTAATCCCATAGTAAATCCTACTTGTCTGTATGTTCCTAATGGTAATTCCTCTCCAACTACCTCTGCTTGAAGGTAAACATATTTAGCTCCTTCTTTAATAGCATTTTCTGGGGATACTTCTACCCATTCTCTATTACCATACTGAATTTTAGTTTTACTGTCATCTGTAGTTGGTTGTGCGGGTCTAACTAAAGCTACTTTTTTAGCTTTCTTATAACCAATAACCTCATCTAATGTTGTTGTAGTATCTTTAGGTTGTGGTGGGCTCTGTTCGTTAGACCACGGTGATGTTTTACCTAATACTAAGTGAAAGTCTTTACTAGCATAAAATTTAGCTAGTTCTACATGTGAATTTATTGTCGCAATAGCCATTTATGAGTCTCCTTTAATGATTTCATTTATTAATATATCACGGTTCCTATTATATCATATAACAAGAACCGTGTCAATACTATGTTACAGTATTTTTAGGAATGATACATCTTTTTCATATGATTCGGTATTTAGAGTTCTTGTACTATCAGAAAGTGGTATACTAGAATCTAGTAATAATGGCTCCTGGTAAGTATAATTACTGTAAGAGTATGTACTTATAGATGTTAATCTAGTAACAGGCGTTGTGGTCATTTTAACAATATCACCTGTAGAGTTATCAAATACTCCACCTTCAGTGTCTTTAAGAACCGTTAGTGTATCAAAAGTATATACTTCTTCATTATTATTTACAAGGTGTTGCCAACCTGCATTAAAGAATCCTTTGTACAATCCGTCTAATTTACCTGTTTTAGAAGTAATCTTATTTATAGGTATGTCCCATATAGACTGTAATACAATATCGGACATAGGATTTATATCAGAGTAGTCTATAGTATTTAATCCGTAAAGGTCAATGTATTTATTAAGTATAGTATTAGTTCCTTGGGTTAAACTAATATTCTTAATTACATCATAACTACTACCATATGTACTATATAATAAGCGTGCTTTAGGTAAATTATCTATTGAATTGACATTGATTTTTCCTATGTCCGTTCTAGCACCATTAACTTTAACTGTCTTATCTAGGAAAGTTATCTCGTCATAACTAGACTTAGAGTATCCACTATACGTTTTCTCTTCTTGTAAAATAAAATTTGTAATCTTTATAGTATTGTGTTTAACTGGTTGTGTGTATGCGGTACCATCAGTAGTGTATCTTCCTGAATAAACTAACAGCCTATGGTCTGTAATCTTAGGTGCGGTAAAAGTAACAGTTTTCACTAATTTTCTAGGTGAAGTTCGAATTATATTCTCTTGCATATTAATATTATCCTTAGGGGTAGTTGCACTATATAACCATATACCGTGAGAATCGGAAAAAGTTTTAAAAGAACTATCTACAGTATCTATAATTTCAAGTTCAAAGTGGATAGTATATTTTTTTCCTTCTTCTAAAATACTAGATAAATATTTTGCGGAATATAATGTGTGAGCAAAACCTGAGGTTGTGAACATTTCTGTGTTAGTAATACTACTATGTATATCTATTGACCCTTTATAACTTTGGAGTAAGTTTTTGGATTTTTCCCTATGTACTACACTTTCTATTGGTGTATTATCTTCCTTAAATAAATCTATAGTAACAGAATTATTAGGGTCTACACTATATAAATCAGATGGGTTAGGTTGAAATGGTGTTGCGTTACTTCCTCTCTCTAGTTTAAACTCTTTTATATAAAAAGTATCGGTACTGTTTTTACCTATAATAAGACTATAGTTATCAGAAGAGCCATCAAGAGTAAAAGTTTTTATGACTTTTGTATACGATGATGTCTGGTTAATACTGTCAAATACTACAGGAACTTTTTTACCTGAAGTATCTTGTAAAAATGAGTAATCTAAAGGTTTAGTATTATCATCTGACTTATACATAAAAGATAAAGTATATGTACTTCCTGATGTTAGCACGAAGTTACTACTTAATTTTACATCAGTTTTTGTTTGATTTTCACCAGTCTCTATCTTTAACTCATTATCTTGCTTAGTAATAATAGAGCTAGACTCACTAGTATATGTCCCTTTAGGTATAATAGTATTATTGAGTAAATTTCTATTAATAGAATTACTGTATTCATCACCTATTCTAATAAATTGAGAAGGATAATATGCACGTTTACTAATTATGTCACCATTAGTAGGCAATGATATTTTTGTTAAGTCTACATAATCATAACTAGATGAAGAGGACAGTACTCTATAAATATTAGGTAAAAATCTATTGTTCGTGTATTTATCTTTTTGTGTGTTGCTGAAAGATATATCTATATAGTTAACCTTTATATCCACTTCTTTATACTCTCTGATACGTAGTCTTGTAAAAATAACCATTCTACTGTTGATATAATCAGTTAAATATCCAATAGAACCTCCAACATTAACTTCTTTACTACCTACTTTGGTAGTTTTTATAGTGTTCCATGTTTTTGTTACAAAGTCAAAAATTTGAAGGTCTACTATAATATTCTCTTCTGGAGGTACTAAGGCACTTATGTAATAATCATACCTTGCTTCTCCTATAAAATCAACAAAGTTTTTCTTTTTATCTCCAGTTACTATTTCAGGGTTATACTTTAAGAAGTATTCTTCTAAGTTAAAGTTATTGTGTATAAACTTAACACTTTGTGTCTTAGGTAAAGTGTAGCTAACAATGTAGTTATCGAGTTCTTTAGAATATGCATAATACTCTAAAGGCATCTCTTTAGCACTATACATATCCCTAGAAGTTACAGAACTATTGTCTTCTAAAGTATACTCATGGGTAGAATAATAGGCATAATTATAAAATGTACGTCCTGAAGAACTTGAGCCAGACAAAACATCTTTACTATTAGTCTTACTTCTATTTACGTTAAATAAAGATGTAGAATTATCAAAAGACTCTTTTCTCTCAGATAAGTTTAAGTGACCATAAAAAGTATCACCAAAACCACTTAGTCTATCTAACAGTGTATAGTTAGTTATCTTAGGTAGTCCTTCTAACATTTTAGTTACATACCCACCTGTGTTAGTGTACCAACCTTCATACGTTAGATATACTTTAACCCCTGCGGGTTTAAACTTGTTTACTATGTCTAAGATTTCTGTAGGGAAATAACTACCTATCTTAATATTAATAACAGCAAACCTATAGTAATATCCCATTAAATGGTCATCCCCATTTAAATGAGATTTATTAGTATAAAAAATATTTTTATACGGTTCATACACGGATACATAAGCATCTTCTTTTTCTAAGTAATCTTTAATAGCTTTTACAATAGAATTATTCGTTCCTCGTTTTAGTAGAACATACTCTATAATTCTGTCACGATATATATCATCAGATTCATTAGATTTTCTATATACACCAAACCAATCACCAAACTTATTAAGGTATGCCCCAGTAGCTGTTTTCAATGACGATTGTAATTTACTTTTAATAGCATCTTGTTCTATTTGGTTCATTTCCTCATTAAGAACTTTAATCAAAGCATAGTTAGGGTCTTGGTTATCACGTTTATCTTTTTGTCGTTTTAACAATGGGTGTAGATTTTTTAAAAATGTACTCACAAGACCCCTCCTATATTAAAGTCACATCTATTTTACCTGCTCGAATAATTTCCTCAGGTTTAGTTATTGTATTCCCATGAATAGTAGAAAATTCTACATCATAAATAAGTCTATCATCTATATTCATAATAACTTGAATTAAATCATTCAAAATTAAGTCATCTGAAACTTTAAAATTATTTAAATATGTTCTAATAACTTGTTCAATGTGGTGCTGTAAGGTATCTGAAATTCTGTCTTTATTAGATAAAGTAACACGTACACTTATATCTGTTAAAGTTTTGATTACAGGTTCTACTTTTAACATAATCCCACTAGGTCTATAGTCTTCTAGTTCTTGCTCCACATTCTTTTTAACAGTATCTGGTAAATTCCCATTTCTATCATGAACAAAAGCTGTAACTAAACCTACTTGTTCATATACATAAACACCTTCAACATCAGGAACCTGCATAGCACCATACCTAACTGATTTATTTGTAGCACGTCCTCGTGTTTCTACAAAGTCCTGAAATCGTTTTTTAAAGTCTTCTAATGACTCTAAATCAGTACCTGTATTAAAAGAGGAATCATTATTTATTGAACGTAAACTAGGAGGTGCACTTGTCATAACATTTAATGTATTCTCAGGTATATTACTTGATGCTCCTGTTTGTTTAGAGAATACTTCTAGTATAGCTTCAGTAGAATCTTTAGGGATTCTATATTCCACTAATGTCTCAAATTGATAAGGATATTCTTGATTGGTAGAAGTAAAAGTTGTACCTCTAGGAATAATATAATCGTCTTCAATTGGATTATAAAATCTAAGTGTTACGTTTCCATGTGCTTTTCTAGCTTGTCTACGTTTAAAATCAAAAGACTCAATAACACCTTCTTGAATGCCCCAGTAAATATTCTCTTTTGTTAAAATATAAAATTGTTCTATTTCTAGTGCTATAGCCTCATACAAAGAACGAACAGCAGACCCTGGAGTAAAGTCAGTAATCTTATGTGTAGCAATCATTGTTTTGTCTATAAGCTTAGATAATATGTTTGTAAACTTCCTTGTTTCCATATAATTTTCCTTTCTATTCAAATAATGCTACAATACCAGAATCATCCATGTCTAAAACAAACCTAATAGAGTTTTCTACTGAACGTATAGTTACTTCAAATTCACCTTTATATTCATTACCTTTAATCGTCCAATCTATAAGATTTACATTTTCGACTCTAGTATCTACTTTTAAAGTTCTTGTGACTTCCATTTCTATTAGTGTAGCTGTTTCTACTGTATTGTATGTAAATAAGTTATGAATATTAGAACCATAGTCTGGGTGCATAAGTAAACTACCTTGTGGTGTGAGTAACCTTGTTTGTAATTGCTGTTTTATATTGCTTATACCCTTAACAACATCTAAATCACCATTTCCATTGTCATTAAAAGATAAAATCTCATCACTAGTTCCATGCATATTAAAATATGATTCGTCTGATGTAATATTTAAGTCTCTACCTAAAGACAATTCTACTAATGTATCTATATCTTTTTTATTTAATTCCTGTAAAGATACATTAGATAATTCTTCTTCAGAAGGTATGATGAGCGTATCCCCGTAAGTAACTAAATGCTCTGGATTTTCTTTTTTCTCCTCATCAGTTTCTACAATATAAGGGTATTTTAAGTTATTGTGTTCTATAAGGTCTATCCAATAGCTAGGAGTGTTAAAATACTTTTGAGATATTGCTTGCATGGTTTCACCATAAGTAACTTCATGTTTCTTAAACCTCATTAGTGACCACCTCTTTCTTTAAGAGTGGTAATTGTAGCTTAACATTATTTAAGTTCATTTCTAATTGTCTTAAATCTAAAACTAAACTATTATACTCTTCAAAATCAGTTAAATAATCTATAGTATACGCAATGTTTCTCACAACTATATCCATATCTTTGTCTGTTAAATACACTAAGTTTTCTGGGTTTTCTAAGAAACAATTTACAATAGCATAAGCCTCTAAGATTATAATTTGAAGGATATAATATACTCTAGGGTTTTGTAGCTGTAATGAGGAATTTTTTACTTTTTCTGGTATTGTATTTGTGTTAAAATATCTTTCCTTTTTTGGTATCTTGTCTTCTTGTATTTCTTTTAACGTTTTTAACGCTAACTCACTTAGCTGTAATCTAGGTGTATAAAATCTAGAAACAAACATAAGCTCTTCATCTAAAATGTTAAAATTTAAATGTCTAGTGTCATTATTAATAGAATTTAAATATGATAATAGACCAGATGGCTGTTCAATTATATGCCTCACGTTTGTACTCCTCCATCTCCATAACCTATAAGTAATGCTGTAGAATCTAATGTACCACTTAATCCGTTAGTTGTCAACCTAGGGTTATATATTACTTTACCATTAGATGATAAATTATTACCATTTTTCATTCTAATATTTTCCCTAGTATTATCATGTACTGAATATTTTTGGTTATTCCTATCTCTATTTCTAGTTACCTCACTGTTACTATTATTAAGTCTATTTCTTACATCTTCTTCACCAGGTTTAATTACATTACCAAATTCAGGGTCTACTTGGGAACTTCTATCAGGTTCTCCTGCATCCCCTAATACCATTAAAGATAATTCATAGTTAAAAAGTAATGGTTTGTCAGCTGAACGTTCTATTTTTAATCCTTGTGGTGATAAATGTACTTTATAATACTTATTATCTGTCCAGTTATATAATTCCATTTTTGATAAAGAAACACTACCTGAATTAGATATATTAGAATATTCTATGATTCTTTCTTCTAATTCATCCATACGTTCTTTACCAGTTTGCACGACACCGTTTACGTTTCTTGCTGATTTAAAACCAGTAGTTCCAGAAAAGGTTATCATTTTTACATCAGACCCATAATCCTCAAAAATAATATCAGATTTTGTTTTAATAATATTAGAACGTTGTGGGTGTTCTATTGTATAACTTTCTGGATTTACTTTAAACCTATATGTATGTTTATTTCCATTACTATCTGGGATTATTAAACTCATTCTCATTAATGTGTTTCTTCCATCAGACTGTGGCATTATTCATCACCTCAAAGCCTATTATAGCATATTGTATTTAATATATCAATTCAATTTTAATATAACATCAAAAAAGGTAAGCATTTAGCTTACCAATCTTTTGATGTAAAACTTTTTTCTTCTACAGGGTTATTAAGAATACTATAACTTAATTTAAATTTAGATATAATACCACTATTTGATATTTGAACCTTAGCATTATCTAAAGGGATAAATTTCTTATTATATAGTAATTCATAGTTTGTAGTCATAAAAGATTTAACAGTATCATTATTATCTTTATATGTGACTACTAAAGGATATTCATTTTTACCTACTAATCTATGTAAAGTAGTTTCCTCTAATGTTTTTAATTTAGAATCTATGTAAGAAATTCTTTGCTCTTCTGTATACTGCTCTAATAGCTCTACTGAAAAATTACTTAAGTCCTGTTGAAAATTACTAGCGCTTCTTAATGATTCAGGAATAACAATAATAGTAGGTGTAGTAGTATTAACCTGTTCTATTGTTAATGCATCTTTATTACTTATATAATTATCTCTAACAAGTTTAGAAATATTAGAAGGGGTTGTTGTATCTTCTAATGCTGTTACCTTTTCTGATACACCTTTTAGGGGGTCTACAATATTTTTTAAAGTAATATAGTTCTGATTAAGTTCTTGTAGTTGGGAATTGGTACTATCCATGTAGTTTTTCATAGTCTCATTAATAAATTTATCATACTTCTCTATTGCACTATTTAACTTACTAGTTACATCATCTATACTAGACTGAAATCCTTTAGTAGTTAATTCTGCTTTATTAGACTTTTCTATAGCTATTTTTGTAGCATCTATTAATTCCTTAATATTCTCTTTACCTACACCGTCTAATAGGTAGTTTATTTCTTCTAACCCTTTTCTAACTGTTTCTAGATTACTAAGAGCGTCCTCTACACTATTATCTAAGTTATCTAGTATAGGTCTATCATTTATTTCTAGTCCTCTATCGGTAAATTCTAGTTTATGCTTATCGTTCTTTACATAAAAAGTATTAGATTCAGAATTAATACCATATTCTACCCATACTTGCGCCTCACCTAACAGTAAACTATCACCTTGATGTACAGTCTTTTGATTTCCTTCATTATCAATTTCAAAGAAAGTACGTTTTTGTAAATCCTTTTCCATAACGGAAAATCTTATAGTTCCGTTTTGGTCTATATAAAATGTAGTAATATGCTTATCTGGTTCATTAGTATTATTAAACATTCCTTGATGTTTAAATAAAACATTTGGTGCTTTTTGGTTTCTAGGCTCTTTTGCTTTTTTATTACTATAGTAAGTTGGGTATAAATCATAATAATCCGTACCTACATGATAGTCTGTTGCTTGAGGTCGTTCTTCTTCATTAGATGTCATAGATAAAAATGTCTTACCGTTAAAGGTCTTAATCATTGACCCGTCACCGTCATGAAAGTCATAAGTCATAGACGGGTAGATATTATGTAATACACTAAAGTATTTAAAATAATTATTATCTTTAAAATTCCCTGTCTCCATAGGGGAGGTACTTAAAAGTTTATTTTGTAAGGAGGTTCCATATGTACTTACAATTATTGGGTTGTTATAGGAAGAATCTAAAAACCCAACAAGAACAACAGAACCAGGTGTAATAAGCTCATTACTACCAAAAGTATTCCCCTCAGGTGTTGTACCTATAAATCTTCGTGGGTAAGGTACAGAAAACGTATCCCCTTTTTTTACTGGATTTGTACCTAAAGTATTATTGTTAACATTTACCTCTACAGTATGTGTTCTATAATTAACTTTAACTACTTTACCTATTAATAATTCTTGTAATTTAAAATCATCAGAATCAACCTGCTTTAATCCCTTTCCTAGAGATGATTGTAGTTGTATCATAAGTAATCATCCTTCAGTCTATATATTTTACCATTAAATAGTTCCCAATCTTTTTCTAAATTATACTTTTGTATTGTTGTGTTGTCTTTAGGAAACTTTCCTTTAATTGTTACATATTCCTTATCTCCCACATAAATACCTACTTCATTATTATTTTTACCAAAGAATAATAAATCACCATCTTCTAATAAATCTATATCTGATATATATTTATGTCTAACACTAATGTCTTTAAAAACACCACTATTTAAAATAGAGTTATAATCTAATGGATAGTTTAAATTTGTCTCCTCGTCATTATATAACCAGTATACCATATTATAAGAATCTAGTAAAGAAGTAGTGTCGGATTCAAAAGGATTATCTTTAGGAGCCCCTTTAAATTGGTATTGAATACTTTTATTATTAATATTTTTTTGTACTAATTCTGACGCTTTGTGTGGTAAAGTTAAATCGTACTTGTAATCATCCTCTAAATCTTGATATGTTGCATAGTGCTGTGTTGCACTATCATCTAAACTTTCAATCTTAATAGGGTTTAACTGAATCTTAATTGTTTCTTTAAATGTTGATTCAGCATAGTGATTAAAATTTGTTTTAGATACAGACGTAACTTCAAAGTCTACTTCATACTGTCCTGTTGTTACTTCTTTTACATTGTAATCTTTTTTTGAAATATTCATATACTCTATAACATCATAATATGGTCGTAATCGTTGTATTGCTTTATACAATGAGTTATCTACATACGGTCTTATTTCTTCATTCTTTTTATTAAACATAGCCTCATCATATGGGTAAGGGTAGTTATATATATTATCTATATACATTTCTACTAATTGCTCTATTCTCATAACAGTCATCCTTTAATCATAAATATATTGTGCATTTCTATATTCAGGGCTTCCTTTTTTATATAACCTTTCACCATACGTTTTAGGTGATGCGTAGTTATAGTCTGATACATAAATACCATCATCTGTAACCTTCTCAACAAAAGCTACATGACCATATTGTGCGGAACCACCAGGAACACCTCTAGCCCAAACAGCTACAGCACCACGTTTAGGTTCTTTACCTGTGGAAATTCCTGCACCTCTAGCACCTGCAATCCAGTCTGCGGCATCTCCATACGCTACTGCTTTTAGCCCTAATTCATAACGTCTATTGTAGCAGTACCACGTACATTCCCTAGCCCATTGACCTGTGTTAGGGTTCCCTGGGGCAGTCCAACTAGTATCAGTTTTATTTCTAGGTGTAGGTAACTCTTTACCTTTATACTTTTTATCTAAACTAGCTAAAGAAGCACCCGAATGATGAGCACCACTAGAATCAGAATCACCACCAGAACTTTTACGTTCTTCCACACCCTGAGCTTTGAGTTCCTCAGATTTTTTCTCTCCAAGTAATCCACCTTCAAAGTTAGAAGATGTTCCCCATGGTTCTGCAAATCTATACTTACTTCCTTCGGGTATAGTAGCGGATTTTAATCCTCTAGTTACACCTAAAATAGTAATATAACCCTCTTTGTATGAAAATTTATGTTGTACAGATTCTACATAAAATTCCCACATTTCATTTCGTTGGTTATCTTTAACAAATAGTCTTTGACCTAAATCGTATTTTGGGTGACCTAGTACTGTTATTTCACCTGAAAAAAAGTTAGGGTTATTATGATACCAGTTAAAAAGCATTTTAGAAAATATAAGTAATGGTGAATCACTAGGGTTAGAACCTGTATCAGCGGAAACGTTAGATAAGTTAGCTAAGTCTTTAATGAAGGATTCAATATCTTTATCCTTGGTAGCTCCTTGTGTTTTCTCTAATTTGTCTACTAATTTTTTAGATTTTGCTTTATTACCGTATTTAAAGTCTTTACTTAACTTACCTATTGCTTCATTTTTCTTTTCTTTATTTTTGTAGTCTTCATTATTTTTAAAAACATCGTTTAATATTTTTGAGACAGATTCTTTAGTAGCCTCAGGTCTCTTGTCTTGCTCTTGTTCTGATTCTATAGTTCTACCTACTATTTTTTCATACTCTGATTTAGGTAATTTACCATTTCCTACGTAATAGTCTACGATTTTCTTAGCTTTATCTTTACGTATATTTCTATAAGTCCTAGCTAACTTAGATACCATTTTTTCAGTATTTCTTGAGATATTATCTCTACCCATATTGTTTAAATCATTTACTACTTTATCATAACTTCCTAATTCTTGTCCAGTATCATTATCATTACTTTCTTCATCAGTAGTAGATTTGTCCTCATCAAATATAAAAGGATTCTCTACTTCTAATCTTGAATACCCATATCTATCTACAAGCTCTTTATGGTACTGGGGTTTAGAAAATACTTTAGCATCTATTTGTTTATACATCATACTATTTGTTACGTTAAATATAGAATACGTTTCTACATCGTTTTTACCAACGTCTTCTTCTATCAAATCTTCCGTTTCTACCACTGTATATTCTAATGCACGCCATTGGGTTGGATTAAAAGGTGTCCGTCTTAATACTAATTCTGTTTTTCCTTGCTCTTTATTATTTCTATAAAATTTCTCGTTAAAGGGCTTTGCTGTGGTAAAATCCATTAAATCAGACAGGCTACCATCAAAATTTATAAAAGGTGTGACATCACGAATATTCTCATATTCGTCCCAACTTTCTAAATTATCCCACATAAAGTATTCTGTTAAATTACTGATAGGCTTTCCTTGTTTATTAGGGTATTTGTATCTCATGTAAGGGACAAATCTATCTAGTATCTGTTTCATAACTTCATGAGAAGAGCTCCCTGTAAATTTTATTTTACCTTCACCTTCACCATCTTCTAACCAACCTGCCATAGGTAGGAATGCATTGACCTCACGCATAACACCTAATCCAAACTTCATAAATGGTTTAGAAAATGATTGACCAGTAATTCTATATGCCTTTTGGTTATTGCCATAACTACCTACGTTGTTTACAGATGAAATCATACCTATAAGTACTTGCCCTTCTGTGTCATCCTCCATGCTAGGGTTAACAAATATCTTAACAATATCATTTATCATTAACAACTTATCCCAATGAGTATCTCCTGCTAGTGTGAGGACAAATACTGCACTATCATCAGCCATTGCATTTTTAGTCTCAAAATTTATAATCTTATCTCCTAATTGGCCTCCTGATACTTCTTTTGTATTTTCATACCTTAAAGTAAATATATTTTCATCTGTATGAAACTCAAATCTTACTTTAGGTCTTCTAAATCTATGCATTTTGTGAGCCAAAATTTCACTTCCTTTAAAAATAAGGGAAGGGTATTATTACCCTACCCTTATACTCTTCTGTGTCTATTTGTAAATATATCTATGTTACTGCTTAAAGTTCTATTTAATCGTTCTTCAACCGCAATAGCAGTATCTTTAGGGTTATCTGAACCCTCTATATTAATATTTATATTAATACTATTATTGTTATTTACTGAAGAACTATTACTTTGTGAGTTAGGAATAAATGATGATACGGGTGTGTTACTTAATGAAGACTGTTGTAATGGATTACCCCAGTTACCTCCACCTCCACCTGCATATGCTTTCTTGTACTTGTTAGCATTAGAAACACGTTTGCCCATCATTGCTTCTCCTGCTCCCATACGCTCAAAATCTTGAGCCCAATACTTAGTAGCTTCTTCTACAGTCTTAGCTTTATTAAATCGTCCTAAGCTACCTTTTTCAGAGCCTTGCATCTCATGCCATAGAAAATCTAATTGTGCATCTAAATCACTAGCCTTTTTGCCTTTAGATTTTGCAAAGGCTTGTAAGTTTGCTTTACGTCCTCCTAACCATTGAGCTATACCATAAGCACCTGAAGATGGATTAGTAGCTGTAGGGTTCATTCCAGACTCTTGTTCAAAGTTCCCCATAATACCTGCTACTTGCTCGTCAGATAATCCTTTCTTCTTAAGGAAATTCCAAATTTTTTGTTTTCCTTCTCCTCCTACATCAGAAGCACTAGAACCATCATCGGAGGAACCTCCTTCAGAATCTCCTTTATCTAATCCTTTAGCATCTTGTAGTACTTTTTCAGCTCTATCTAACAATGAACGATATACTTTAAGGTTTTCTGTTTCGGTTTTATTGTTCTTTTCTCTAAGCATTTCAGCAGTCATTTTTTTGTTTTTATTTCTATCAACTTTTGCTCCATTCAATACATTAGTATCTGAAGAGCCTCCACCGCCACCTGCTTTATTTTCACTATCTTTACCACCAAATAATGAGTTCCATGCTTTTCCTAATAAACCAAAATCTTCTGAACCATTAGGTGTATTCCATCCTATAAGTGATTTACCGTTCATTGCTTTATCAGTAAACTGTCCTGTAATAGACTTACCATAACCTAGTCCTAGAGGGTCAATCCAGTTACTAGCCTCACCTACTAATGCATCATTAAGACTAGAACCTTGTTTCATCTGACTGCCTACATTAAATAAAGAGCCCGCTACTCCTAATGGCATGGCTATTTTTCCTAGTAGACCGCCCATTCTAGATAATCTACCTACGTCACCCATTGCAGAAGCTCCCCCTGCAACTATACCATTATTTCCTTTATTTGTAAAGAGTCCTTTAGCTTTTTTACCTAAACCACTAAATACACTACCTTTACCTACGTCTTTTCCAGATTCAAAAAGTCGTTGACCAAAGTTTTTAGTAGTTCCCCAAAGGTCTTTTCCTTTACCTTTCCAGTCTGTATTTTTAGCTTTTTTAGTTGTATCAGTGACACTACCTTTAGCTCGTCCTACTTGGTCTTTAAATGGGTCGTTAAAAGAACCTTTAGCTCCTTGCCAACCTCTTTCGGAATCCCAACCTACAGCTCTTTTACCTAAATCTTTAGCTTTACCAAAGAAACCTCCACCTTTATTTCCACCGCCTGTTAGGTTTCCTGGTGGAGTGGGTGCTCCTTTAGTTCCAGGTTTTTGGAATTTACTTGTACCCCACTTAAATAACTGACCTGCTCCCATCATACCTGCGGATTTAGCAACTGCTACTGCTAAACCAGTTACAGCACCTGCAAGTGCAGTAACACCTACACCTAGTCCTGTAATCGTTCCAGATAAGTTTCTTATTTCCGCAGTCATATCATAAGCATCTTCAGAAGTGTTGTTAGCGTTTGCTTCATTTCTGTTATCTTTTCCTGCTTGAGATTCTTTGTAATCTTTTGCATTATTGTCTTTAGACTCTTTACCTTTTTTCTGGTCTTCTGATAATGCTTTATTTAATTCTTCTTTAGTAAGTTTGCCTTTATCATATAAATCATATATTTTTTTAGTAGCTTCTGTAGATATTTCTGGGTTTAGTTCTCTCATATACGCCCATGCGTGAGCTTCTTGTTCTTCTCTAGAAGCTCCACTATTTTTAATTCTATCTAATCCACTAGTTAAGTTTTCTGGGTCTGATAGGCCTTTACCTAGCTGTTGTTGTGATTTATACATTCCAACAACACCGCCACCATACTTATCAGTAAGTCCCATCATGTTACGAAGATATGGGTCATTATTTGCCCCTTTAATACCTTCATTTAAACCAACCATTACGTCAGCACCTTGTTGCCCTTGTAACGCTTTACTTCCAGAGCTTGCTAATGTTGATTGAAAAGCGGTGATATTGTTCATATCTGTATCAGTTAAAGTTTTACCTCTACCGACACTTTCACTTATTTGTCCAAGAGCCTTAATCTGCTCGTCTGCTCGACCTTCTAGTCCTGCTTGTTTAATTCCTCCGTAAACAGCATCAGTAAATTGACCTAGACTTGATGCGTCTTTATATACACCTGTGTGTTGAATGTCGGATACAGTACTTCTAAATCCTTCTTCATCATTAAGTCCCATACTTCTTGAGCTAGATGCTAAAACATCTACCATACCTTTGACTTTACTTTGGTCTGTTACACCAGTAGCACTAGCTACCCCTTGCGCCATTTCTAGTGTGGCTCCTCTATCGTAGCCTAAACCTTTTTCTTTCATCCCTTCGTTCATGTAGTTACCGACATTATCAATATTAGTACCTAATTGTTGTCCTAGGGCTATTTTTCTAGGTCTATTTTGTTGTGATATAGAACGACCGTTAAAGAACATAGCTGTAAGGGGTGCTAATGCCCCCATAACAGCATGTGAAACTATAGAAGGGGCACGGTCAGCTACGAGACTACCAAAACTACCTCTACGTGCCTCTACTGTACGTCCACTATACTCTGAACTATTTTTATTGTATGAACCTATACTTTTGTCTAACTCTTTAGATAATTCTTCATATTTTTGAATAACTTTACTTCTTATCTGAATCTCATTTTGTATTTCAGCGGATAACTTCCTGCGTTCTGATTCAGATATTTCATTCCTAGAAGCTCTACCTTGTATGTCTTGATACTGTTGTCTAGCTTTACGTTGTTCATCTCTAAGTGAGTTCATTGTGTTTTCAGCTTGTGTTTTACGTTGCTTACTACTACCAAGCACAGACAAGTCCGATTTCATTTTCTCACTTTGTATGTATGTCATTCTATTAGTACTTCTTGTTCTATCTAAAGTACCGCTCACACGTCTTTGTGTAGCTGATAAGTTCTTTTTATGCGCACTAATATCATCAAACTGCTTTTGTAGTTCCATTGCTTTCTTAGTTTGTGTGCCAAACTCTTTCATGTCACGCATACGTTGTTTAATATCAGCATCTACACCTATAGACTTTCCTGATACTTCATCAACAATGTTACCTGTTTCTTTAAGGGCATTATTTAAACTACTGAATGTCTTAAGAACCTTGGGGTCAATGAACCCTTTTATTTTATCAGTTTCAGCAACATCTTGTAAAGCGTCTTGTAAATCACTAATTTCTTTGTGTGCTTTTTTAGATGAGTTTACTAACTCATTCATATCTTTAGCTTTAACAAAAGAAGTTCCTTCTACACTTTTTTGAATCTTTTGAACATTTTTTATCTCTTTAGCAATTTGTCTTAACTTTTCATTAAATTTATCTAAGGGTGCATCTATGTTACTCTTCTCTAGTGCATCCATATATGCCTGTATTGCCTTAAGCCCATTTTCTAAATCAGAACTATCAGCGGACAATACTAACCTATAGTTATCATTGAGCATTTGTCTACCACCTACTACTTAAAAATAGGGTAGTAGAAATACTACTACCCCTAAATCCAATCATCTTCATCTAGCTCATCTAAGGCTTGACCAATTGTATCCTTACTATATTCAACAGGTTTATCACTAGTTATTCCTAATTCCCTGTCTAGTTCTTCTATACGTCTTCGTTGCTCTTCTAAAACTAAATCTACCCTATCCATTTCATCAGGGTCATCTGAATCAAAACGTTCTTGTCTGCGTTGTTTTTCTTCTTCAGATAATTTATTTTCAATTTGTTTATTAATATCTTCTAAGTCAATATAATCTGGTACAACTTCAAAGTCTTCCTCATCAGCTTCCATCCAAGACCTGTCATCATCTTCAAAATGACTATCAAATCTCTTACCTTTAGCAATAAGTTCTTGTTCTTTATTATCTTGTACCATATTATATAATATAAATTCTATTTGAAGGTCAGTTAGATTTCTAAACCTTTCGTCTGTAGGGAGTACATTAAACTCACGCATAATAGTCCATAAGTTCCTAGAGTAATTTTCTTTTACGAGGCGCTCTATTCCCCCTACCTCATCAACGTCACCTCTAGTAACGAAAGGTATTTAACCAAGCCACCCAATCGTAGTAAAGCTCTAGTAATGGCTCTAGTCGGTAAATCTCCTCTGCATTTCTAAATTCCTTAGGTACATCAATACCTACTACATTTAATGTAGCTAACATATGAAACGCATAAATAATTTCTTGTGATTGGTACATATCTGTACCATTAAAGTAAGAAGAACGTACACTTAAAATTTGACCTTGTTCTAAAGCATTAGGGTATCTAATTTTAAATGTTACAGGCTCATCTAAGTTATCAAACTTAAATTCTTTTTCATAAATATCGTTTACACCACGAATAACTTTATTAATAACTTCCTCACGTTCTTCTTGTTGTTTATATTTAAGTTTATCAATTTCTTCTTTTGTTAACTTTTTAGATTCTTCCTTAGGTGTTTCCTTTTTTACTTCTTCTACGTTTTTATTTTCTTCTGTCAATTCCGTAACTTCCTTTCCTTTTTCCTATTCATAATTAATATAACATCAAAGTATATTTTTTATTATACTATATAATAACTTTCTATGCAATTCGTTGTTCAAAATGTTCAGTAATTTCACCTAAACATTGTTTAATTTTTGAATAGTTTCTTAATAAATATAAGTAGTAGTCTTGCATAGAATCAAAGTCTTGGTAATTAATAGTTAGTATCTCTGACCCATTTAAGTATTTTTTTGTTAACTTACTTCCTGTATCTGATAACTCTTTAAACTTCTCTAACGCTCCGTGAATATGTAATGCATCATACTTACTTGTCATACTTACACTTGGGGGTAAGCATCCTAATTCTTTTTTCATACTTTCTAATACTTCTTGTTTTTTGTTCATTAAAATCAATCTCCTTTATATTTATACGTTTATTGTAAATTATTTGTTAGTAAATGTCAACACTTATTTTTAAATTTTTATCATAATAAGTTAAGTCTAATGTTTTATGTACATCGTTAATCTTATTATAATATGTAGTAACTAACTTACCATTATTTGTGATAACTAAATATTGAAAACAAGGAATACCTTTTACTTTCACAATCTCAGGATATTTAAGTACAATACGTTTTTGTGTATTATACCGTGTTTTTGTTTCATTGTATTCTATAATATTTAAGAATGCATAGTTGTTATGAAGTATGAAGTTTTTAAGTAAGTCAAAATCTATCCTAGTAAGTGATTTTTCTTTAAAATGTGGTGTCATCTTAAAGAATTTACATTGTTCAAAAACATTTTGTAAAAGTGAAACACAATCTTTCTTTTCTTGTAACGTCATTTGTGAATAATGTTTTTTACGTTGCCTTTCCTTACAAGTTGTTCTTCTTTCTGAATAAAACATAGTATATCAGCTCCTTTATCCTTATTATACAATGGCTAATAATCACTGTCAACATTTTTATGTTTCTTTTTTCTTGTGTATTTAGTTTTATCTTTCTTTACTCTTGTTACTGGGTTAATGTTCCAAGTAGCTCTAGTTTTACTTAGTTTACCTATTGTTTTTCTATTTGTCAATGTATTTCTTCCTTTCTTTTTGTAAATATTTTTTAAGCTCATTTCTTGTTTTCCTTTTCTTTAATCGTTTATAACAACCTTTATCTGTTGGTTTGTCATGGTAATGGAATTGGTTTTGACCTTTTAATTTAGATTGTCTATTGTTCATCTTTTCACCTCACTAATAATATAAAATAACCCTTGAGTATTGTCAAGGGTTATTGAGGTTACTTTTTATTTAAACTTTGCACATAGTCTACAAAACTTATACTATCCAAAATCTCTCCTTTCTCTTCTCCTGTTACTTCTATAATTTCATATCCTTTGCTTGTTTTTCCTTTATTTCTTGCTAATTTAGTAATTGTTTGTATAGCAAGCCCTGTCTTTATAGATAACATTTGTAATGGAAGTGTTATTACTTCACTCCCTTTTATTGCCTTAAATACTTTTATTCTCTTATCTGTTATTTTTGTAGATAATTCTGAAAAATCTTCGTCTTTGTATCTCCATATATACCCACATGCTGTTTTTCTTTTTCCTATTACGCATGCCCTTATAGTGTCCACACCTTTACTATCTTTAAAGTATTCTTGTGCTTCTTTTAAAGTATTAAACTGTAACTTTTCACCTGACTTAATATTAATACCTTCCACACTTTTAAATCTTTTCGTAAATTTAGTCCTATTTAATATTCCTTTAACTTGGTTAATAGTAATCCCGTATTTGTTTGATGTTTCCTCTGCAGAATGGTTTTTGTAGTATTCTAAAATTTCTTCTTCGTTGTCATTTAGCCTAGATATATAATCTACTTCGGGGGTATATTTTAAAGGTATGTCTAAAAATTCTTTTATTTCTGTGAATATACTTTCCTTATCTTCCATAGGGTACCACACCTGTAGTAATTTAATTCCATTACTTCGACAATACTCTTCTTTTAATTTATCTAAAAATATAATTCTGTCTAGTGATACTCCCCATCCTCCTTTTACTTCTTCTGTGTGTTGTCTACCCATGTATTCTATTGCGTATTTTTGTCCTCCTATTATGAAATAGAAATCTAACCTCTGTCTAACTTTAAGACCCGTATATATACCTTTTTCAGAGGTGAAATCTATATTATTTTCTCTTAATATAGTTGCTACTATTCTCTCTCCTATGCTTTTTAATTTATCTTTAGGGCAGTTACTGTTCCTATTGTTTTCAAAGGAGTTCCATTGTACATCCCATGTATTACCTTTGGGTGATAAAAGTTTACATCTATTTACCGTTAGTAACTCTTTGGGGTATTCTAGTATTTTATATCCCCTTTCTTCTGCTACTTTATTAAAATACTGTTTCTTACCTCTATCAGTTAAAATGGTAATTACAAATTCTGTGTTATTATTCTTGTTTTTTAAATATTCGTAAGATACATGGCATTCACACCCTTTAAACTTACCTCTAAGAATTACTCCTACATGTGTTTTATTTCTTGTTATTTTATCCTCTTTAATAATTTTTATCCCTAATCTACTAGCTTCTTTTAATATTTTCTTATCCATTATATTAGCCTCCTGTATACTTTATGTTACACTATATTTTACATAAAGTCAATAAAAAAAGACCTAGAATATTCTAGGTCTAATAAGATACTATCGTGAAGCTTTATCTGCAATTATGTTACGAATAGGTTCGTTACTCCTATCCTTCTATATGTTTCCATATATGTTCAGACTATATCATTATCCTAGTCGTTACTCTAGGACACTCCCCATTTCCACTCACTTGAGCGTACGATACTCGGTTCTCACTTACTACCTATAATAGTAAGCTACCCTTTCTCTAGTCGTTGCACCTTCCTATTGCTAGGCTTGGCTCATGATTGTCTTAATTAAGATTTCCCATGAATTAAAGGAGTTTTCAATACACATTACTGTGTAAAGGCACAAGATAATTTTATGCTGATAAATAACTAAAAGTTCAATTATGTTACGAATAGGTTCGTTACTCCTATCCTTCTATATGTTTCCATATATGTTCAGACTATATCACTACCCTAGAAGGGTAATCCCCATTTCGAGTCACTTGACCCTACTTCCTATCGGAATAGTCGTTGCACTTTCTCTTATTACTAAGAGCTTAGCTCAGGATTGCCTACATCTTAGTTTGTTTAGGTGTTCCCTGAATTAGAGGATTTTTCGATATACATTACTGTATAAAGGCACAATTATTTATGCTTTCAGTAGTTATTTCATTAGTGTTCCATGCTTCATCCATTATGTTCAACAGTGGTCGCTACTCACTGCCCGTTCTCTAGGAACTGCTATATGTTTCCATATATGTTCAGACTATATCACAATCCTAAAAAAGGACTCTTTTCTTTTCGATTTAAAGAAGATTTACATAATAATTACTTAAAACTTCTACCGCTTGGCTCTACACTTACTCCCCTTGAATTATCAAGTAGGTTTCAGTTAGTCGTTTGGCATTTACAGATTATTAATCTGATTTAGCACAGGATTACCATATCTAATAGACTTAGGCTTCCCTGTTTAGAAAAGTTTTTCGACACATATTACTATGTGAAGCTACGAAGTTCATAGTTATTAGCACTACAACCGTGATATGACACAAGCACTTCTTTAGTCAAGTTGTCAATAACAACAATGTCAATAATATCTTTCTTAAGGATTTCTTCACCAAGAGAAGCATATCCTAATTTTGCAAAGTTCTCTTTTTTCATTCGTAGACGTTCTACTGTTAATTCACCTTCATACTTAAGGTAAACGTGTTCTTGTGGCATGATAGAACCAATCTCATATACCCCTTCTGTACCGTAAGAACGTGTACCAGACGCTGATTGAGCTCTACCTACAGGTTTACCTTTAATCATAAGCATTACGGTATTACCAGTATGGACTGTCTGTTTAGCTTGAGATGCCATTAATTATTCACTCTCCATAAATTTATATTTATAGAGGGTATTACAAGCCTAAACCCTCTATAAGAGATAAAACATTAGGCTTGTAATGTTTGTTGTCTATAAACAAGTGATACTGAAATTTTCTTAAGAGCTCTAATTGGGAAGATAGTTAAACTAATTCTAGCTTCATTACCTTCAATAATTACTTGAACATCTTCAGGTGGGAAATCTTGAATTTCATTATCACGTTTCTTACGTCCTAAATAAGATTGAACAAAGTCTTTAATTTGTGAAGCACTTGTATTGATAGTTCGTGTACCAATATATTGTTCTTCAAGTAAGATTTTAAGCTCACTTACTAAGAAGTCATTTGCTTCCCCTAAAGCCATTTCTGACTTAACAGGGTCATTCTTATCAGGGAATGTTGTAACATCATCTACAATACGGAACATTGTAGTCATACGGTTACGGACAAACTCAATAGTAATAATACCATTTTCATTAAGTTCATCTAATTCCTCTGATTCGTAAACTTTGTCTAAGCTGTTAACAAATAATGGTTTAAACGTGATTGACTCACCAATATCTAATCCACTAACTAAACCTGCGACAGCACTAGCTACCATGTAAGCAGGTGCTTGTAAGATGCGACCATTACCCATAACAAACTTACCAGAGTTAGCTACTAAAGCAACACGAGGGTTGTTTAAAATAGCTTGTCGTCCAAATAACTTTTCTTTAGTTTCAGAAGTACCCCCACCTACAATAGCACGCATAGGCTCTCCTGCATCAGAACGATTCTTAACAAATGTTGCTACCTCTGAATGTACTGATTGACGGTCAGTTAAAGGTACGATATAGTATCCACCTTCATTTTTAAACTTCTCTAGCTTAGCTGACCAAGATGTTGGTGGTTCACCATTAGTACCTCCAGAAAGTTTAGTTAATTCGAACGGTTCAATTGCTTTAGGTTTAGATGTAGCTGTCACCGTAGCCGATTCAGTTTCAGCATGTACCTCAACATCACTAGGTTCTGATGCTTGTTCAGGTAACTGTTCGAACTTAACATATTGGTTATATTGAGTTTGGTTCTCAATGTCACCAAATACGGCTTTAACATAAACAGCTTTACCTTTAATATCTACATCTGTAGCCTCATCTAACTTACGTGACTCAAGGTTTTTATCTCCAAATGGTGATAATTTTGCCTCAAAGTCAGGTAATTCGTTAATGTCAGTGATGATTTCATTAGTGAAAGAGTAAGCACCACCATTTAGTTCATAGGCTTTAACTTCTTTTTCATCTACTTTTAATACTAAACGTTTTGCCTCTTGTGTTTCTTTATCTTTCTCTACTGAGAACGTAGCTTTTTCACCTTCACCTTTATAGTTAATAGAGAAGATGTTACCTAAGTTGTCAAATACTTCTTGATAATTATCTTTTTGGAAAACAACTCGTAAACGTAAAGAATCTGTGATTGTATTTTTTTCTAATGCTACTTGAATGTCATTAGATACGGAACCAAAGATTTTAGACGTTACTCTTAGTCCACCTTTTTCTAACTGAGATGCTTTAGCATCTTCTACACGCATAGCTAGGATTTTACCTGCTGTGTATTGTGGGTTAGAACCCCAAGCTAACTCAATTGCATCTAGTAATTCACCAGAACGAAATACTGATTTAGCTTGTGCATAATTTCGTACTTGGTAGACTGTATTAGGCTCCCCGCCCTCTGCTTTACCAATCAAACATAGAATTTTTTCACTGTTACTAGCTGAACCACCAATACCAGATGAATCTACTTCGATTGAAGCATGGGGACGTTGGATAGGTCTACGTGGAAATATATCTTTTGCCATGTATTATAGTCTCCTTTATTTTAAACTTCTAATTTCTTACCTAAGTAGTCTTCTAAGTAAGGTAAGAAGTCTGTTTCTTGAAATTGATAATGCTTTCCAGACATAAGGGCTTTAAATCCTTCGCATTGACCCTCTGATAAATGAAACACAGTTTTTGCTGTGTCTAAGAAAGTGTCAATATGAACATACCCATTATGTTTATATTTAGGTGTAGTTCTTTTACTTGCCATTCTTATCTTTCCTTTCCTTGAAAGTAAGTTTATTAATATCTTGTGTAATTGTGTAATCTAAGTCATGGGATACTGTATACTTAATAGTAGTAGGTCTACCAAAGATAGGACTCTCACCATCATCTATAATAGGTGCCATAGTACCAAAACTTAGATTCTGTAATTGTAGGGATTGTTGCTCTTCTATACCATCCCTCATAGATATTAATAACATCTTTAGAATAGCATCTAAGCATCTTGCAACATCTACATTGTAAGATAGTCCTACAATAATACAACGCTCTTCAGCTGTAAAACCTTTAACAATACCTTTAGTGTTATTAGTCTTCTCTACATAAGTAATAATAGCATTGTAATTCTCATAGTCCTCGTTTCCTTCATAATTAAAAGAAAATGTATTATCCTCAATCTGCACTTCATCTGATGAGGAAAATGCTATATCCTCTACATATAAAACCTCATGTATAGGTTTGGATACTGTAAATACTAACCTATTATTTACTTTTTTTGCTGTGACTAATTCCCTTTTGGTATCATCGTTAGCCTCTGTATAAGAACCTTGTACATTACCTAGTGAGTTTTGTGTTTCACTACCCTCATCTAGTTGTATTAAATAATGCGCACCATGATTGGTTTTAAACTTAGGAAAATCATATCCTATAGTAACCTCATTAGGTGCATCCTTACCACAAAATGATTCTTTAAAAGAATCACGAGCTTGTTCATCAAAGTCTTTTAAAACTTCATCTATAATATAACAATTATGTAATACTGTACGTAGCCTTGGCTCTAATTCTTTTCGTAAATAAGAGTCCATAGAAATAATAGCTATAATAACTCACCTACCTTATTTCATATTTTCTAGTTTCCATTTCATAAGTCTTTCTATATTTCTAATTGTTGTTTTAGAAAAATTCTTATTCGTTACTTTATCTCTATTTAAAATCCATGAATTTGCAGGGGAAGTGTTAGAAACTGTTCTAAATATTGCATAACCAGATTGCTTTTTATTTTTTGTTTTAAATCGTGTTGTATTTTTACTCATAGGTTGTGGTTTTAGTGCGGGATGAGTAACAGATTTTCTTCTACCATCTAAGTAATCAGTTACTTTAGTAACAGATTTTGCACCACTAGGTATTTGTGCTTTTCTTAAATCATGATATGCTTTTTTATTAAGGCTTTTTGCTTTGATTCTTATAGGTACAATAAGGTACCAACCACCATCTTTTTTAGGTCTACGTTTACTAGATTTGGCAAAAGCTTTTTTAAGGTCAATAACACCGTGCTTTTCTAACTTTTTTTCCGTAACCTCTAAGTAGTTAGGCATACGTTTAATATAGACATCATCATCTGATGCTGATTGAGCTACTACTTGTAGGTTATCTAAAATCTCTGCTTTCATCTCATTAATAGCTTTTCTACCTACTTTTCGTGGTTGGTCACCTTTGAATAGGTTAGGTCTATTACCTTTTACTTGTACTCTTTTTCCCATTAGGATTCAAATGCTCCTCCAAAGAATCCACCCATATTACTAATATTAGGCTTATTAGGTGTAGCTTTAGGGTCTTCTACTTTTGCCTCTATATCGTTACCTATACCACTTTCTACTTTATAAGGTGCAGGTGTAACAATAACGTCTTCTCTTTTTAGTAATAATTTTTGTGGTAAATTCTCAAATTTAGGTCTTGCTTGATTAAATTTAGTGTATTGGTATCTTGACTCTTTTAAAATATCTGAAACAATATATCGAAGTACCATTAATATTTTAATAGTAATATTTTGACCTTGGTATTTTTTATCTAAAAATAATCTGTTATTTTCTAATTTATAATCATCATTAGGTACAATACCGTCTTGTGTAGCTATGTATTCTATCTCTTTTACATCATAGTACATAGGTATTCCTTTTTCTATACGCTCCTCACTCACATAGTGTATAGAAGCTTGAGGCATTAATACTTCTGGTACAGTAAACCTATCTCTGTAGGAAACTCTTGTTTCAAGTAGTGTAGTACCAATAGCTGTTCCTGTATCAAGTAATCCTATATCCATATAGTTAGTGCCTTTTTCTTGGGATTGTATCATCATAATTGTTTCTTTAGGTGGTAAATAAGCAATACCTTTCCCATGACACTGTGGACAGTCCATCCTAGGTTGCCCTGTCTGTTTATTTAAACAAGGACAAAAGTAAGCACTTTCCCACAAAACTTTAATTCCTCTGTCATTAATAAATCTAATCATATCAACGGTATCAAACTCTAATCTAGTAGTATATTTAGTTTTATCTTGCTCCATACTACCTGTATTTGTTGAGTATTGTGTAGATTTATTAAATACTTCTGCATTATTAGTTGAACCCAGAATATACCTTTTTTCCATTTAATCAGTCCTTAAATTCCTACCATATTTTGACCATAATATGAACGTAATCCAGATAACAGCTCTTTAATATCAGCATCAATTTGAATAATCTGTGCTGATGCTCCACCATACATAGCAGATTGTGTAGTGCCAATAGTTTCGGAAATGCCGTCTACTTCTAGGGATTTGTTGGCAATCCCTGCACCTATGATTAAATTTCCCCATACTTGATAAATTTCTTTTAGAGCATATTTTATAACTAATTGTTCTAAACTAGGTGGGACTTCCCATGGTTTAGTTACTCCTGCACGTTTACGTGGTAACATACCTGCTACATACTCTAATTGAATCATCTGTGGTGCAAAGTTTGCTCCACTAGGTGGGTACACTCCTGCTAATTGTGGATACCCATTAAATACTGCATCATAAGCTAAAGATTGCCCTGTTTGCATTAATGCTGTAGGAAATAATTGCACGTGTCCGCCCACATGACTTACTTTCCACCAGTTAGCAGGATAGTCATAAATAGTTCTACCGTTAAAACCTAATTGTAACTTTTCTACTTGTAAAATAGGTTTATTAAATGCATGAACAAACATATAACTATTAAATTCTGTTTCATAGTAGTCACGCATCTCTTTTTTAATATCGGGTAGAATAATAATATCCAATGCTTTTTCAGCTTTGTCTATAGCTATCTCCAAAACATGATTATAAAAAGAGTCATCCATAGGTTGACCTGTATCTGGATTTTGCACGGTAACACCAAACATGTAGTGGTTTTTAATAGCCTCTGGAGTCCACCCATAGTCTGCTAAAGTTAAGTTTTCTATATCTTTTTTATCTATCTGTTTAGGGTTACCTGATGGGTGGTAAGGGTACTCATAATTTAGTGATTTTTCGTAAGGGTCTAAATTTCCTCCAAACATGGAATTAACCATAAAATACCACCTTACTCTTCATCTTTTTTAGTTGTTGTTTTTCGTGTAGTTTTTCGTGTTGTTTTCTTTTTCGGTTCTGTTTTTACTTCTTCTTTATTTTCTTCTTTTGGTTCTTCTTTCTTTGGTTGTGGTTTTTTATCCTCTGCATATGTATAACCTACAACGTCCTTAAAATCTTTCTCTTGTGTTTTTGTTAGTCCACTAACTTTTCCATTCTCATCTACTGTAATTTCTCCATGGATAGTTGCAATAGTCAAATTAGGTTTATGATAATGTAACATATTATATCTCCTTTATATTTAATAAAAAAAGCATGGGAATGTGACCCATGCTATAAAATTTTCTATTTAATTTTTTATATATTCTATTAAACGATGTACTTAACGTTTTTAATGCGTACCCATTTCTTAGGCGCACGTAATGCTAAAGCACCATACCATAGTACTGCAAATGTAACAGATGCGTTAATTTGAGCTAATGGTAATTTCATCATTGGAAGTAACTCGAACAAGTGTAATACTTGTGGAGACATTTCACCAACGAATACGTCTGTTGTTTCAGGAATTGTTTCGTTAAGGTCATAGAATACTAATTTACCTTCATCGTTTACTTCTTTCATACCTAAACGTTTGATTAAGTAGAAGTCACCTGTTTTACGTCCTTGACGGTAGATAGAAACGAATTGTGGTTGTTGTTGGTACATAGCGTTAACAGAAATCTCTAATTTAACACCATCTGTAGCATTGTTAACTGTAGCTGTTACTGCTTCTGAAGGTGCTGATTGTGCATCATCAGAGTTAACTACTACTTTATAAGTTAATTCTGCACGGTCATGTTCATCAGTGAATAAACCTTTTTTACCAGTTTCAACTGTAGCTTTTACTGTAGCAGGTTGTGGTGCATTTGGTAAAGGTTGTAAACTTTCATCTAAAATTAATTCATTTTCCATTACTGTAGAACCATGTAATTTAATGAATCCACGAGATGAATAGAAACCTTGTACGTTGTAACCTGCATTCACGTTACCGCTGTTGTCTTGCATTAATTGCATTTGACGACCTAATACTGAGTTTACGAAATCAGCGTGAACACCGATAGGCATGTAAGCGTCAGTTGCTGTACCGAATGATTTACCAATTAATACTGCTGAGCGGTTTAATAATGTTTCTGTTAAAGATTCACCTTTAGCGTCTATTACGTTATCTTTATCAATTAATTTTGCTAAACCATCAAACTCTAAACCTTGACCTGTTGGGTCTGCAGTTAATGAAGCATCACCGTAGAATGAAGCCCATTCAATTGTTTTTGCAACAACAGCAATAGCATCTTCTGTTAAGATTTGCATTGGGTCTTGAATGTTGTTAACAAGAGTTGATGCGATTGATAAGTTTTTAGTATCAGAAACGTATTTCATTTCAACGGTCTTTTGACGAATGTTAGGGTCAGATACTGGTGCTACACCAACCTCACGAACAAAACGTGAATGACCTACATTACCATGACGTAAGTAAACATCATATTTTTGAACTGTAGATTGAGCGGGACGACGTGAGATTTCACGGTAGAAAATCAAGTCATCTTGCGTCCATGTTAACATTGTAATTTGGTCATCTAAAATTTCACGGCGTAATGCGCCTGCGTCTACTTGTGTATCAGGTGTAATGCCATATCCTGTTTGGTAGGATTTCATTACTTCTTCTTGGAACTTATCAGCGTACTTATTCTGTTCCGCTGTCAAGTTAGTATCTTTATGCATATAGTAGAATCACCTTTCGTTTATAAATTTAATTATGTATCTTTATTTTATTAATTTAATTTCATGTATAATATAACACAACTACTTTGTATTACTTAATAAAATCTTTAACAGTTTTTAAAGAACTTGGACTTGCATTTTCACCATTATTACGAACGTCCATATATGCTAAATATGCATCATTTAATTGACGTGTAGGTTTGTCACGACGTTGAGATTCTGATTTGAATTTATTCATGAAAGCCTCACGGTCTTCTTGTGTAATTGTATTAACCTCTTGCTTATCTTCCTCAGGTTGTTCCTCTTGTACTTCTTCTTCTACAACTGCTGATTTAGAAACATAATTAACATCATCTTGCTGTGCAGTGTTAGAAGTTGTTACTGATTTTTCTACTGATTCATCAGTATTTTCTTCTTCTTTATCTTCTTGTTCTTTGTTAACTTCTTCTTTAATAGTTTCTACTTTTTCTTCTTGTTTCTTTTCTTTTTCAGCAAAAGCATCTTGTAATTCTTCTAAAGATTTTTTAATTTCCTTGACATCATCTTTAGTAGCAAATTGTTTAGGTAAGTCTTGTAAAGATTTTAATACTGTACTAAATCCTTCTACAATATCTTCATCAGATAAAGCTGACTTTTTAACTTTTTCAGAATCTTTTTTGTTTTCAGACTTTTTATCTTCTTTGTCTTTATCTTTCTTAGATTCTTTTTCATCTTCTTCTTTAGACTCGTCTTCTTTATCTTCTTTTTTGTTTTTACGTTTCTCATTGTCTTTGTCTTCAGTTTTAGTATCTTTATGGTCTACTGGGTCTTTAGAATCTTTAACAGACTTCTCTACTTCTTTATCTTCTTCTTGCTTTTCTGATTCTAATTTCTTAGATTCTTCTTGTGCTTTTTTAGCGTCTTCTTCAGATACTTGTTGTGGTTCTTCTTTTTGCGGTGCATCTGTTTCAACTACTTGTTCTTCCGTAACTGATTCTACAGTAGCCTCTTCTTTAGGTTCTTCATCTTTATTTTCTTCTAATGATTTTTCAACATCTTGTGATTGTAATTTATTATATTCTTCTAGAATATTTGAAAATTTACTCATTAAGATTAGTCCTCCAATTGTTTTTTGTTGATTTCCATTACAGCTAACTCTGCATCTTTACGGGAAAGACCTTTTGCTAGTTGTAAGGTCACAACGGATTCTTCATAACCCATAAGGTTATTCTTTTCAAGGTGCTCTACAACTTGATTCCATGTATTATTAAATTCTTTTAAGTCTTTAATTTTAGTTACATATGTAAGATTAGTGATACTAGAAGCTAAAGATTCTCTTCTTAATGCACCTGCATCTACTTGTGTATCTGGAGTTGTTCCTGTACCAGTCAAAAATGATTTTAAAACAAACTCTGCTCTACTTTGCTCGTTAGCAGGTAACTTGGTCAATGCTACTCCAGTTACTACCATTTCATCAATAATAGTGTTGTCTTGGGTATTACGTTTTTTAACCATACCTTCAATAGAAAACCCAATTTTTCTACCAGTACCAGACTTTTCTAAATTCTGTGCAAGTTCTACCATTTCCTCAGCATACTTATTACCTTTAAATAACTGCACTTCTATATATAACCCTTTATCTGGGTCTATGTAACAATTATCTGTAGGGATACCAATTAGTTTGTCTTTTTGGTGTTCGTAGTTTACATATCCATCTGCTTTGAATATATCTAATGACATACCTTTAGGGTTAATAACTTCACCTTGTCTATCCCTACTAGGTGTGCTTGCGTATCCTTTAAAGTAGTAATTTTTCTCATCAGTTTTAACATCTACTGACTTTTGTAAATCAGCTTCTAAAAAGGCATTAAACTTAATTTCTTCCAAAGGTGTGTACACCTCACTTATTGTTAATTTATTTACTTTACGTTTATAATATAACAATCAAGTGTATACTATTAATATTATATATAAACTATAACACATAATTAATTTTCATACAAGAAAATAAGGGAGAAAAATAAATTTTCTCCCTTATATATTATATTTAATTATTTTTAAAATCAGAAGGTTTTTCGTTACCTTTACCTTTCGTACCTTGACCTTTGTTAGAACCTTCTTGACTCTTAACATTGTCTTGGTCTTTTAGTTGACCATCTGTACCTACTGGACTATCTATTTTTGTTGGGTCATTAGATTCCCTACCATCAACTTTATCTTCAGTAGACTCTTGTTGTGGTTCTTCATCATCAGGTGAATTTAAGAATTGTTGAATCATATCAAAACGCTCTTTTTGTTTTGTATCTTCATACTGTTCTTTTTGTGTATTTAATGACATACTTTGAATAAATGAACCATCTAATAACACGTCCCCGCCCTCAATAGGTTTAAGACCTTTTTCTTTACGTGCCTCATTAACGGTCTTATACGTCTTAACTTCTTCTTGTAGGATTTTAATTTTATCTAATTCTGACTTAGTATCTCCACCTACAAATTGGAAAACGTATTTGTCACTGTATTCTGATATAATATGTGTGTTTATTAAATCTTCAATAAATCTTAGTAGTGGTTGTAGACCTTTGTTTTGTGACTGTTGTTGCTTCTTACCAGGGTCGGCTTCATTTAAAGTATTACCACCCTTACCTCCTGTAGCTCCACCTCTATTAGGGAAACCAATCTCTGCAGGGTCAATACCATATAATGCTGAAATAATGTTTATTAAATAGGTTAACCACTTTTCAAACTGCATATCATTTGCGGTTGGTGTCATATTAACAAATTTAATATCATCAGCCATTACAACTGGCACCTGCCAGCTTCCGTTTATACCAGAAAAACTAGACTTCCATTCTCTTTTAAAATTCTCTAATGCACGTTGTGATTGCTGTTGTTCTGATTTAATCTGAAGTATACCTCGTGTTGTTCCACCATGTGAAAAGAATCTATCATTAAATGTTTCCGTATTATTATAGGCAATAAATTGTTTCATAGCAATTTCTACTTCGGATAATCCATAACCACTACTAGATAATTCTGTTCTTGGGTTACGAATACCCATAGCCATTTCCCTAGAAGTGAAGCTAGCTACAACCTTTTTATTTATAACCTGAACAAAACGCTTTCCACCCTTAATTATCTTACCATTTTTATCAGTAGCATAAAAAATAGTACTAGGGTCTACGGCAATAAACTTATCCATTGTTGTAGCATTTTTCTTATTAAATACCTTTTCAAAGTTTACTTGGTCGTATGTATAAGTATCACGTACAATTTTACGACAAAAAGACTGGAAAGAATCTCTATCTATATCTTTATCTCTTCCTGTATTTAAAATAAAGTTTTCTATACGTTTAATTTCTTCTTTTTCTTTTTTTCCAGGTTCAGCATCTAAATCACGCATGCGTACTTCAAAACCTAATCCTCTTTCGTTATATCTTGAGGGCTGACAGTACATAGCTACTTGATTTGACCTTGTTAAAATGATAGCATTTAAAATTGGGTTATTCCCAAACTGTTTTAGAACATCATGTAAATTATCTGAATTTTTCATATAACTTCTCTTTGTTCTAAATTCAGGGTTTGTATCCATTACTTCAAGAAATGGTTCTGCATATGCTTGTTGTTTACCATATAATGATTTGTTAAGTTCCTTACTTTTTTCTTCTATGTTTCTAATATTTGCCTGTAATCCATCATCTATAGGTACAGTATCAATTATGTCCTCATAATCTCTACCTAACCTTAGACGTTTAAAAATATCAGCCAACCGTGTCACCATCCTTATGGTTGTACATTGTTAATGTATCTGTGTTATTGTAGGTAATACTACTTATAGAACTATTTAAGTCTATTTTATGTTTAAAGGGTTGTTCTATATAATAAAACATCTTCTTAGATTCCATAACCACATTATAATCTTCTAAAACAATATTATTATTTTTATCTACTAATATTACCCTATTATCAGTAGTTGCTTCTAGTATCATATACTTTTCTTTTTCTAGAGCAATAAATACAGCAACGTGCGTACCACCTATTTGCCTATAATAATCTACTATTTCTATCCAATTATCTTTCATACCCTGTTGTTTTATAAAAGTCTTTGCATCTTCCCATTTTTTATCTTTAGCATAGGTCAAAGTCTACATCACCGTTTCTTATTTAAATTAATTTCTTTTATATATTTATGAGTATAATAAATACCTAGTCCAATAATAGCACCAATCGTTGTAATAATGAATATAAAGGTTGGGTCATTAAAACCGGTATATTTTTCTGTATTTTGAACAGATAAAATAACATCTTCTTTAATTATACTAGATATTTTTTTAAACATTTCTGTTAAAAAATAAGTTCCTATAATTACTATACCATAAATTGCATAATGTAACAATTTAAATTCTTTTGTATAACCTAGACATTCTGTTATTACTAATGTAAGTAAACAAGTACCTATAATTAAAACTAAAATAGAAGTTAGTATATTTAAATCAAAGTTCAACAGTTACATATCCTTTCTATAATAGCGTCTCTTATTAATATAATATAATTAAAGCATAGGTTTAATACCTATGCTTTTTTAGTAATAATTATGTTATTGGTGTTGCGGGTTCTAGAGGAACTAAAGGCATACTCAAAGGTGGTTCTAGTGGTGCCCACGGTATACTATTAGGTTCACTAGGATTACTTGTTTCTTCAGGAACATCGGGGTTATCAGGATTACTTGGTTCTTCTGGTTGAGAAGGCTCCTCAGGGTTGTTTGGGTTATCAGGGTTGTTAGGGTCTTCTGGTTCTACAGGACTATTTGGTTCTTCTGGTTGAGAAGGTTCTGTAGGTCTGTCTGGCTCCGTAGGTTTTATAGGGTCTTCTACTGGTGGAGGCAACACAATAGGTGGTTCTTCAACAGGTGGTGTTGGGTTACTTGGAACATTTGGTGTTAAATTTCCACCATCACTAGGTACAGTAGGCACTGTATTACCGTTATTATCTGATACACTAGGAGGTTGTTGGGGGACTGGTGTATTATTGACCTCTGGTGCACTTGTTACTGGTGGTGTAGTAGTTGGTGTGTTAGTAGAATCAACTATTTTTACTTCAGTATTATCATTCTTAGGTTTTGTTTCTATAGGCAATAATACTTTCCCTACACCCTCATTATCTACTTCTATAGTAGGTGATTTAACCTTATCTGTGTATTCAATCTTAGTTTTAACAATTATCTCATCGTCTCTAAGTTTACCGAAAATAGCCTCTTTAAGTTCTTTATCTATTTCCTCTTTGCCTTTATCAGACTTATCGTTGTAACCTTTATAATTAGTTTCCCGTTTTACTTTATCAAGTTCCTCTTCTGCATCATTTAACCTTTTAACATATTCTTTTTTGTCTTTAGTATCTATCTTATTGTCTTTTTGGTAAATATTAACTAATCTTTTGTATTTATCTTTCTCTTCTTTTTCTTTATCTAATTGAGATAAAAAGAAAAGATTAAATAGTATAGAAAAACCTATTAGTATTATGATAATTACAGTTGCTACTTCTTTTACGTCTAACTTTTTATTCATTAAACTTTTCCCTTTCACTGTATCTCATAACATCATTACTTTTCTTTATTTAATTTTTCTTCTTCTTCTTTTCTAATACGTTCTTTTTCTTCCCAGTCTTCTTTTAACATAAATGAAATACTAAATCCTAATTCATTACTAGATAAAATATTACTAATAGCTGTATCTGTAACAACAACGTCACCTAATTCAATAGCTTTATTGTCTTGTACATCTTTCTTATATTGTTTATTTACTTCAAAAATATTTAATCGTTTATCAAACGCTAATCTGAATAACTTATCATGTAAATCACCAGTAAGTGTGTCCCCTAAACGACTTTGAAAAACCATTAAATGACCATCTAATTTTTGTGTCTCATCTACTGGGTCTTGTCGTAACACATTGTATGTAGAATATAACTTCTTAGTCATTTCACATAAAATATTACTAAATTCTTTAATAGCATCTTCTTTTTCTTCCTTTGTTAAAGGGGTAATAGATTCTTCTAAAGTTAATTTATTTTCCATTTCAACATCTTCCTTTTCTATATAAAACTCATATTTTAAATTTTCTATATTTAATAAAAGTTTTTTAAATCTAATTTCTTTTCTATAATATACTACTAATAGTGTTAACACATATAGTATATAACAAATTGTAAATATAATCAAGATACTAAAGAAATTCATGTAAATCCCCTATAAATGATAATACATCTTTTTTCTTCATGTAAAAAGAATCTTTCTTTTTAGTAAACCCTAACATCTTCAAATATTGTATAGCCTCAGGTAATTGAATGTCATATACTTCTATATTCTTTTCTTTCTTTATACCTAATAAAAGTAATTCTATAATAGAACGTACACCTACGCCAGTAACATCTTCTTTTGTTATATATCCATGTAGTTTAATAGTATCTTCCGTTTCCTCGAATAAGGCATTACCTATTAAATCACCATCTGTAGAAGTAAATTCCCTAGAGATATTAACTAAAGAAGTATCTATGTGGTCTATGTTACTACCTAACTTACTAATTGTATTTGATAGTCTCTTAGGATTAACCTTTTGTCCTTCTTCCGTTCCTGTAGATTTAGAGCCTATAGCTGATGTTGTTTTAGGTTGTTGTTCATTATCTTTGGGTTTTTTATCTTGTTGTTGGTTACCTGCGTTAGGGTCTTCATAAACCGTCATTTCTATTTCTTTACCATTACGTATAACTTTACGTTTTACTTTATTTAACTTAGATTCGTCCTTATTACCTCCTTTAATAATAGTGTCTCTATTAATATAAAGAAACATATCATAAAAGTCATTGAATCCATAAGACTTAACAATAAAATTATAGTCTTTTGTTAATTGTTTATTATTCTTTGCTACTTCTTCATACGTAAAAGTTCTATTTGTTAAAAAGTGTAAGACACCGATATTTATATCAGTGTCCTTACTTTTTATAATATTTTGTAACATAATTAATCATCCTTAATCGTTAAGGTAATATGTATTTCCATCACCTTGATTATAATCAGTAGAAACAAATGTAGAGTCAAAAGATGTTCCTTTAGAAGTTTCAAGTAATTCTTTAATACGAGTGAGTCCAATATATCCTATCGTTGCACTCTGAGCGTAATGGTCGTCTCCTTTACGCTTAATTACTTGATACATTTCTCCTGTTTTCTCATCTTCTTCATCCATGATTAAAACATTTTGCCAATGTTTTAAGTATGTTTTAAGTTCTTCATCTTGTTTTTGGTACACACTTATTCTACCTGTTTTTAGTCCCTGTATATAGTTCTTATTGTGCATTAATTTGTCTACGGTTACGGTGTTTGTGTTTTCATTAAATTGTGCATATAATTGTCCTGAAGAACGTGGACTAGATTTATACGTACATCCAAATACTCGTTCCCTACCAAAGAAATTGATTAATTTAAGAACGTTATTTCCTGAATCTCCGTTGTCAGCTATAATAATATCGGGGTCATATTTAGAAAACTCTAATATAATTCTTTCTAAGTCTGCCTCTACTAAATCTGGTCTGCTATTTTTCTTTACATTAAATAGTCGTATTAAGTCTACATGACCATCTTCTGTCATACCATGTACACAGCACCAGTGGAAATTACCCCAGTCAACACTACAGGATATATACTTATATCTATCTCTATCAAATAATTGTTCTTTTGCAATTTTAGATTTGTTTTCAAATATGTCTTCTGGTAATACACGCATTTTTAAATCTTCATAAGGCATACCCAGTACATAATTGTAAAATGCTTGTTTAGAATCGGTATTAAGTTCTTTTTCTACAAGTTGGTCAGCTGAAATCCAGACAGCATTCATTTGTGAAATATAGTATCCTCGTATACCAGAATTATTTTTTGTTCTATTTGGAAAATGACATCTCCCAATTACTACCCCTAGTTTCCTAGTATTTTAAAGGGTTTAGACTATATCATGACTACTTCTTTTGGTTAGTAGTCCCTTGCTTTACATTACTTAACATTACTTCTATTTCCTCTTTAACACTATCAAAAGTATACTTAGTATAAGGTATTTCTAATAAATAAATATTGTTGTTTTTAGAAAATTCCTTTTTAATTTTATCATTTTTTTGTTGTTTTAAAAAGTAATCTTCTCCTCCAAAAAGCTCTACAGGTTCATAATGTTGTTGTCCTTGATACTCAATCAAGACATTATATTCAGGTAAGTAAAAATCATAAGATAATAGGTTTATATTTTTTAATCCTTCAAATTTTTTCTGAGGTTCAAAATCAATATTTAGGGATTTCAAAACAACCTCTACTAATCTCTCACCTCTAGAATAATTGCATTTAGGACATCTTCTTCCTCGATAAAACATAAAAGGATAAACTAAGTACTCGTTACCACATAAATTATGTCTAACCTTTACCTTATTTTTAACTCCTGTGTATTCTCCTATAAGAATATATTCCCCTTGAGTTATATATTCTATTTCTTTTTTATACTCTTTTGTTGTCTTTAAGTTATCCTTAGATAACTTAATATTAAGACAAGTCTTACATTGACTGCCTCTTAATAATGAATCTGGTCTAATATTATACTCCGAACCACAAGATAAATGCTTAACTTTTACTTTATCATGACTAGTTTTATATTTAGTTAAAACTTGATAATTATTACCGTGAATTTCTTGTACTTCTTTTAAAAATTGTTCATGTGTTTTTCTTCTTTTTTTACCTTTCTTGTTATCTGAACATCTTTTACATTTTCCGTCCCTTAATAAATATTTAGCTATAGGTTCAAATTCGTATCCACAGTGTTTATGTCTTACTTTAATACGTGAATTTATACCATTATAATTACTTAAAAGAATAAATTCATTATTAAATTTATAATCTAACTCACTTTTAAATTCTTCATGGGTTTTCTTTTTAGTCGTTGTACTCCCCTCCTTATCTGTTATTTTATGGTAGTGTTTTCATGTTAAGTAATTTTTATCTAGTTCTCACTTACACCTTTTTGTAAGTTACCTAGAAATTTAGTCGTTAGGCTTTTAACTTAGTTTAATTATATCATATCTTGTTACTTTGTCAATAATTAAATTAAATATTTAGCACGGTTGGTTCCCACTGTCTGTGTAT